AATTTTTCAATGTACTTGGAATAATGGAATTAATTTCGTATATTTATACCGTAATAAGATAAGATATGGCAATACCAGTTGGACAAATGGTCAATGTAGTGGTCGGCAAAGATGGCAAGGTCGCTAGTAAAGTCCTTAAATTGATTAAGGCAAACTCCAGAACTACGATGTTTATGGAGGTAGATAAGGAGAATCGTAAGAACATCTTCCGTAAGGTATCTACACAAGATATCGCATTCACTGGTGTGGTGGACTCACCTTATGTTAACCCACATCTGACTAGTATATTCCTTAAAGAAGGTGTACTCCCTATTAAGTGGGAATCCTCGTGGGATGGTATCGGACAGATATCCAATATGAGCCTAAACGCTAAAATCACCCCTACCTATAGTAAGCGTTCCAATGGGTGGGCACATAGATTGAAATCAAACTCCCAATTCAATGCACATTTCAGAACATAGGTCTTGGAAATGTGAAAAATAATTCGTATATTTGTAATCTCAAATAGGTAATGAGTACCACCTATATTAACGGACTCACTATACAAACTAATAACAAGATGAAAAAAGTAATCGCAATGTTAGCCCTCGCATCCCTTATGGTAGCATGTGGAGGTAAGGGTACTACAGAAGGTACTACGGACTCGACTGCAGTAGCAGTGGATACTACCGAAGTAACTACAGTAGATACTACCGCTGCTGAAGCTCCTGTAGCACAACCAGTAGTAGAGTAAGTGGAGAGAGGTAAGCTGGGGTTCGAATCCCCACTCCACTCAAGGTTAGCTCATATAACTGGTTATTCTCGATTTATATACAATTCTTATTACACTATGAGCTAGGCCTAAAAAGGTGGTGGTTTCTGACTGCCACCTTTATTATTTTTGAAAAACATACAAAATATAATATACTTAATTATGAACAACTTTATAGAAGTAGAAGAAGTCCTCACCCGTAGGCATGAAGCCCTTATAGTATTAGAGAGTGCAGAGTCTGTCCTCGTTAATAGAATTAGGGTAATGAGAGATGGTAAACCAAAGTACGCCGCGAGCGAGAGGTTAACCGAATTAAGAGCAGCTATTCGAATGTTGAAAGAAGTTTTGGGGTAACACGCTTCACATTCGTAAACACCGGTAGATGAGAGTCTGCCGGTTTTTTCATGCCCAATCCACACTATAACCGCATAATCGGATAAACGAATATACGGATAGGGGTTGGTCGAGTTTCGTGTAACTAGGAATCGATGAACACCCAAAACCCCAGTCGGACCCGCTTGCATACCGGGGGGACTTTTTTTGTGGGGGAAACCCTTTTTTGACAGGAATGTTGACACATCAAACCCTATATGAACCGATTTCTTTTTACCTAATCTGATATATATTGGTATGAGATTAAGAGAACTATTGATTAAAGTATTTGAGAAAGTATGTGTTCGAAAGGATGGAGAATCGGATGAGGATTACCTAACGAGATGTGGTAATGCGGGATTCCAAAGTAGAGCATACACATTTTACCAAACGAAAAGAAGAGTAGATTAACTAATCAAACAATACGATGTTAAAATCAGAAACTTACATAAAGACGGCAAACGAATTCGGAGTATCTGTAGGTGTTGCCAGTATGGTGAGATTTTCCCCTATAACAGATTCGATAGATGAGGTTGATAAACTTACCTACAAAAGGATGAGTTCAGACTTGATGATTAACAAAATCATCACCCAATGTATTAACATCGGAGAATATAAGACCCTACAAAGGGAACTCTATAGAATCAGAAAGAGTAAGGGTAAGCGGAAAGTATCCGAACTAACTATATATAAAGAGGCGATGAAGATAATCAACTCCTTAAAAAAATCAACAAAAGAAAATGGAAGTAAGACCAGTACAAAACCCAAACAGATATATTCGTACTAACGATGGTTGGCAGATTTCCTCTGTTTCGGATTCACCCAACGGTAATGTAAACGGAGAGATTGTTCCACTAACCATACCCAAAGGAGAGGCAATTCCTAACTCATCGATTTATACAGTATTAGAAGTTGATGGGATTGTGATTCAGATTGATGATAAGTACCTAATTTCACCAGCAACAAACCTACAAATCGGATTATCCTCTAACCCTCATTGGGATTTCCAGCAAAACGGCACGATTAAAGGAAAGACAATCGGTAGTTCCATCCCAATCATAAAGATAGATGTATCGAAGTTAGTGAAGAGTGGGGATGAGCAGGACCAAAAAATCCTAAACGCAGGGGTGGAATCCGTAGAGTACATATACGAAACGGAATTGGAAATGGGAATTCCCAAAGGTTTGATTAACCAATTGAACTACACTCTAAAGGAAGGAGCACAAAGACCAGGAGATTCTTACTCTCTATGGGATATGAATTTGGGGGATGATACTCTATACTCTATACAGGCTCTAAACGTATCTACTGCGCAAGAGGATGGCAAATTGGATACTGCCAAACTCAAAGAATTTTTGGGTGCAATTGGGGACAGATTATCCGGATTAAGAAAGGATTTCAATAGTATAAAGGATACGTTCTATAACGGAGTACCACCGATTAATAAGGGTAAGATTCAGGTCACCAATCGGGTAGCATCTACAGAGGGGACACAAGAATCCCCTCCTCGACAATCGGTGAGAAAGGAAACCGAAACCGTTGGGGTACTCCAAACTCCAACCTCTACTGAAGTAACTCCCTCCGTTACACCTATGAGTTCATCGTTAGCTACAACCGAAGTGGTAACGGAATTAAATACAGTGATAGGAGATTTAGAAAGGAATAGAAGAATAACTGAAAGTATGAGAAGAGGATGATGATAAGCTGGGTTAAATTCGCATTGGGCTCTACACTCATTCTTTTGGGGGCAGGAGCAGTTATCGTGACTGGGTTGGTATACTTTCCCATCTGGTTACTTCGGAGGGATAAGAGGTGGATTTAACACTATATAATAACTCTTGGTTAGTTCCCGCAAAATGTGGTAGCCGTCATATAGATAAGTTATTAGATATTAAAACACAATTAAATACACAATTTCCGTTGGATTGGGATGAGTTTATAAACGATACGGAAAATCATAACAAAATAATGATTCCTTCGGAACATATATTCCATTATTGGAAACTACCCATTACACATATAATATTAAGGGAGCCGATGGATTTATTACAAGCCGCATTACATACCGATATATCCGGACATCATAAAAATTTAATAAAAGATGGTGGTGGGTTTATTTCTACTAATTTGGAATTAAGGGAATGGTTATTGGAATATACTACATTTGGAACGGGGCATTGGTCACCCACACTATATAAGGGATTGTGGTATTTGTTTCAAATGAGACCAAATATACAAATAGTTCCATTAAGGGATTTAACCCGTTTTCTTGCTAAAAATGGTATTGTTGGTGCTACTGGTGCATACACTCCATCCGATTATAATTTTTCGAAATACGGTCCTTCTCGTACGGATATAATCAATTCCATAAAGATAGTGTTTCCCGAGATATGGTCGAGGATACTAAATGCTATAGAGGAAGAAACTAAATACTATGATTATATATGTGATAGAAAAATACTGGAACTACCGAAAATAAAAAAAATTAGAAAAAAGGTGAGATTAATATAACTATCAATTGAGGTATAAAAATTTTTCTTAAAAAAGTTCGACGGAGGTCCCCCAACCCCCGCCGATAAAAAATATCCCTTATGCGTTTACTAAAACTTTGGTTAGGGATTCCAAAGTTCCTTTCTTCCAATAAGAGGAGTTGAAGTTCATAAACTGCTCCCAAAGAGTATTACCTACCATAGGTCTAGAGTAGTTAGAAGGGTCAAAGGTATTCCACTCATTCAACCAGTATTCTACTGAATCCCACTTTGGTTTATTTTCTACGAAGATGTAAGATGGGAAGTAATCTAAATCAGTTCCGTTATCTGTAGTAACCTTATCTTCTCTGTATTCGTAACAATCGTACATTCCATCGAATCTACCAGCTTTGAAGTTGTAGGAGAATAGTTGGATATCGTTGTAGATGTTGGTGGAGACTGGAGAACCATCTGCTTTACTCACATTGATTCGTACTGAAGAACCACCACTATAGACATCGGAATTAGCCCAAACTACTATGGAGTTTCCGTACTTTTGTTTTGCGTATTGCTTAATCACACTCGCAGTGTTTTTAGCATTCATATTGATAAATGGTTTGTTGTTATCCCATTTTTTGGTCTGTAGGGAAGCAGATGGAAGTTCAAAAGTCATTTTGTTAAATCCGAATTTCATTTTCTTACTCATTTTTAGGGGGGTTTTAGGGGTTATCTCTTATTACTCTATAAATGTACGAAAAGTTTCTCACAATTCCAAGAGCTTGTGAAAATATTTTTGGATTATTTTTAATATTTTTTTGCAGCTTGGATGTGTGATATTACACTCTTTAATCCACCTTTCAGATACCCAGTCTCAAATGCCAGTTGGGAAAGGAGTTCGGAAGAGTGTTCCCTCGAAGCAGGTTCTGCTGCCATCAATGTAGAGTGGATAGTGGATTCAATTGAGTTAACTAATTCGATTAGTTGGGCTTTGGTGTAAGTTTTGTAATTATACATACGATTTGGGGTTAGGGGTTTAACTATTATTACTCTACTAATCTACGAAAAAAGACCGAATAATCCTAGCTTTTTCTAACATTTATTTTTCAACTCCTAACACCCATTGGAGTGTAGCAATTGCCGTTCTTATTTTTAGTATGTTGATATCATGTAGAATATCTTCCCGCATTTCTCGTGCCAGTTCAACCTCTAACTCTGCAATTTCTATTAGAATATCCGTTTCGTTTTTCATATAGTGTATTATTTCATAACAAATCCAATGTACAAAAAATGAAAATAAAAAACAAGCTTTTAATCAGTTATTTTGGAAAATTTAATAATTATTAGTATATTGTTATACTCTAATCATCTACATCTATATGAATGCCAAAGTTTTATCTAGCCTAGAAAGAAGTTACATCCAATTGGATTGGAAAGAATATATTAGTAAGATAGAAATGAATGCAGAGCAGATGATTAAGATTATCGATTTAATCGAAGTTTTCAAAAAAATTAAAGGAACTAAAGAATTAGTTGTATTTAGGTTTGAAGGAGTACCTGCATACGTTACCGTTAAAAAGGAAGAATATAGTTCAATATTGGATTGGATACATCAGAGAATGCTAGATTTTGAAATTTTTGAGCAGTGTAAACGAATCGATGATATAATCAAATCTTTATGAACAAAGTATCAGAAATATTTTTAAGTTGGAGAAGAGCTGCAAACCCAACACCAGAGCAAACTATATTAGCTGGAAAACGATATACTATTTGTCAAACATGCCCATCCAAACAACCTTCAGTAGTATTTACCGAAATATGCGGTGAATGTGGGTGTCCGTTGGGTAAAAAGATATTCACACCTGTTATGGGTAGTTGCGATTTAAAGAAATGGAATAGTGTAGAAAATTTATAAAGCATATATGGATTTACAAGAATATAAAAAATGTTTATCCCAAATAGAATTGGGTAAATTAGCAACATTGAAAAATTTAATACATCATCATAGTAATATCATTATATTAGGTAATGGTGGTAGTAATGCCGTTGCGTTACATATAGCAGAGGATTACCATAAAATGTTAGGGGTTAAAGCAATTGCGTTCGGAGATACTCCTAGAATGAGTTGTTATGCGAATGATTACGGATGGGATAACGCATATCAAATGTTTTTAGAACACTTTGTGGAGGGCGATACATTGGTAATATTAATATCATCATCAGGTAATTCAAAAAATATACTGAATTGTGCGAAGTATTGTGTAGATAACTCTATTGATATGATTACAATGTCGGGTCATTCCGAAAAGAATAAATTGAAATCCAACTTTGGTAGTCATTCAAAATTACATTTTTGGGTAGATAGTAAAGATTACGGAATTGTTGAAGGATTGCACGAACTAATTTTACATTCTGTAATTTAATAAGTTTCATTAGTTAGACAAAAAATTTATGGCATCAAATATATCAACAAAACATAGAGAATTGACAGAACAAATAGCAGACCAAAAACGACCAAAAGGTTCTATTAAATTTCAACTTCAGTTAAATGAAGAACAAAAACAAGCCAAAGAAAAGATTTTATCAAATGCAATTACCATATTGAGTGGTAAAGCAGGTAGTGGTAAAACACTCCTAGCGTGTCAGGTTGCATTGGATATGTTATTTAAGAAAGAAGTTAAACAAATCATCATCACAAGACCTACCGTATCCAAAGAAGAAATTGGATTCCTACCAGGTGACCTTCGCGAAAAGATGGAACCTTGGATGCAGCCAGTTTATGCAAACTTTTATCAACTTTACAACAAACAAAAAATAGATGAGATTTTAAAAGATGGGACAGTAGAAATTGTACCCCTTGCATTTATGCGAGGTAGAACATTTTTGGATTCATTTATTATTGTAGATGAGGCTCAAAATTGTACTAACGAACAAATGGAAATGATTACATCTCGTTTGGGATTGAGAAGTAAAATGGTGGTGTGTGGTGATACACAACAAGTAGATTTAAAATCAAAAGGAGAAAGTGGATTTAAGTTTTTAGTATCTGCTGCAAAGAAGATTAAGGATATGGATTCACATACCCTACTTACCAACCATAGACATCCAGTAGTTGATTCCCTATTAGAAGCATACGATGCGTTTTATGCGATTGCATCAAATATATCTGGCTCAATTAAGAATGGTAAATAATGAGAATATTAATAATAGCGATGGGTAGAAGTGGTGGATACTCTTTACTTAATTGGATTGGTTCAGAAAAAAGGTATGAAACTATTCATGAACCAACAATGGATAATGGGGATATATTGAGTATTTATAAAATACGATTATTGGCTAAAAACAAAAACAATACGGTAGTAAAATATTTGATTAGTGAAATAGAAAATGAATTAGATACGTTCGATTGGAGTAATTGGGATAAAATTATTGGTTTGATACGAAATGATACACGAGAGTGTGCGATATCACACTGCTGGGCATTGGCTTCTAACATTTGGAGAGATTGTTATGAAATAACTAATGAATGGATAACAGAAAATGAAGAAGAAATCAAAAAGGAGGAATCTAGATTACAAAAAAACAAAGAGTTAATATCTAATATACCACAAATTGAATTATTAATATCATACGAAAATATATATTGTGAAAATCTATATCAAAGTAATGTAGATATTGATAAATTAACTAACTATCTAGAAATTAAAAAAGTAAAATCGTATTCTCTATTAGATAATAGAAATAGATTACGAAATACAATTGATATTAAACCAAAACAAAACTTAATATAGAATAATAATCATTTATTTGTAATACTCATATTTATACAGGAATAAACGAATAAACACAACACTATGAAAGGAACACTATTTTCCGCAGATTTTGTAAAAGACTCAACTGGTAATTTGAGATTATTGGAATTAAATACCGATACTGGATTCTGGAGTAGTTCAGTATCTCAACTTGATTTTACTGAATTCTTTTCAATATTATCTGATAATAATATCGATTCATTGGAGGTAATTCACAAACCATTCCAAAGTGGGTTTTTAACTTTTTTATCTCAAAGTATTCAATCACAACCTAACATTACCTCATTTGTTATATACGAAGAAGATATATCAACTGTTTATCCAACAAATGTTGAAGATTCTGATAATAAATTTATATTAAGATTAGCGTATGATGAATCTGCTGTATTTGATAGTGAATATTGTAAATCATCATTTGAATTACATAAATTATTTATAGATGCATCCGAAACTGGTTCAATACCTTCTATGTATATTTCATCATCGGAATTTTTTTATGATGGATTACAAAGAGTTGTTAATTCCGAAAATATACCGGATATTGTTATAAAAGATGAAACTTATGCTAGATATCCATTATCTTTTTATAAAATACAAACACAAGATGGTGTAAGTTTAGAAAATTCGTTTGATTCATTTATATCTCAATCATATATTGAATCTAATATTTTAATGAATTATGAAGATACCGATGACATTAGACATAAATCAATTCGTACATTTAACATAATATATGGTTCTGAATTAGATGTAATAAATTTGGTAACAATTGAACCTACTGCAGTTTTTGAAAAACCAGAATCTTTATCTTTTATTGATGAATCTAACCTTTCATCTAAACATTATTATGAATTTACAACAAACTTTCCTAAATTTATTACTGATAATTCATGGGGTGGTATTTTTGAAGAAGAATTAATTAGTGATTCGGATGGAAATCCTGTACAAATATCTGATGTTGAAATTGGCGGTTCTTATAAATCTTTTTGTATAGAAGGAACACCTGATACCGATAGTGTTATGGTATTTACAAGTTGGAGTTATCCTGGACAAACTTTACCAAGTGGTTCTTATGTTACATCTTCGGTTTTAATAAATAAAATAGAACAATCACTTCCAAATAATCTAGTATCTCATTTATACTATGGTAGTGGTTCGTTTAGAGCAAATGGTGGTCAACATATTCTTATTTATGATAGTGTTTCTGATTTAATTAGATACGAAGAAGTTGCAGGAATTATACCAGGAGAACATAAGGTATTCAAATTAGATGGTAATCTTATTGATATTACTGATAATGATTTTGAAGTTTTAAACGAAGAAGGACTTTCAACTTACATTTTAGATTTGGAAGAAACTGATACATTTGCATTATATGATAATGATATCAATATTAAGATTGTAACCCACAACTGTTTCCCAGCAGGAACTCGTATATTGTTAAATGATGGTACATATAAAAACATTGAAGATTTAACTACTACTGATGTTTTACTTACTTACAATAATGAACAAGGAAAATATGGAGCAGGTACGGCTACAAGTATTCGTGTTTCTACTCAAAATGAACTTATTTATATTGTAACTGAAAATGGTGATGAAGTTAAAAGTACACCTTTACATAAATTTTATGTTGAGGAACACGGATGGTCTCACGCACAAGATATTAAAGTAGGTAATTTGTTATTTAATAAAGATGGTATTCTTGTAAAAGTTAAATCAATTGAATCTTTAAAAGGTGAATTCAAAGTATATCACTTAATTGATGTTAAAGATAATCATACTTATTTTGCAGAAAACATTTTAGTTCATAATAAAGTTACAACAACAACATCGTGTTTCACTGCTGAAACCAAAGTTGAAATGGAAGATGGTAGTTTTAAAAATATTATTGATATAGAAATAGGAGATTGTATTTTAAGTTACAAAGACGGTAAATATGTAAGAGGTGTTGTAACTGATAAATTAATACACCCTACAAATGATGTTGTTGAGGTTGTAAAATATAAAGGAATGATTTCCGATAGATTACATCCATTCTATGATAATGGAGAATGGAAACCAATTTTTGAAGCACCAGGTGTTGAATTAGGTATTCAATATGTGGATAATTTTTATAATTTAGAAATAGATGGTAATCTTTTATTTGAAAGTGAGCATAACTTTATAGTGGAGGATTTTGTGGTTTCTGGTTTAGGGGATAATGAATTACTAAATAATACTCTTAAAAGACAAGCAGTTTTTCAATAACTTATTAATAAACAAAAATAAAATGGCAACAATATATAAAAAAATACCGGTTCAAGAAGTAGCAAATACACAAATATCATTAGCATCATCTGATGATAAATTAAAAGCAATGAATATAATTACTACCTTTGTAAATTTATTTAAACAAAAACATCTATAATACATTAAGTTATTTATGGATAATGTTTTATTTTCAAAAGAAGATTGTGAATATATAAAATCTTTTTGGGATGATTTTAATTCAATAGATGGTGTAGTATATCGAACAACCAATGGCAATTACCGTAAAGATACTACTACCGTAATAAATGGTGCAACTACTGTACAATTACAAACGGAAAACGGTAGAATAATTACCATCAAACCAAAAAATGCAAAATTAAAATTTTTAGATTTGTTTAACAAAGAATTAATAAATTTTATTTTAAGTAGATTATCAAAAATCGGTATAAAATCTATTTTAAATAATCAGGTTAAAATAACAAAATATATTGAAGGTGATTTTTTTGCGCCTCATCGTGATTTTAGAAGCATAGATGAATTTGGTTGTACATATAAAACTTTAGTAATCCAATTATCAGACCCTAAAGATTATGTTGGTGGATATTTATATGTTAAGGATGTTCCTCAATCCAAAGAACAAGGGTCATATTCTTTATTTTTAAGTTCGGATATACATGAAGTAAAACTATTAGAAGAGGGTATTAGATTTAGTTTAACTATATTTTTATATGAATCCGATTTTTCTTCTGCTAAAAGTAAATTATTATAATTTATAAAAAAATTATGATTAGATTTATTTGTGCACAACCATCCGAATTATACTTTGCATGGCAAATAGAAGTCATGCTTAATAATTTTATGGAAATGGGGGTGGACCTTCAATGTGTTGATATAGTTTGCACAAAAAAAAATAATAAAATACCAGAAGTATGGAAAAAATTATCAAATGGGTATAATGCTAGATTTTTTTTCTATGAGGATACTCGTATAACAAAACATTATATTTCTTCAATAAGACCTAATATTCTTAAACAACATTTTAAATTACATCCTAATTTAAAAAATGAAACCATATTTTATCACGATTGTGATATTATATTTAGAGTTCCAATAAATTGGAATCAGTTTGAAAACGATGATATATTTTATGGTTCTAATACACATTGGTATATTTCGTATGACTATATAATTTCTAAAGGCAAAGATGTTTTTGATAAAATGGTTAAAATAGTAGATATAAATCCACAACTTGTTATCGATAATAATAATAATTCAATCGGGGCACAGTATATTTTAAAAAATATAGATGATACTTTTTGGGAAAATGTGGAGCGTGATTGTGAAAATTTATATAAAAAAATAACCCAATTAAATAACAAGAAAAAACAAGAAAATCCATCTTATCATGAATTACAAATATGGGCAGCAGATATGTGGTCTGTACTATGGAACATTTGGAAGGGTGGATATAAAACACAATGTCATCCCGATTTAATGTTTGTTTTTGCAACATCAAGTGAGGATTTTTATAATAGATATAACATAATGCATAATGCAGGAGTAACCAATTCTAATATCAATTATTTTAATAAATCAAACTATAAAAAATCACTCCCATATAACTTAAATTTAAAACTAAAAGAAAATACTGCATCTAAAAAATACTATGAGTGGATTCAGAAAACTGAAAAGAAAAGTGTTTTATTAAAAAATAATAGTTTAATTTAAGTAAAACAATGCCGTATATATTCTAAAGGAAACAAAAAAATTAATTCAATGAAAGTAGCAATAACAGGTCATACTCAAAATTTAGGTAAAGAACTTTATACCCTACTCAAAAAAGAAAACGAAGTTATTGGATTTTCAAGAACCAATAATTATTCATTAGAAAATTACGAAAAAATAATACAAGATGCTAATGAATGTGATGTTTTTATAAATAATACATATCATCCAATTTATCAACAAAAATTATTTGAAGAACTTTTTGAAGAATGGAAATATAAAGAAAAAACTATTTTTAATATACTAACATCGGCTATTCTTAATAATGGTAGTATTGATGAGTATAGAGAAAGTAAATTAAATTTACAAAAATCTTCCATTAATCTAATAAATAAACATCACAATATGAAATTAAGAGTTGTGAATTTATATCCTACTACGTTAGAACATAACAAAATAGTTACATCTAATAAAATAAAATTTTCAGAAATTTTTGATATAATAAAATTTCAACTATTGTTTCCATCTCATTTAAAACTTACACATATATCTATATTGAGAACTACTATATCTAATAATGCTAAATATGGTAGTACTATATCTAGTAATAAAACTTTATTATAAAATTATATGATAAATTTTACAAAAGAAGAATGTAAAAAAATAATTTCACTTCAAAGTGTATTTAAAAAACATACATCTGATGAATGGTGGGAAAGTGATGAAACAAAATACTTTGCTTGGCATGTAGAACGAACCGATTTAACGGAATGGATTTTTGTAAGATTAATGGAATACATTGAACAACATACAAGTATAAAATTAGTAGAACCAATTAATTTAATTCACTTACAAAATGTTCAAACAGGAAATAAATTTCAACCGCATATAGATAAAAGAAGTGAATATAATATAGGAGTTTGCTTGAATGAAGATTACGGAGGTGGAGAACTTATATGTTACAATCCGATGAAAATTTTACCAAAGATATGTGGTTCTATATATAGTTTTTATGGAAGTGGATTGCATGAAGTTAAAGAAGTAACTTATGGTGAACGATGGTCATTGATTGTGTTTATAGATAAAAAAAATATAAAAAAGAAAATATTTTAATATAATAGTATTAAAGGATGATTGATAAATCAAAATATATATGTACCGCTCCATTCTACTTTACAGAAGTGGAGGATAATAAACAATTTTTGTGCTGTCCATCTTGGCTACCAGTTGATATAAATGATGGTAGTGGTATAGTATCTAGCTTTAATTCTGAAATTTCTGAAAAAATAAGAGATAGTGTAACCGATGGTAGTTACAAATATTGTAATGAAACTTTATGTCCGTATTTAGCAAGTTTAAAAAGTAATAGAGTACCTCTTAAATTTATACCTAATACACGTGAAAATGTTGATACTTTACATAAAACCAAAAAACCTAAAGTAATTAATTTTACATTTGATAGAAGTTGTAATTTTCAATGTCCATCCTGTAGAGTTGAATTGATAAATTATAAAGGTAATGCACGATTAACTGTAGAAAAAAAACTAACTGAAATCAATAACGAAATATCACCGTTTGTTGAAAGATTAGTATTGAGTGGTTCGGCTGACCCATTTTTCTCAAAATCATTTAGACAGTTTCTTATTACATTGGATTCAACCAAATTTAAAAAATTAAAATCAATTCACTTACATACAAATGGGTCACTATGGACTCCCGAAATGTGGGAGAAGATGAGTGGAATACATTGTTATGTTAATACTTGTGAAATTTCAATAGATGCAGCTACAAAAGAAACATACGAAACTAAAACTAGAATTGGTGGTAATTGGAATGTGTTACATGAAAATTTAAGTTTTATAACAAAAATACCAACAATTAAAGAATATATTTTTTCATTTGTGGTGCAAGATACTAATTATAAAGAAATGTATGATTTTTATAAAATGATTAAATCATATATGGATAACAGAGAAAGTAAAGTAAAATGGGATATCAGAACTAATGTAATTTCGGATTGGGGTACATTCAGTGAAGCTGAATTTAAAATTAAAAATGTAGCAAATCCAGAACATCCAGAACATAATTTGTTTTTGTTAGAATTGGATAAAGTTAAAAATATTCCAAATGTATTACATAATTTTCATCATTTATACGAAACTGAAAAAACTTTAATTTAAAAATGGCAACACTTTGGACTTTTGGCGATTCAATGACGTTTGGACACGGATGTGTCCTAAACTATGAGGGGGATGACTATTATAAACAATATAAAAAAAATGATGATGATTTAATTTGGCCTGTTATATTGGCCAATAAATTGGGATATAAATTAAATAATTTGGGTAAATGTGGAGCATCTAATGATTATATATTTGATAAGATAATAAGTAATTATCATTTAATTTCGGAAAACGATATTGTAATTGTTAATAAAACTTTTTCAAATCGATTTGATATACCATCTGAAACTCCAGGTGAATTTTATACTATATGCGGAAACGTAGTCAAATCCGAAACAGGATATAAAACCACAGTTAAAAGTAAAGAAGAATATGAAACCATTGTTAATTTTTCATATTATTTTAGTGGGCATGATGTATATCGTCAACGTCATGAACAAAGATATGATTTTTTAAAATCTATAATAAAATGTTATAAATATTTTGAATTTTATACCCAAACTATTTGGGAAGATTCGAGAGCACAAAATATAAAAGATGCTACCAAAGGTAAAATGGAAGATTATCATTTAAGTTTTTTGGGACATAAACAATTTGCAAATTATGTGTACGCAGGATTGTTTAAAGAAAATGGTAAAAAGATATTATAAGAAACTGTAATTTGTAAAATTCATATTTTTTTATTATATTTACTTCTAAATGTTTTAATTATGATTATATTACCACAGACTCTAATAACTGAAAATAGCTTCAATAAATGGAAGTGTCATAAAATAGAAGTAGAAGATGGAGTAGATTCTTATCACTATTATGTTATACCATTGATAGATATAGATGATGAGGATGCTTTAGAAAATATAGAATATGCTCCCGCATTATTCAGTTCTGAATCTGATGAATTTTTTGATGAAAAAGGAAATACCGTCTACACTCTTCGATTGTTTGATGATGATTTGCCTGAATTAACTACTGAAGAAGAGGTTGAAATTCTATATGAAATTTTAACAAAGAAAAAACTTTTTATCTGATGACTAGGAAAAGTTGAAAATTTTTCGTATGTTTGGGTATTATTAATAGTTAAACTCTTTACTACTCAAGAAAATGAAACAAAAAACAGAACAAGAATTAAAAACAAATTACGAAAAGTTTCTTAAAATCCTAGAAAAGTACTTCACAGGAGAAAGATTAGAAAAACTTCTTCACATGTACTCTGAATCAGAATTAGGTGGTAACCTTATGATATCACCAGCTTCAGGTAATTTAAATTTTCATAATGCATATCCTGGTGGTTATATCGACCACATTTTTAATGTTTGTAAGAATGCAATTGCTATGAAAAATGTATTTGTATCACAGGGTGGTGTACCTGATTTTACAGATGAAGAATTAATATTTGTAGCACTACATCATGATTTAGGAAAGTTAGGAACTAAAGAAGAATTGCATTATGAACCTAATGAATCAGAATGGCATGTAAAAAATAAAGGTGAAGTATACACTAGAAATAGTAAGAACTCTTATATGGCAATTACTGACAGAACTTTCTTCTTACTTAACAGGTATGGTATTCAGTATAATGAAAATGAATATTTTGGTATTAAACTTACAGATGGAATGTATGATGAAGATAATGTAAAATATTACAAAACATTTGATTTATCCAAATATCTTAAATCAAATATTCAGTACATAATGCATTGGGCAGACCACATGAGTACTATTATTGAAAGACAAAATTACATTAAATCTAAATAATACAGACAAAGTGTCATACTTTATTTAGAGAACACTGACAATTTGTCATAATAATTTGATTGGTATAAAAATGGATACTATCAGTTTAAATTATTTGAAAACTTAAAATTAAAAATTATGTACATCACAGATTTAAGAAAATTATACGAGTTATTTGATTCTCCAAAATGGAATACTACATCATCAAATTACGCTTCATTTGTAGCGGATTATGATGTATCTCAATTGGAAGATGGTCAGCAACAACTAACTTTAAATGTTTTAGGACATGATGCTAAAAACATTAAATTAGATGTTACAGATGACAAAATTAAAATTAAAGCAAAAAAAGAAGAAGGAAGCTCTCCATTGGTTCATGATATCGATGTTACCTTTACGGTAAGCAAAGATTATGATGGAACTAAAACGAAAGCTAAATTTTCTAATGGGTTACTTATTTTAACAATTGATAAAAAAGAAGAAAGAAAGTCAAAATCAATTCCGATTACAGTTGATTAATTGAAATATTTTTTCTATATTTATGGGTGGTAAGACTAACTTATCACCTTTTTTTATTTAAAAATACTTATTAGTATGATATACGACGAAAAAATAAAAAACTTACTAGAAGCCATTGATGGTAAATTGAGAATTTTACAAAATGGAATTTCAGGTGCACAGAACTTATCACCTTCTGAAGCACATACTACATTAGCAGACGCCCGAGCATTAATAGAACGTGTAGGAGAGTTAGCTAGAATCAATCGATAATATGAATTGGCTAAAAGTATTAGTAGGATTATCTGCTATTATTGTAGCCGGATGTGCGGCTTATTTCTCTGTAACTGGTTTAGGTGTTCTCTTTGCGGGAGCATCTACATCAGTTATAGTAATGGCTTCCTCTTTAGAGTTAGCTAAATTAGTTGCTGCAACATATCTCAAACAAGAATGGGATAACATTAAAGGATTCAACAAATGGTATTTAACTTTATCTGTTGGATTATTAATGTTAATCACTTCCGCAGGTATTTTTGGATACCTTTCAAACGCATTTCAAGCACAATCACTACAATTGCAGCAAGTAGATAGAGAAATTGAGGTTCATCAAACAAAAATTGACCAAAACACCGAGCAAATTACTCAACTTTCTACTCAAATTACCGAATTTAACTCCAATCAAGGTAAAATTATTGATGGAGGTACAGTAAATTCACGTTTATTACGTTCACTTGATGCTAGAGATAAGGAAATTAGTAAAATTAACGATAAAATTTCTAATTTACAAGCAGAAAACGCAATTGAAACAGAAAAAATCAACGAAATTAAGATTGCTAACCTCGATTTAGAGAAAGAAGTAGGTGGATTTCGATTTGTAGCTGAAGCATTCGGTATTGAATTAAAAAATGTAGTAAAATTCTTCATATTTTTGATTGTAATTGTGTTTGACCCTCTCGCAGTTGCTCTAATTATCGCATTTAATGGTTTAATTTCTAACAAAAAACTCCAACAAAAAGAAAAATTAGTTGAAATGATAGAAAATGATGAAAAATTGGGGTTATATGAAATTTATGGTGATAAAACAGAGGATGTAGTTGACGAAACTGCTTCTAACATTGAAAAAATTCAAGAAGAGGAAGAAGAAACTTCAAATTTAAAATGGGAAGAATACATGCATCCAGAATTTCCATGGAATAATCGTAAATTGTGGATAAATAATCCAAAAGCTGTAAATTATTGGTTAAACACCAAAAAAGGAAGTGTTAGGGATTTGGCTAAATTCCGTAACGAAGAAGAAAACATCAAAACTTACTAACCGCTTGTAAATACGAAATATTTTTCTTATATTTAAAGTATGAATATAGGATATGCGTGTATTAATATGTCGATGGGTAACAAGGTTACCACAAATCGTTCAATGGTGAAGAAAACATTCAATGCCAAAGGCTTGGATTACGTTTCGGAGTTGGCGTTAGCAAATGCCAAAGATATTATTAAGATATTAGAATGGAATCGTATCCATAATATCAATTTTTTTCGTTTATCATCCACTATTATTCCGTGGGGTGATGGTTTGGATTTAACCCAACTAAAAGATTACAAAGAAATTAAATCGGAGTTAAAGAAAGCAGGTGATTTTGCCAAATTTCATAATATCCGTATTAATTCTCATCCTGGCCCATTCAATGTGCTCCCTTCACCCAACGAAGAAGTTATTCAGAAAACTTTTGCTGATTTAGAATTACATGGTAAGATATTTGACCTTATGGGGTTATCTAAAACCCATTACAACAATATTAATATCCATTGTAATGGGGTATACGGAGATAAACAATCTGCGATGGATAGATTGATTACAAATTTCAAAAGACTCTCTCCAAGCGTACAAAAACGATTGACATTGGAGAATGATGATAAGGCTTCTATGTATTCCGTAAAAGATTTGATGTATATCTACGAACGAACAGGTATTCCTATTGTATTTGATTACCATCATCACCAATTTTGTACGGGTGGGTTAACCGAAGAAGAAGCTCTTAAACTTGCTGCCACAACTTGGCCAAAAGGTATTATACAAGAAGTTCATTATTCAGAATCAAAAGCATTACATGAAAATAATCCAAAAGAAAAACCACAAGCCCATTCGGTGTATATTAATGCCCTCCCCAATACATACGAGTTGGATGTGGACATTATGGTTGAAGCAAAAGGAAAAGAATTAGCAATATTACCATTTATAAAAACAATGTTATGAAAAAGTACGCACTATACATCGGAAGATGGCAGAATTGGCACAAAGGACATGAATGGTTAATCAATCAACAACTTGAAAAGGGAAAGAATGTTTGGGTGGCAATTAGAGATGTGGATGTAGATGAAAACAACCCCAAAACTGCCCAACAGGTAATGATTGAATTAACAAAAGAACCATTCTTTCAAGAAAATTGGAATCAAATTCATATATCTATTATTCCTGATATTGAATCAGTAAACTATGGTAGAGGTGTAGGATATGATGTAATATATCATGAACCACCAACAGAAATTGCTGAAATAAGTGGTACTAAAATTAGAAAAGGAGAAATATATTCAAATGGTAGTACAACGTAAGAGACATATTGCTAAAACCATCTCATATCGTATTTTAAGTACCCTCATAGGGTTTTTAATAATGTGGTGGATAAGTGGTTCAATTCAGATAGGGGCTGCATTTGGAGTTGTAGAATTAGTGTATAAACCAGTTCAATATTATATTCATGAAAGAATATGGTATAAATTTATAAAATACGGATTAAAAAAATAAATAAAAATATGAAATTAATTACAGACAAAGCATCAAACGGATTACAATCTAACGAATTTAGCGAGTTTTTGTTAACACGCGTTCCCAAAACAGAATTTACTGCTATTGAAGCAAATGAATTAGAAGAAACACTTAAAGCAGGATTACATCAGTATCCAGGTTTAGGTATTTCGGCAACTCAATTAGGTATTAAGAAAAGAGCCTGTTATATTAAATTTGGTGACGAAGAAACTGGTAGAGAACTATTTCTTTTAAATCCAGTTATTACAGAAAGGTCTAAAGAAGGATTTCTTTTTTATGAAGGATGTCTATCTATTCCAAAAACAATTGAAAAACCACTGAAAACTATCAGGTCTTGTAAAATTAAAGTTCAAACTGATAATTTGGGAGAATTAGAATTTGAAATTAATCCAGAAGGAGATAAAGTAGATGAAAGAGTTTCAATGGAAACAATGATGACAGTTATTGTACAACATGAAATTGACCATTTAGATGGGATAACTATTAAAGATAGAATTTATTCTACAACTATCACAAAGAAAAACAATTATGGTAGAAATGACAAAATTGTAATGAAATCACCAACAGGTGAATTAGTTGAGGTTAAATACAAAAAAGCAAATGATTATTTTTTAAAAGGATACGAAATAGTTTAATATGGAAATTTTATTAGGAATAATAATTGTACTATTCTTAACTGCATTATATATAGTTAGGAATCTTTTAACAAAATTAGAAAAATACGAAGAGTTTATAGAAAGAGAAACTCAAAGAAACCAAGCATTACTGGAGGCATTAAGAGAAATAGATTCTCGTGAAATGTTTGAGAAGGATGATGAAGTAGGTTCTATATTTTATCAAATAAAAGAAACTATCGAAAGATTCAAACAATTCAATTAAAATGCCAAGAAAAGCAAAAAGCAAACAATACTTCACAAAAGATACTGAAGATGCAATTATAGAATACAACCTATCGGATAATCAACGTATTAAAGATTTATTATATAGGGATAGAATTAAGCCTGCATTTGATAAACTAGCAGAAATAGTTTACAACAAATGGAAGTTTTCATATTTTGATGATGACCCACAAGATGTGATGTGTGAAGTTGTTGCTTTTATGATTGAAAAAATTCACATGTATAAAAATGGAAAAGGTAAAGCCTTTTCTTATTTCACAATTGTTGCGAGAAACTATTTGATTTTAAATAACAACGCAAATTATAAAAGATATAAAGATACGGATATAATGTCTGCAATGCCAGACCATTGGGATACTGAAAACAATTTTACAGAAGAAGTCCGTAATGATGACCATAGAACTTTTAATGTAGTAATGTTGAATTATTGGGATAAACATTTAGAAAATTTCTTTCCTAAAAAACGAGATTTACAAATAGCAGATTCAGTTTTAGAATTATTTAGAAGAGCAGAATACATAGAAAATTTCAATAAAAAATCTCTTTATCTACTTATTAGAGAGATGACTGGTCACCCAACTCATTATATTACTAAAGTTGTTAATAAGATGAGAGAAAGACAAATGGAACTATATAATGAGTTCGAAAGAGATGGTGACATAAAAATTTAATATTATGATTCAATTAGGAATATCCGCATTTTATCACGATTCAGCAGCTGCATTGCTTATAGATGGTAAGGTAATATTTGCAATAGAAGAAGAGAAGTTGTCAGGCATAAAGCATGACAACTCTTTTCCATTAAAAGCTATAGAAGCATGCTTATCTTACGCGCAAATTACAATAGATAAAGTAGATATCCTTTGTTGGTATGAAGTACCAAATATCAAATATGATAGAGTTAGTAAAACATTAGGAAAAAGATGGATTAAATATTTCAAAACTTGGAATAAGTTTAAAAAAGAATTTAAAGCAACAGAGGGAAATTTAAAAAAATATATAAAAGATGCTATTGGGTATGATGGTGTAATTACATTTACAAAACATCATTTATCTCATTTAGCGTTATCTTTTTACACATCACCGTTTGATGAAGCTATTGGAATTTCAATTGATGGTGTTGGTGAATGGGATACTATCTCAATTGCGGAATGTAATTCAAATGGTATTATTGAAATTAAAAACGTAAAATTCCCAAATTCATTGGGGTTAGTGTATTCAACTATAACTTCATATTTAGGATTTAAACCAAATAGTGGTGAGTATAAAGTAATGGGATTGGCTCCATACGGAGATTCTTCAAAATATAACGAATTATTTGATACATTAGCATCGTTGGATACGGTTAATTTAGTTAATATAAATCAGAAGTATTTTACATGGGAATATTCTAATACGGATATGTTTACATTGGATTTGGTTAAACTGATAGGATTTAAACCACGTGAACCTGAATCCAAATTAGAACAACACCACATGGATTTAGCAGCTTCTTTACAGAGATGGTATGAGAGGTGTTTATATTACATCATTAATAATTCATCTAGTTATTCTGGTAATTCAAATTTAGTGTTAGGTGGAGGATGTGCATATAATGGAACTGCTAATGGCAAAATCAAAAAACATTGTGGTATTAAGAATGTATGGATTCCCTACGCACCATCTGATGCAGGTTCTGCAATTGGAGCCTGTTTATATGTATGGCATGATGTAATTGGAAACAACAAAATAAAAGGTGGTGATAATCAATCTCCATATTTAGGACCCGAATTTAGTAAAGAATATGTATTAGATATTATAGATAGGATAGGAGATATATCTTTTAAATACTATAAAAATACCGATACATTATTAAGTAAAACTGCCGAATTAATTAAGGAAGGTAATATTATAGGTTGGTTTCAAGGTAGAACTGAATTTGGTGCAAGAGCATTGGGTAATCGTTCTATATTAGCTAATCCACATTTACCAGATGTAAGAGATAGAATTAATAAGGTTGTCAAAAAGAGAGAAATGTTTAGACCATTTGCTCCATCGGTAACTCACGAAGATTATCAACAGTATTTTAAATCAGAAGAGGATGTTCCATATATGAATCAAGTAGTTCAGGTTATTTCAGAAACTCCAATTCCATCAGTAACTCATGTCGATAATAGTGCAAGAATCCAAACAGTAACCAATGAACAAAATCCTTTATATTATAGTTTATTAAAAGAATTTGAAAAAGTAAGTGGAACACCTATACTATTGAATACATCTTTTAATTTAAGAGGACAAACAATGGTTAATGACCCATACATTGCGGTTACTACATTTAAAAATTGTGATATGGATTATTTAGTTATTGGAAATTATATAGTAAGTAAAATATCATAACTAGATAATTATATAGTAAAGAATAACATATTATGAGCACAGAATTTCAATTGTTTGATGGTAAAAATTTATCATCATTATTTAAAGATATTTACGATAATCAGCAAGTAAAGAAGAAGAACATTTCAGAAATGATTGAATCACTTCGTAAATTAATTAAGAGTGTAGGAGAAGCAACTGTCATAGCCCCTATTATTAGAGACTTAATTGATTCATCGATTAAGAATGATGACCATTTAATTAAGTTGGCTACAATTGCACAACGATTGGCTCAAGCTGAAGCTAAAGGAATTGGTGAAGATGGTTGGTTAAGTGAAACTGAAAAAGCACAATTACTAAACGAATTAGAAGATACTATAAATGAAGTAGAAAAAAAATCAGATGAAAAGTTATTAGATATTCAAGTTGAAATCGAAGAGATAAAAACTAAAATATAATGGCAGATACTCAAAGTAATATATTTGGCTTTTTAGCAACCGTAGATAATGTATACGGTACAACAACTGAATTGTTAACCAAAGAACCAGGTGAAGCAGGACTTGATGCTATTCCAGTATACAACGATAATAAAACATTTTCGGATAAAGATGCTAGGATGTATGGTGCTATCACTTATCGAAAAGAAAGTAGTATTAAAGTAGATGATTACGCATTTCCATTTGATAAAAATAATTTTACATTTCCAATTAAAGGTGAAACAGTAGTTATAGTAAAACTACATAATCAATCGTTTTATTTACCATATACAACCACTCCTTACTCAAATTATAGGAGAGATTATACAACTTATTATGCTACGTTAGAGGAAGATGTAGAAGTGCCTGCTGGAAAACAGGGTGGTGGTTCTATGGCTAATACTGCCGCTACTGGTGGTAAAACAAATGCAAAAACTAAAACTAAAGATAAAAACGAATATGTAGTAAATGAAAAAATTAAATTTTTAAAACCATCAAACGGTGATACTATTATAAGTGGTAGAGTTGGTAATACAATTCGTTTTAGTGAGTTTTTTTTAACTGAAGATAGTAAAACATCATCTCCATCTATTTTTATTCGTAATAAACAGAATCCAGAATTAGATTCAAAAAAAATAGGTGAATTAGTAGATGAGGATATTAATAAAGATGGTACATCGATTTATATAACTTCCGGTAAAGTTAAAGTACCATTTAAAGAAACCGTAGTCAAAACTAAAACTGCATTCAAAGAATATCCATCATCCGATTCTTTAAAGGGTGACCAATTATTTATAAATTCTGATAGAATAATTCTTTCTTCAAAAGCAAGTGAATTTATTATATTTGGTAAAGGAAATACGGGTATATTAACTGATGGTAATTTTACAATTGATGCAGAAAAAGAAGTATATGTTCACAACAATAAAAATATAACAATACACTCAAAAGGTTCTAATCAAATATTCCTTAATTCAGATAGTGGTAAAATATTTTTAGGAAAGAATACAGGTATTGGACAAGATGGAGCAGATGTACAACAAATGGTATTAGGTGGAGAGTTGGTTGCAATATTACAAGATTTGATACTTGCAATTTTAAATCAAAATTATCTAACCCCATCTGGTCCTAGTAAATTGGGTCCTGAAAACGCAGCTACATTTCAATCAATAAACAACCAATTAAAAACTATATTATCTGCTAATAATTATTTAAGTAAAACCTAATGGCTATAAATTTAAATGCAGCGAAACAACTTTTTAAGGGAGGAATTTCAAATAGTTGGACGGATTTTTATTTAAATATGTCATTAGAAATGGCAGAAAATGTTGCTAAATCTAAAATAGCAGGAGTAGGAGCTTCAGTTGTGGGAGGTACTTCTGTATTGGGAGATACTGGTGTTATTGGAGATTTTTTTCCTGAACAAGATTTGGCAAATATAGCAAACAATTACTCGTTTGCTCAATCTTTAACCGAAGAATATGATAAAGCTATAAGAGGTGGTAAAACATTGATAGGAGGTGTTCCATTTGAAGGAAATACCTCATTAATGGAAGCAACTTTACTTTTAATTTTAAATACAACCACATTAAGTAAAACAGGAGATTTATTAAGGGATATCGGACCAGCAATTCAGGCATATTGGTTGGGGGCTACATCAGCTAAAATACCCGTCCCAAATATACCATGTATTGGTGCAGTTGCAAATTTAACAACAAATGTTGGATTGAATTTATCTCCTGGAATATGGACACCAATTGTTGTACCACCAATGGCAAGTATTTCTCCATTTTTATTAAATTTTATAATATCCGCATCAGTACATTTGCTAACTGTAGGTGGATTATTTACCTGTAATTGCACATATCCCCCACCAGCACCGCCTGCACCTGGAGTATTACCTTGGGCGGGTTATTTTGTTAAACCATTTAGTGGAAGTCCATTGAGTTCTTTAGATTTTAAGGATATGGTATCACTTGCGGGTGGTATAGCAATAGTTGGTGTAGATGCGTTAGTCGGTGTTTCTAGTGAAATAACTCAAACTGAAAATCAAAATGACGTAGTTTCTGCAGTTGGAGCAGCTATAGCTAAAGGATTTATAGAGGGAGAACAAACACAGGAACCAGAAATTGCAGCAGCTATAAAATCTATAATATATGGTGATGAAGCCGAATTAATAGAATCATCTACACTACTTGCCTCAAGATAAATCGGTGTAAATTTTAACTTATTATATTTATTAACAAATAGAACAATAATTTTTATGAAATCAGACATTTTATTATCACTAATTAAAGAAGTGGTTAAGAATGAAGTAAAAGCACAAGTGAAAGAAGAAGTTGCTAAACTTATCAAATCTGGTGCGGTTACTTTAAATTTACCAAAAAAATCAACCGCTCCTACTCTAAAGGAAGCAATTAAATCGGTAGACCCATTTGAGGCTGCAACTTCCGCGTTACAACAAAGTAGAAAAGTAGTGCAACCTCAACCAAAACCTCAAATCAAAAAGGAATTTTCCAAAGACCCGATGATTAATGAGATTCTTAATATGACTCAACCATTTTCAGCAGAGCAACGTAAAGAGGGAGCCCAATCAGTTGGAAGTGTATTAGATATGATTAAACCAGAATTAAGGGTTGATGAAAGTGATTGGGAAACTATGGATTTTAGAGAATCAAATATTCCTCAAAACATTCCACAACAATTGGAATCAACTGGTGATGGATTACAGGATGCTACAATAAAAGCATTAACAAGAGATTATTCAGAATTAGTAAAACGATTTAAATAATGGCAATAGAGTTAGGTAACGTAAAAGTAGCAGATTTAGCGGAAAATGATTATAAAATATTAGGAATTGGGATAAATAAATCTTCAAATTCTAATGGCGTATTTTCTACAAACTACACTACTCTAACTCAAGCAAAAGATAATTTAAAAAACCTAATACTAACAAAAAAGGGAGAAAGATTAATGAATCCTGAATTTGGGTGTGATGTTTGGTTGGTGTTATTTGAACAGATGGATGGTGCTACAATTGAATCAAGAATTGAAACATCTATTGTAGATGCAGTTGATACTTGGTTACCATATTTAAGTTTAACTTCAATAGTATTTGATTACGATGATAATGATATTGATACAAACAGAATATCGTTAGACATTCAATTTGCGTTAGCATCAAATCCAAATTTAACAGAATCAGTACAAATAAATATAAATAATTAGTAATGGCAATTAATCCATCAAATACAAGTTGGGGTAGTGATACAAAAAACATCAATTACATTGGTAAAGATTTTGCTACGTTTAAGCAAAATTTGATAGATTTTACTAAAACCTATTTCCCAAATACATATTCAGATTTTAATGAAGCATCACCTGGTATGGTGTTTATTGAACAAGCTGCAGCAATTGGAGATGTTCTTTCATTTTACCAAGATACTCAATTAAAAGAATCAATGTTATCACACGCTACGGAACGTAAAAATGTGGTATCATTGGCACAATCTATGGGGTATAAGCCCAAAGTAACTTCACCTGCTATAACTACATTAACCGTTTATCAATTAATACCATCGGTGTATAATGCACAAAATAACAGTGGTACAAATTATGAAGCTGATTCTAGATTCTACTTTAAAATAAAAGCTGGATTTGAGGTACAATCATCCACAAATAGTAATGTATCGTTTATAACAACTGATGCAATTGATTTTGCAAACCCAACTGATAGGACAATTGAAGTATATGAAAGGGATGCTATAACAGGTACTCCTACTCAATATTTAGTATCTAAAAAAATTAAAGCCATATCAGCTAGAGAAAATACTACTGGTATTACATTGGGTAGTGATACGGATTATCCAACTATCCAATTATCCGAAACTAACATTATACAAATAGTATCAATAGCAGATTCTAATAATAACAAATATTACGAAGTTCCATATTTGGCTCAAGAAAGTATATTTGTAGAACAACCTAATGTGAATGAATTATCATATTATTCTGGTTCAGTACCATATATTTTAGAAGTACAAAAAGTACCTCGTAGATTTTCTGTAAAAATTAATTCAGATAATACAACCGAAATACAATTTGGTAGTGGTGATGTTAATTTAAGAGATGAGCAAATTTTACCTAATACAAAAAATATAGGATTAGGTTTGGCAAATTCTATTAATAGATTAAATCAAGGAATTGACCCATCCAATTTTTTAAAAACAAATACATTTGGTATAGCTCCTGCTGGACAAGTATTAACTATAAAATATTTAACAGGTGGTGGAATTGCATCAAATGTGAATGTTGGTGATTTAACGAAAATTCAAAAAATTGAATTTGATGATGATTTATTGGCCATACCAACTGGAATTGTTGGAATGTATAATTCATTTAAATCATCGATTGCAGTAGAAAATTTAGAACCTGCAATAGGTGGTAGAGGAGCCGAATCTATTGAAGAAATTAGACAAAATGCTTTAGCAACATTTGGTTCACAAAACAGAGCAGTAACTAAACAGGATTATATAGTAAGGGCATTATCACTACCAGAAAGATATGGTTCAGTTGCGAAAGTATATGTATCTCAAGATGGAGAGATAGATAATAATTCACCTGCTTCAATTTTATCTAGTCCGGCATCTATTGCAGAATTTACTAATTTAGTAGATGGATTTAAAGGTATGAGTAAATCGGACATCCAAGGTGAATTGATTAAGTATCTTTCAACTAAAAAATCATCATTAAATGAAGTAAATAACCCATTTGCAATTAATATGTATGTTTTAGGGTATGATGTTAATAAACATTTAACTCCAATAAATCAGGCAGTTAAACAGAACCTAAAAACATATTTAGGAGAGTATCGAATGATTACAGATGCGGTGAATATGATTGATGGATTTGTTGTAAATATAGGTGTTGACTTTGATGTAATATGTTATTCAAACTACAATAAAAGAGAAGTTGTTACCAATTGTTTAGTTAAAGTGCAAGATTATTTTAACATTGATAATTGGACATTTAATAAACCAATAAACATTTCTGAATTAGAGTTAATACTTGCAAACGTGGAAGGAGTAATGAGTGTACCATCCGTAAAGATATCAAATTTATGTGGTGGAGATGGAAATTATTCACCAAATAAATACAACATCGATGAAGCAACTCGAGGTAAGATAGTATATCCATCTTTAGACCCTTGCATTTTCGAAGTAAAATACCCTAACAAAGATATAAAAGGAAGAGCTTTATAATATGCATAAATTATTCACATCATCGTTCGATGCCAGTATCTACTTACAACAACCAGACCAAAATGCAGGTAGAGATGAGATATTAGAGGTTGGTAAATTATATTATGGTTCCGCTAAAGATATAGCTAGAACCTTAATAAAATTTGATGTAGCTAATATGGGAATCCCAAGTGGTTCTATTGTTTATTTAAATCTAAAATCTTCTCAAGCAGAAGAAATTCCTTTAGAATATACAATACACGCGAACGCAGTTTCGCAAAGTTGGACAATGGGAACGGGTACTAAATTTGATAATATTACATCGGATGGTGTAAGTTGGAAATACCGAAATGGTGTTGATACTTGGCAAGATAATGTTACTGCAGGAACTGCGGTATTTACGCCAGGAACAACTGGTTCTGCAAACGCGGAAGGGGGAACGTGGTATACTGCATCTCAAGCATCTCAATCTTATAACTATGAAGATGCTGATATCAGAATTAATGTGACAGGTATAGTTAATAGCTGGTTAAGTGGTTCTATACCAAATAATGGATTTATTGTACATCATGGATTAGAAAACGAAGAAAATGCATTAGATTATGGTGTATTGAAATTCTTTTCTAAAGAAACTACTACTATATATGAGCCAAAATTAGAAGTAGTTTGGAATGATGTATCATTTGTAACAGGCAGTTTATTACCAGTTACTGGTTCTGCTCAAGATGATTATAAAGTAATTATTACCAATTTAAAAACGGAATATAGTAAAGATAGTAAGATAAAAATTAGAATTAAAGGTAGAGATATGTTTCCTTTAAAGTCATTTTCAACAACATTTGAATATGACCAATCAAAATATTTACCTACAACATCATATTATCAATTGGAAGATTATGTAACAGATGATGTTATATATCCATTTGGAGAATATACTAAAATTTCATGTGATAATACATCCAATTATTTTATTTTAGATTTAAATACACTACCATTGTATAGAACATATAGATTAAAATTAAAAATAATTGATGGTGAAATATCTACTATAATTGATGATAAATTAACATTTCAAATAGTATAATAATGGCATTAACATCATTAGAAGCAATTGCATTAAAATTGGAAGAAAAAAGAAATACTGATTTAGAAAATATTCTAAAAGTATCAGGTTCTGCCGCAGTTTCTAAAAATGAATATGGTGTAACCGTAGTTAATGAAGATAATGTAGCATCATCTTTAGTGTTTAAACCTTTAGTTATATCCAAACTAGATAATGTTGAACTTTTAAAAGCAATTGATACTGAAGTTAAGGAATTAAAGCCAAATATTCCTGAAGTAAACCTTAATTTAGTACCTAAACCACTATATGATGATGAGGTTGTTGCTAATAGAGATTTAAGAAAACAAGTCGAAAAATTAACAACAGATATTGAAGTTTTAAATTCTGAAATCAATACGTTAACATCTAAAGTACTATCTGAAACTAATAAACGATTATCAATAGAGCAAACCAATGATGTATTGGCTAATCAACTGGATGCGTTATCAAAAGTGATTGAGCAATTTGCAACACAGATACAATCTGCAGTGCAAAAATCAGTAGATGAATCTATTTTAAGAGCATCTTTACAATCTCAAAACGCAGGATTTAAAGCACAAATTGAAGCATTGATTAAACAGATTGATTCATTAAATTCAATTATAGAAGGTTTACAATCTCAATTAGGCGCAGTTCAACAACAACAGGCTATTCAACAATCGGCATCTAATACTGCGTTAGCAAGTGGTGGTGATATTTTAGTTAAAACCACAATCATTAAGTGGTCAGGTGCAACAACTAGAACCGATATAACAAAAGGATTGGCTGGTAAAATTAATGCGAAGGATTATAACTCAACCAAATGGGAGGCAGGTGGTCAGTTGGCTATAACAAACAACGATACTCAACCTGTAAATATAACATTTCAACTTAAATTAGCCAATAATTGGAATTGGGTAACCGTGCCGAAGAATAATTTTGATTTAGCTGGTGGTGGAAATGAAACTATTGACTTTAAAATAAATGCAAACGCAGTACCAAAAAGGGCTGAATCAGAAGAAAAATGGCCATGGGGATGGGGTAATACAACGGAATATAAAGGAACTATAAAAGTTATTGCAACTAAAAAAGATGGTACAACTGAATTTAAAGAATATCCATGTAATATTGTAAAAGCAAATCCAGGTTCATATTAATATATTAAACTATGAGTATTAGAAAATATACAAATTTTGATAGCATAAATTCAAATTCAACCAATGAAGGGCAGTTTCTCCTTGCAGAAGATTTGTTTATTGTTACAAAAAACGAAAAACAAGAAACCGAATTTGGTGAGTGTAAGTATGATGTGATGGAAGTATCTGTATACGATATTAATAATATACTTTTACCCCAAAAATCAGGAAAAAATGTTGCATACATAAAAAAAAATAGCATAGGTTCATATATGTATTCACTTACTAATACATTGGGGAAAAAAGAACTTGCTATTAATATTGAAAAATTATTAAATGATTTAGGGTTTACAAACGGTATTCTTAAAGTTAATATTAATTTCGTTCGTAGTAGAGTTGGTAGTGAAAATGAATTAGAAAGAGTTTGGATACATGAAATATCTCCATCAAGAGAAGAGGTTCGTATTATACCATTAAAAACCAATAGTTCTGAAATAAACGCAACTAATACTAAACAATTTTTAAACTTAAACAATCTAAATAGAGATTTTAAATATTATAAAAAAAATATATTAGATGGGTTGGATGCGTTTGAAAGAACATCTTTACAATCTATAGATGATGCATTGGTAGCAAAATTTGGAAATGATTTTCAATCAGTTCTTAAAAAAGATTTTGGATTAAGTAATTTTAATGCATTTAAGACTAAAATATTTACAGATTTTAGAGATAGTGTTGTATATTGGTTAAACAATAAAAACTATGATATTGCTCAATCCACATTCGGGTCTCCATCTGAAAAAAGATTTGATGATTGTGACCAATATGATTTTAATTATTTATTAAATGAAATAAAAAACATTTTAAATAATTCTATAACATTTAATATAAAAACATTAAATAGAAGAGTTGTAAAATATGAAAAGTTACCTGTTGAATTTGGGGTAGAGGAAGTTAAAAAACAGATTGAAAATTTAGTTCAAGCGTACGATACTAAAGTAGAAATTGTAAGAAATGTGTATTCTCCAGAATTAGTGGCAGTATCATTTGAAGGTATTCCAAATGTAACTCCACCTACTCCAGTTGAAGTTATACCACCACAACCACCTGCATTACAACCTCCTCCAAAAATACCTGTAGTAGAAGAGAAGGCTCCTGTAACAGTACCAGAATATAATCCACCAACGGATACTACTCCAACTTCAACAGGAGGAGGAACTGGTGAACAAACTATACCATCTGAAACAGGTTTAGTTGAAGATACTAGAGGACAAACTGGACAATTTAATCCTGGAATTTCTCCTACACCGAGACCAAGAGGTGCAATCAAATAAAATAATATTAAAGTATTTATATAAAATAAAAACAAATAATGGCAGAACAAGAAAGCCTTTACGCTTATCCGGATTTTAATAATAACGGAAGTACTAGGAATACAGGTCAAACTGGTCCTTACAATGCCCCCACGTATAGACCAACTAACCCACCATCTTCGTTAAAAATTTATTTAGTAAGTGAAACTAATGATTTAGAATTTTTTGAAGAAGGTGTATCTGCTGGATATGGTAAATCCGTTGATATTGTATATAATTCATCTTTACAATTTAATGGTCCTAAAACTTATACTGCAAATTTAGATAATGGAAAAGTATTATCAAAATTTATAATTAATACTAAACAACTACAATTTGCGAATGAAATAGTTGAGGGAATCGGTGTTACAGAATATTCATTAATAGATGATGTATGGGAAGAACAACAAACCCAAAACTTCAATTTCGGAACAATAACTTTAAGATTTAAAACAGAGGTATTACAACGAACTCAAACACTTCCAACACCACCTGCAGACGTGGTAACCGTTGATAATCCAATGGTTGGTTATGAAGTTTTGTTTAATTCTAATATAAAGGAATTAACTACTTTAAGTTTAAAATATCAAATTGTATTTGAAGATAATATAGTTGTAGATGGAGAATTGCAATTATATGATAACAGAATTTCTACAATACCCAAAAATATTTTAGATGGGGGGTTTGTTAACTTTGAAATTAAAGGTAATGTACCAGATGGTATTTTTATCAAAAACATATATTCTGGAATTGCTCAACAATTTGGTTCAGATTCTGTTAACTACGATAGGTTAACAAAACAAAATTATGCATTTAGAGTACCAGCATCATTATTAAATTCAGGTTTAGGTGTTGTAATTGAAGCTGAAAGAGAAATTAAATCCGAATCACCTACAGTAGTATTAAATCAAATACAATATAATGTTAATGTAAAAGATTCGGATACAGAAAAAAGTATAGTAATTCCATTTAATACTGAATTCGCAGATTCCGTTTTAGTATATCTTTCGGCTGATAAAGTTTTAGAAATTCCAGCTAGTGACAAAGAAGTAACTATATTCTTTCAAAAAGATTTTAATGAGGTTTACGGTTCTAAAAAAATATTTTTTGTTCCAACCAGTAAAAAATTTGGAACAGGAACTAGAGTTGAGGTGATTTTAACATTTACTGCTATAAATGATTTCCCTGCTATTACGGAAGTCATATATGCAGAATCAATCGATGTACCATCGTTTTCTGATTATAATATTGATTATGAAGTTTCATATTCCTCTTTTGCAGTTTCATCAGTTGATGTTTGGTTAAAACAAAAAGATGGTAGTAAAATTGGATTATTAAGTAATCAACCACCAAACGGTTCTATAAAAATTAATCTTAAAAAATTAAGAGAAAATTATCCTAACTGGGTTGGTAGTACTAATATAACATTAATACTAAAACCATATAATCGAAGTGGAGCAGAGGAGTTAATTGGTAATGAATACGAAGTGTTGACAAAATTAACACTACCAACACTTTCATTAAATGAAGATATAATTACTAACGCTTTATTTAATGCTTTTTCTGAAAAATTAAAAATCGATGAACCTTCAAAAGAAAGTAAGTATCTAACACACCTTGCTAATTTTGGAAACGATGAGCAAATTATAATTTCATCTTGGGAAACTGATGATTTTACATTATCTAAAAAGTCTACAGATAATTTAGGTAATACATTTGTTGCTCCAAATGATGTTGTTAATTCAATTATATTAAAACTATATTCACCATTACCTGCTAATATACAGAATAATTCAACATTCTGGATTACAAAATTAATGAGTAATCCTTTAATTGAAACGGTTGTATTAACAGAAAATAATGATGTAAGTTGTCCACCAATAAAAGGACCAAATTTTACAATTGATGTAGACTTTGTAAAAGGACAATCTACTAATTACGAATCATTAGATAATATAATATTAAGTGGTTCCACATCTTCTAATGAGTTAGTATCACTATATTTAAGTTCATCGTTAATAACTACGGATGAATTAAATATCGAATACTCGTCTGGTTCTACTTATTTATGGGAGAATTTTGTTCATTTCAGTTCTGCAAATGAACGTATTGATAACTTTGTATATAAAATACAACTAATTGAATTATATGAAACTGCTCTATCAGCAGCTAACGCATCACAGGCACATAGTGGTTCGTTACCATCTATACAAGAAGCAGAAAGACAACAATTAAAGAAAAATCAATTAATAAACGGATTTGATGGATTTGAAAAATTCTTATACACATCATCTTCTTTAAGTTGGCCCTACAATGGTGCTAATCGAAGATTGAGTACATCTAACGAAGTTAAAAATTGGTACAATAATATAGAAGAACTTGCAAATATATATGATGCCAATAATTCAAATTATGTATTAAACAATATACCTCAATTCATTGTTAATAATGATGAAAACGAAAGTTTATTATTATTCTTCTCAATGATTGGACATCATTTTGATAATATCTATTTCCATACAAAATCAATTGAAAAAAGTAGAGGTTTAGGATATAAAGCAAAAGATGGCATTTCTGACAAATTACTTTTTGATACATTAAAATCATTTAGTTGGGATGCTAAAAATTTAGCAGCTGATGCCGATTTGTGGAGTTATGTATTTGGCAAGGATAAAGAAGGTAATGATAAAGAATCAAATCCGGCCAAACAAAGAACTAACGAAGTTTGGAGAAGAATTGTAAATAACTTACCATATCTACTAAAACATAAAGGTACTAGGAGAGGTATTCACGCATTGATGGCATGTTATGGTATTCCATCATCTAATCTTTCAATTTTAGAATTTGGAGGTCCTGAAATAAACGATACATCTAAAAGTAAGTTGGTAATAGATAATATTACTACGGGTCTTAACATGGCATTAACTTCATCAATACAGATGGAGTGGAAACAAACAAATAATACTTCTAGTCTTAAACCAAATACGATTGAATTATTTGTAAAACCATTAGAATCATCCCAATATACTTTAATAAGTGGTAGTGGCTGGAATGTAAATTTAAGTGGTTCTACAAATAGTGATTATGGTAAAGTTAAATTTAATTATAGTGGGTCACTATCAATAGAAACCTCAACATTACCAATATTTAATGGTAAATTTTTTGGTATATCTGTAAGTAGTGGTTCTGCTGGATTAAAATTGGATGTAAGACAAGCCGATAAAGAAAGAACTATATTCCAAGAATCAATATCATCTTCTAATTATACAAATTGGAATAATGGTTCTACAATTAGATTGGGTGGAAACTATATTGGTAGTGTGGATGAATTCCGTTTATGGTCTGAAGTATTGGATACTGAAAGATTTTATGAACACGTTTCATTTCCTGAAATGATTAATGGAAATAGTGTTTCATCTTCAACCGATGATTTATATTTCCGTTTAGATTTTGAATATCCTAAAAATTTAGCACAAACATCTTCGTTAATAAATGTTGATACTAACATTTATTTTGAAAATGGATTGACTAGAAATGATTATGAAAATGGAACTACTGCTTCATTGTATTCGGTAAACACTACACCATTATTATCAGCATCGGCATTTAATTTCCCATCTATAAGTGAATATCCATTTCAATTTGAAGTAATCGATAGAACAATTGTAATGGATTATCCAGATGGTGGAGCGAGTAGATTTTCAACTAATAAAGTTAGATTCGAAGACCAATATACTTTAACTAATCAAAAAATATCTGGAAGTGTTGGTGTAGATTTATCTTCAAAAAGTAGAGCAACTAAAAAAGCATTTGACCAATCTCCAACTGATTCTAACAGAGTTGGTTTATTCTTCTCTCCTACAAAAGAGTTGAATATGGATATTGCTAAAACTTTTGGTGGGTTAAATATTGATAACTACATTGGTGACCCATCGGATGATTATAAACCAAATTATAAATCATTGGATAATTTAAGAAATTATTATTTCCAAAGATTTGATAATAGAGATATATATGCTTACATAAATCTAATCAAACTATATGAGAAATCTATGTTTGAAGATTTAAAAAAGATGTTGCCTGCGAGGGTTAAAGCAACTACTGGTTTATTAATAGAACCACACTTTTTAGAAAGAAGTAAAGTTGTTCACAAAAAACCTACTGCAGATGATTATCAGAAAGAAACTGAAATAAAATTATCTGATACTAGTGTTATTTCATTTGAAAATATTCAAAAAGAAACATTAATAGATGCCAATTTATCAGAAAATTTAACGGTAGAAAACAATCAGTATGAAGCATTGATTTCAACTGCATCGGTAAATAATTTATTGGCTGAAAATTATCAACAGGATTCTACTATTGATATGAATTCTAATTTTGTTTTTAATTCGGATTATTATCAAAAAGAAATAACTATAGATGCAGATTTAGGAACCCCTACAATTGTAACTGAAATTGATATTATAAATTCCAATCAAGTTATAGGACAAACTGAATTTGAAACAATTGGGTTTGGTATATACGCACAAAACGGTTCCGCGATTAGAACTTATTTTAATAAAGATAATAGAGTTGTTAAAGAACGAATTAAAGTACAATTAGTTACGGAAGAAAAAGAAAGAATTATACAAAAATTTGCAATTACCGCATCTGCAAACGGATTGGGAGACCCACGTGGTGGATATGTTTCGGATATTCAAACTTATACTGAAACACGATTAAATATTCAACCATTCGGTGCACCAAATAGTCCAACAGTTGGGGGCAATGTAATAGAAGTAACAAATGTAAATGGATATTTACCAACGCATAATAAATTTACTTCCGATTTAACTAGGGGATTACAAAATAGTTTCTTTAAGGGTTCTAAAAATACTGCGGCAACTACACTAGATGGTAGTTCTCCGATTGAAACATTTATATCTAATCCGAATACATTAAAAGTAAATAAAACTGGTAGAGATTCTTCCGAACCTATTTTGGAAGTAGAATAACGAAATTTAAAAATTATTATATTTATAAACAAAGAATAATAAAAATATTATGGGATATTTAAGTAATAGTGAATTAACTGTTGATGCAATTCTTACTAAAAAAGGTAGAGAAAAATTAGCATCAGGACAAGGATTAAACATTACTCAATTTGCGTTAGCAGATGATGAGATTGATTACACACTTTACGAACCGGCACATCCACTTGGTTCTGCATATTATGATGCGGCAATTAAGAATATGCCAGTATTGGAAGCCAATCCTGATGAAACGCAAGTAATGAAATATAAATTGGTAACACTACCTAAAAATACAACTCGTATTCCTGTTGTAGAATTTGGTATACCAACCATTTCAGTTAATCAAAGAAGTGGTGAAGTTTCATTATCACCAACAACATCTCCAGCTGGAAATAGAAGTTTGGGATACACAATTGTATTATCAAACAAAAACGCAGGTGATATTGTAGGAGAAGGAGTAACATCTGATGTAGGTTCAGTGCCTATTTTTATTGGTGATGATATATCTGCAACCGCAGCAATTGCTAAAGGATTAACATTTAAATTTATTCCAAACCCATCTTTAACTTCAACTATCAAAACTACAATTACGGTTTATGGTAACGAAACTGGTGGTTCACAAACAATACCTGTAACGATAACTTACGTTCAATAAAATAAACTATGGCATTAATTAGAGACAATAGAGGAGCCCTTTTAGCAAGTAATATAGCTCAATACTTGGCAGGACAATCAAATGTAGCAGGTACTCCTATCGATACAAATGAATTAGTTAGTATTGTAAACCAATTTTTAGGACAGGGTGAGCAAATTAGTTCGGATATAACCACTATTACAAATGGTATATATAAGAAATTTGGAGCAATTGATAAAGTAACAAACAGAACAGAAATTGTAACTTCTGGAATATGGAGTGGTGATGAAGGTTCATTGACTAATTTTTTCACATCATCTACACAGTTGAACTCTGTAAGTGGTAAGTATTATTTGGATGTATATAATGTTGCAACCTCATCAACTTCTGCAGAGGTTCAATTTTCCATCGCGTATGGAGATGTAAACGGAAACGGAGCACCTACATTATCTCAAGATGATGATTCCAATTTGCAAACTACTGCAGTTTATAATCAATTTAAAAATGTATTATTGGATGCAGCTGATGCATATTTTAGTGTTTACACTGGGTCAACCGCAGGAGGACATGATTTATCATCATTCTATGTACTTAACATTAATAGAGCTAGATATAAAGAAAAATTAGATCCAGGAAATATACAAATCGCACTATCAGGTTCAGCTGGATATATTTCATTAATTGATGATTCAGGTGGAACTGGCGAAAATGTAACAACTGCTGGTAGAGTTTATAATATGGTTAGTGGTGCATTGAATATTGGAACATCCTTAACTGCATCAGTAGCACAAGTATCAGATACTTACACACAACAAGGATATGGTTTATTCTATCCTGATATGGGTATTATCTTATTAAACCCAACTGCACTTTCAGCATCAGTTGGTGGTGAATTATCAGCAGCTGCTGGTTCAACTACATTAAAATATCATCAATCAGGTTCGGTATCTGGTTCATTGAAATTGTACGATGCACTAAAAAGAGGTGGTGATTTCCAAGCTCGTAGAACTGAAAATGTTTCTACATCGCATTACTTTGTAAGAGCAAACAATAGAGAATTTAACTTCTCTAACAACCCAACATTCGTAACTGGTTCAGTAGGTGCATTTGTACAACCGTTGTTCGAAAGAGACCCGCATGTGTATATTACAACTGTTGGTTTGTACAATGACGCAAACGAATTATTAGCGGTAGCTAAAACTTCTAAACCAATTGCTAAATCATTTGATAAAGAAGTAGCTATAAAAGTAAAACTTGATTTCTAATAACATATTCCTTACGGATGCTACCGAAGGACACCCCCGTCAGAAATGGTGGGGGTTTTTTATTTCTTTATATTTATATATGATATGTTAAAAAGAATACCCAAATCCGATATTAGTATTAGGCCTTTCAAAGCCTACAAAGAATGGAACTTTTCTAGTGGTTCTAATGAAATAGATTTATTAGAAGCTAATGAAAATTCATCTACATTATCTGGATTATATCCACAAAATTCTATATACGGTCAATTAAGAGCACAATTTTATAATGGAAATGAAGATAACCCATTTTTAAGATTTGGCTCCAAAAATAATACATACGAAATCTCTAATTCGGGTAGAGATAGATTTTTAAGTGGTTCCGCAAAAGTAATATCTATTCCACAAATATATGTTGGAGAAGGAATCAAAAAAGGTTCAATCAATTTATTAGATAATGGTAAAACATATATAGATGATACCTTTGGAAATTTAATAGATTCTGCGGGAGATACTATTACTGTAGTATCTATAGATATTCAAGATAATGAAATTATATTTACAGATTTAGCATCTGCTGCGTATACTGCTTCTTTTCAATTTATGGGGTTTGATATAGAAGACAGTATATTTAATCTAACATATAACGGTATAAGTTATGATATGAATATTGTTAGTTTTAATATTGAAAGTGGTGTAATGATAGTAGAAAATATACCATTTTTATCAGGCGCAGCAGGAACAAATTCAATTGGTAATATATTCTATACCCAAGGGTTGATTGTAATCACCCGAGCACTCAATGATGTATTGATATCTAATTGGGACTTATCATTCAAATCCACCAAAACAATTTATGAGCACGAATATCTATTGATTGTTAATGAAGATGAATTTAATGTTTCACAAAACCCATCCGCCGTTGTAACGGAAGGTGGTGAATATACATCATTTGTAGATTCTTCTGGAAATACACATAGAGTATACTCTAAACAACCTGTTAAGTACATTCGTAAAAAATCTATATTAGAAAATGGAAATACTTTGGATTATCGTTATACATCATCTGTAAGTTCTTCTACTCACTTTGCAGGATTTGAACATTATGATTTAAGTAGTTCTATCGATTCAACTGGTTCTTTCTTAACACCATTCATCACAACAATTGGTTTATACGATGATAATTGTGATTTAGTTGCGGTAGCTAAACTTCCTCAACCAATTAAATCGGAAAGAGATATTCCTGTAAACTTTATTATACGATTTGACACATAATCTTATATTTATACTTAAAATACAAAACAAATGGCAACATTAGAAGAATTATACAAAACCCAACAATCGGCACTAGGTGTTGATAAAATTTCATTTGAAGCTGGAAAGGCTGCAAACACTCCATATTCTACAAATGATTTGCAAAAAGCAGATGAGCAAGTTTTAACTGCTGCAAAATTCAAAACAGGTAGAGGTGGTGAAAAAACCTTTGCAAAGTATTCGGATTCAGTAAAACGATAATTTTTAATGGCTAAAAAAGTTATAAAAAAATCTAAAAGTTGGGTTGGTAGAAAACACGGATTTAAATCTGGTCTTGAAGAAACTATTTCAAGTCAAATTAAAGAAAAGGGTATCGATGTTAAATATGAATCTGAAAAGATTCCTTACATCGTACCCGCTTCAAACCACACTTATAATCCTGATTTCAAATTACCTAATGGCATTTTTGTAGAAACTAAAGGTAGATTTGTTGCAGCTGATAGGAAAAAACATCTATTAGTTAAGGCTCAAAATCCAAATTTGGATATAAGATTCGTATTTTCCAACTCAAATAACAAAATCACAAAAAACTCTAAAACTACATACGCAGATTGGTGTGTAAAAAATGGGTACAAATACGCGGATAAAATCATTCCAGAAGATTGGTTTTAAAAGACTTGGAAATATAAAATATTTATACTATCTTTGATTTGTGTTGAATCAAACTGATAAAAATCTCGTTACAACCACACTATCGAATGTGTTGGGTACATATAATTATTTGAAAGGTAATGAATTGGCCTTTTATTGCCCTTTTTGTAACCACCATAAACCCAAATTACAAGTAAATACTGAAACTCAAAAGTGGCATTGTTGGACTTGTAATAGTGGTGGTAAAAAATTAACATCATTACTTCGTAAATTGGATGTGGATAGAAAAACCATATCAATAATTAGAGAAATATACGGAGATAGTAATTGGACACCACAACAAGAAGATGCAGAAACTCGAGTATTTATACAACTTCCAAAAGAATTTATTTCATTAGCAGAAGAACCAAAAGGATTCAATCCAGAATATAAACATGCTATGTTCTATCTTTCTCAAAGAGGAATTGGTATGAAGGAAATTGTTAAATACAATATTGGTTATTGTAAAGATGGATTGTATAGTAGAAGAATAATTATACCATCTTATAGTTTAGAAGGTTCACTAAACTATTTTGTTTCTCGTTCTTATTATACAGATGAGAAGATGAAATATAAAAACCCACCAATCAGTAAAAATATAATTTGTTTAGAATCACAGATAAATTGGGATGAGCCAATTATATTATGTGAAGGTGTATTTGATGCAATTACAATTAAAAGAAATGCAATTCCACTTTTAGGTAAGTTTCCATCAAAACAATTGGTTGAAAAAATCTTTATGAGTGGAGTAAGCAACATTATTATATCATTAGATAACGATGCAATGACTGACGCATTAAAAGCTGCAGAATACTTTAGAAAAAATGGGATTCAAGTTAAAATGATGTATTTGAAAGATAAAGATGCCGCAGATATGGGGTATGAAAAATTCTACGAAGAACTAAATAAAACTAAAGAATTTACTTCGGAAGAATTACTATTAAATAAAATAAATAGTTTATGAGTAGATTAAAAAAGATTTATCATATTGCAGATATACACATCCGTAATGTGAAAAGACACAATGAGTATCGGCAAGTGTTTGAAAAAATGTTTGAGGAGATTCGTAAAAGAGGTACGGAAGATTCAATCATTTATTTAGCAGGAGATATTGCTCATGCTAAATTGGAATTATCTCCTGAATTGGTTAGAGAAATAAGTTGGTTATTTACCGAATGTTCTAAACATTGTGAAACAATTCTTATTACAGGTAATCACGATTGTAATATGAATAATTCTGATAGATTGGATGTACTTACACCAATTGTAGAGGCTCTAAATTTACCAAACTTCACATATCTCAAAGATACTCAAGTGTATGGAATTGGTGGGGTAGATTTTGGAGTATTTAGTATTTTTGATAGAAAAGAAAATTGGCCAAAAGGAAATACATTATCTTCTAATAAAAAGATTGCTCTATTTCACGGGCCAGTGGATAACTCTCAAACGGATATTGGATACACAGTTTCATCTCGTCATTTCACAACCGAAATGTTTGATGGATACGATTTAGCTCTATTAGGTGATATTCATAAAAGACAAACTATGATTTCACCAAGTGGATGTAAGATAGTTTATGCGGGTTCATTGATTCAACAAAACTTCGGTGAAACGCTGGATAAGCACGGATTCCTTGTTTGGGATTTAGATAGTATGAAATACGAAGAAGTTGATATTCAAAATGATTATGGATATTATACTATGGATGTTGATAATGGTAAAGTTCCTATTGTAACGGATATGCCAAAAAAACCTCGTTTAAGAGTTCGTTTATCTAATACCGATTCTGCCGATACTAAAAAAGTAATGGCTGAAATTAAGATGAGGTATGGTATTGAGGATTTCACAATTATCAGAACCGATTCTCTTTCTAAATCTAAAACAGGTGATAGATTAAATAAATTAGACTTTGAAGATATTTCGGATATCAATTATCAAAACTCACTTATAAATGAGTATATTGAAAGAATGATGCCATTTGTAGTTCCTGAAGATTTGAAAGGGCTAGAACTGATTAATAGAGATATAAATAGTAGAATAGTTCAAGATGATATCCAACGTAATATACAATGGAAACCAATTCGTTTTGAATTTTCAAATATGTTTAGTTATGGTGAAAAGAATAAAATTGATTTTACAAAATTAAACGGATTAGTTGGATTATTTGCTCCAAACGCGGCAGGTAAATCTTCTTTATTTGATGCGGTATCATTTTGTTTATATGATAAAAGCAGTAGAGCATATAAAGCATCTAATATTTTAAATAATCGTAAAACAGAATTTGATTGTACATTATATTTTCAAATAGATGGTGTAGATTATGGTATTCAGAGAACTGCTAAAACAATTAACAAAGGTAAAAATGTAAAAGTAGATGTTCAATTTTGGAGACAAGATGGTGATACTAAAACCTCATTAAATGGAACCGAAAGAAGAGATACAAACCAAATTATTGAACAATATGTTGGAAAATATGAAGATTTTGTACTAACTGCACTATCACTGCAAGGTAATAACGCTCTATTCATTGATAAATCACAATCGGAAAGGAAAGACCTTCTTGCTCAATTTATGGGGTTAACTATTTTTGATAAATTGTATGATACTGCAACCGAAGATATTAGAGAAGTTTCAGTATTGATTAAAAACTTTAAGAAAACGGATTTTACAACCGAACTTGCCGAAAAAGGTAAGGAATTAATTGAAAAAAAATCACAATTAAAATCATTAGAAACATTACTAAACAATAAAAATATAGAAGTAACTGATTTGAATGATAAAATTGTTGGATTAAGCAGAGAATTAACTCCTATAGATTCCAATTTAGATTTGCCAAAGTTAGAATTAAGTAAAACGAATTTAAAAACTCAAATAGAAAATTTATATAAAGAATACAATACGAAAGAAAATAAAATTATAGAATGTAGTACAATTCTAACCGAAGTTTCACATTCTTTGGTAAACAATAAAACTTTTAAAGTAGAAGAAGTTGATGTTGATATCGAAACTGTCTACTCAAAGTATATTAGTATTAAAAATGAAGTTTTAGAAGCGGAAAATTCTTATCAAAAACTAAAATATATAGAAGAAACATTGAATGAAAAGATTTTACATTTAGAAGAACATAAATATGACCCTAATTGTGAATTTTGTTGTGATAATGTTTTTGTAAAAGATGCAATTAACGCAAAAGATGAGTTGGTAATTTTAAAAAACAAATTAAATACCTCCAAAAATATTGTTAATTCTATTCAATTTAAATTAAATACATTAGATGGTGTAGATACACAATATAGTGAGTATAATGAATTAAAAAACACATATTCTAAAAGTAAAATTGTTTTAGAAAAAACAGAAGTTGAATTAGATGCTTTAAAAACTAAAGAACAATTATTAGAAAACCAATTAAATACTATTAATGAAAATATAAATAAGTATTATGAAAATGAAGATACAATTTCTAAAAATAAACAAATAGAAAGTGTAATTTCTGAACTAAATAAAACAAAAAATAATATTGGAATTGAAATTAATAAATTAAATAAAGATATAACAAATTTAAATGGTTCTATTTCATCCATATCTTCGTTTATAGAGGACATAAAACAGAAGATGAATGATGTTAAGGTATTGGAAGAAAAGAACCGCCTGTACACCTATTATTTGGATGCAGTGAAGAGAGATGGAATACCTTATGAATTAATTTCAAAGGCATTGCCAGTAATAGAAAACGAAGTAAATAATATTTTAGCACAAGTAGTTGATTTTGGAGTTACGATGGAGATGGATGGTAAATCAATTAATGCTAAAATTGTATATGATGACCAGGAGTGGGGACTAGAAATGTGTAGTGGTATGGAAAAATTTGTTAGTGGATTAGCAATTAGAGTAGCACTCATTAATGTATGTAACTTACCTCGTCCAAACTTTTTAGTAATAGATGAAGGATTTGGTACATTGGATTCGGATAACTTATCATCCCTATTTATGATGATGCAGTATCTTAAAACTCAATTTGATTTTATATGGATAATTTCACATTTAGAACAAATGAGAGATATAGTAGATGGATTAATAGAAATTAAAAAAGAAAATGGATATAGTAAAATTAATTTTTAATGGAAAGTATAGAAAATTACAGAAATAGTGGATACATTTACGGTAAGTTGGAAGATTATTCCGAACTAATTGATTTAGATGGTTTTAAACAAATAAAAAATTATATAGATAATACAAATTTTGTAAGATATTCTAGATATGATTATTGGTTTAAATATAATGACCAATCTTATATGGAAGAATTGGTTTATGATAATTATTTAGCAAGAGATAACGATTTAGATACTGCCGATTATGTTTATAATAAAGCACACCAATATCAATTGAAAAAAATTGAAGAATGTGGATTCTATCCAACTTGGGTATTTGGTACTTCTATGGATTCTGAAATAACTAATAGAATAAACAATGAAGTATTAAGAGATTTTCAAAAAAACTTTGTAAGAAAATATTATCCTGAAAAATTATTTAATAAATTTACTGGAAATACAAAATTACAATTTTACGATAATGGATGTGAGATAAAATTACATGATGATGGAAAACCTCATAACAGAATATGTGTATTTTTATATTTTTTAAATAACGAATGGAGTGAATCAAATGGTGGACATTTGATATTACATGATTTAAATGGAAATGATATTAAAGTAAATCCAATTTTTCCTAATTTTGTAGTATTGGATTCTGATAAAAATTTATTTCATGAAGTTGAAAAAGTACAGAATGATATTAAATATAATATAGTATCATTCTACTCACATGAAGATTAGAAAGATTTAATTTTATCTGCTTTTAACACACCGTTTTGAATTTTAGGAACTCCAATATGTTTTTTAATTAAGTTTTCTACTAAACTTCCCATTTTAAACCCATGTTCTTCACAATAATTTTTGAGAAGTTCGTGGGTTTCTTTTTTTATTTGTAACATCGCGTATTTCATAACTCTTTAGTTATCTTTAGTTTAATAAAGTATTTATTAGTTTTCTTTATATAAATATGTTAGATTTATTTTTTAAGAATATTTATAGTAAAGATATTTTATAATGGCCGTAATAAAGAAAACGCTTTTTGCTGAAAATTTAGATAAGTATAATACATTTGTAGTAGATACTGCTCCAAATAGTACCTACTTCAATGTAACAGAAATACCAGATGCATTTACTGGTGGTAAGAACGCATTTTTAATAGCAGGTTCAAAGGAATTAGTAGCCGATACTTTAGTTAAAATTGAAATTAAAGATGCTGCAGGAAATACTATATATCATGAACCTGGTGAAGGTATAGTATCGTCATCTATAAACGGAGAATCGTTTATTAGTGAATACTATGAAGGGGTATCAAAAGTTGTAGCGGTATATGTTTATCCAGATACAACTGCGTATGGTCCGTGTACAATTACAATATTAGGTGAATTAAGCTCATACTATGATGGTAATGGTTTATTAACACCAATACCAATTGATTGGCAAGGTACTTACAATGTAAAGTGGCAGAGAAGTGTTAATGTAAATCCTACATTGGCAAATACTACTAAAATTCGTTTTTATCGTAGACCAACTGCTACTATTACAGAAATACTATCCCCAATATACAGAATAGAAAGTGGTTCAAAGGTTGATTCTGGTATAAATCAATCTTTTGCAGAAATTAAACTTTCACAATTAGAAACATTTGCAGGTGATGTAAAACGAGTAAAAGTATTCAGAACTTCTGAAGGAGATATTTCTGATTTTAATTTAATACAAGATATATTAGTAGAATCAAAAGAATTATTAACAACTACCCAATTAACAGGAAGTGTTATAGGAAATACTGGAACATTTACATCGGAAGTATTACCTTTATTTTGGAATACTGGTTCATTAACTGCCCAATTAACATCTAGTAGAGTTGAAAGTGGATTAAAATTAAACGGAAGTGGATTATTAACTTACTCACAATCGTTGGACATAAAAGCATCAAACACGTATGAGTTAAATTTAGATGCGTTTTACTCATCATCTACCGCAAGTAATTTAGGAATATACATAAGTGGCTCGGATGGTGGTGATGTTTTAATTGGTACATTAAATGGAATAACCCCCACAAAAAATCTATCAGATACGGTTATTCCATTTAAATTAGATTCCGATTTTCAAAGTGGTTCTTTATATTTTTCACAATCGCAAGGTGAATGGCATGTTGGAAATATAAGTTTAAGACTTTCCGAAGATACGGCATTTTCACCTGATGAAATCTCCTTTATTACTACAATGCCCACAGTCATTGGTAATGAAACTTATAATTTTAAATTTGAATTTTATGATGTAAATAACAATTTTGTTCCAGTTGCAGTAACACAGAGTGCAAATTTTACGGGTGGGACAAGTGGAGTAGCCACTAAATTGTTAACATTTGATTCAGATAGAACTGCATTTAGATTTTCTACTGGTTCATTTGGTAATCCTGCATTTCAACAATTAGGATTTAAAGTTTCAAAATCAAATTTAACAGGTTCAGTTACATACGCATCATCTGCATTTGATATTGGCGGTAATTATATAGTACCCGCATCCTATGCAGGAACTTATCCTGGAACATTAACAAATGTAAGTGATGCGGGTGCAACATTAACTATTGCAAATTTTACTGGTAGTGTAGCATCTGTATTAGTTGGTTCAATTACATATACTGCATCGTGTGAAGGATTAGAACAATTTGAAACTGTATACAGATTTGAAGATGGTGATAATGCACCTGGTGTTTTTGTAACATCTAATACAAATCAATTTATTTATAAAGCAACAGATTTATCAATAAACCCATCGGGTCAAACAATAACAATCGAAGCTAAACGTAAGAATTTAGCATCGGCAACAACTCCATTAACTGTAAATTCAGGAAGTGGTAAACCACCATTGACATTGGTATCTACTAACTCAACAAACGGCGTAGATACCTATACAATAGCTGGAACTGATTATTCCTTTGGAACGGGAGAGACTACATACTTCATTTCAGGTTCAGACCAATTTGGTAATCAATTTTCTGATGCAATAAAAATAACTCCTGTAAAAATATTAGATGGATTATCCGCAACTCTCACAAATGATAACGCATCACTTCCATCACTTTCAAATGGATTTATAGCAAGTGGTTCATTCATATTGACAAGTGGTTCGGTGACTGTTAAAGTGGGTAATGAGAGTATTTCATTTGATGATGATAATGATAGTATTAGAGCAAATAATACGTTTGCTATAACAAATTTAAGTGGAATTGGATGTACTCCAAATGGTGGAAATAATAGTAATCCAACAACAAACTCATACAGTATTACAAATCTTACTCAAGATTCGGGTTCATTGGATATAACAATTAGTTATAAGGATGGAGCAGGTGATACAACTTCTATTATAAAAAACGTAACTTATACTAAAAATAAAAAAGCAGCACCTGTTTTAGCTATATCATCAACACCAAAAGACCAAAGTGTAACTGCTAAATCAACAGGTGCACAAATTGATTCATTTTTAGATTCAACGATAGTTGTAAAAGAAACTTACAATGGTTCTACTATCACTTTACCAGCAACATTAACTGCAACTAGAGTAGATACTGGTGGGAGTTTAACAGTAAATAATACAACTGGAGTAGTAACTTTGAGTAATCAAACTTTAGCGGATGGAATAAATTCCACAACTGTAAATATAAGTGCAATTGTAACTGATTCTGAAGGAACAAGTAGAACTGTAACCGATACATTAAGTTTATCAAAAGTTAAAAAAGCAGTTCCATTGGTATTAATTTCTGCTTCACCTCAAGCGCAATCTGTATTGGCTAATGCAGCAGGAACGCAAACTGGAACTTTATCAAATGTAACTATAAGTGCATTAGAAGGAACAACTAGTAGATTTACTTCTATGACCATTGCATCTACTTCAGGATTCTCAACTCCACCAACTGTTAGTAGTGCAACATTAACAATGACATCTGCGGTAATGAATGCAGCAGAAGCATCGGTAACATTAACAGTAACACATACTGATAGTGAAGGTACGACTGGACAAACTCAAACGATAATTGTTAGAGCAACAAAAGTTCCTACTGGAGCAGCAGGGGCTAATGGAACCAATGGAACGAACGGAACCAATGGAACGAACGGAGCAGATGGTGCACCCGGAGCGACTGGGGGAGACGGGCCAGGTGTAGTGTTTAGAGGTCCTTGGAATTCTACTACAACTTACAATAGTGTTAGTCAAGACCCAACACGTAAAGATGTGGTGTTGTATAGTGGAACTTATTATGCTACAAAAACAAATGCATCTGCAAATTTAAATAAACAACCGGATACTCAAACCACATTTTGGCAATCACTCGGAACAGATTCATTTTTTGTAGCTGCTGAAATGTTTATATCTAAAGAATCATTTGTACAAAACACAATAAATGTTGGAACAAATTCATCAGGTAATGCTAATATTACAATTGCAGGTGGCACAACATCTCCGTTTATTTCAATTGGACAAGCAACGAAAGGATATGACCAAATTGGTGCATTTATAGGTAGTAATGGAACAACTGGAAGGTTATCTTTAAAATCTGCATCAAATTCATTAACATGGGATGGAACTACTCTAAATATAGTTGGTAACATAGCTGTTGGTAGTAGTGTTCCAGTTGGAACGGTGAGTGGATTGGGAGGCCTTGCAACTCAAAACACCGTATCAACTGGACAAGTTACAGGATTAGGAGGCCTTGCAACTCAAAACACCGTATCAACTGGACAAGTTACAGGATTGGGGACTTTGGCAACTCAAAACACCGTATCAACTGGACAAGTTACAGGATTGGGTGGTTTGGCAACATTAAGTACCGTAACAAATACAGAATTAGCTGCTAATGCAGTACAAGCGGGAAATATTGCAACAGATGCAGTTACTTCTGGTAAAATAGCAGCGAATGCAATAATTGCCGATAAAATAGCAGCGAACGCAATAGTTGCAGATAAAATTGCTACAAATGCCATAACTGCGGGTAAGATTGCAGCTGGTTCTGTAACGGCAGATAAAATAACAGTAAGTGAATTATCCGCGTTAGGTGCTACAATTGGAGGTTGGTCAATTTCTACCGATAAAATAAGTAAAACGAGTACTGGTACAATAGAAATTAACTCAAATGATTTAGGATTCTTTATAAAAGATGGTTCTAGAAATGCAGTAATTATGACGGATGATACTTCATTTAGAATAGGAAGTTCTACATCCGCTTTATCTGATTTTAGTGGTACAGATTCAGTAGTAAGAAATGGTGCAATTTTTGGACAAAACTTACAGTCTGAAGCAAGTACTACATTCTATTCAAACAATGTATCAACGGGTGTTGTTGCAGCTGGAACAGAGGTTTCAATAACAGATGCGGAGATAGCATCAATGATTTCCAATTCGGCAGGTACTTCATATTGGATGCAAATATCTACTGCAACTTATGTTCAAACTTACCATTGGGTAAGTTTAGAAGTTGTGGGAGTGGGCGAAGCACTTATTGCATCGGGTTATGTATTTTATAATGCTCCTAATTATGAACGAGGTATAACATCTACTGGAGGTGGTTCTATAGTAATACCTTCAGGTGGAACATATAATGTTAGAATAAAACATCAAATTGGAGTAAATTATTTAGTTGGTGGTGAAAGTATTACTTTAAAAACTCCAAATTTTAGTGGGGTAAATGCCGTAGTTGGTAGTGCACCTAGAAGTGTTGAAATTTGCCAAGCAGGATTACAATCACTATATGGTTCAAATCAATTTAAAGTTGATACAAGTTTATCTGCCACTAATTTTTTAACCGTAAAGGGTTCATCAAACTTTTCTGGATTAAGTACATTTTCTACTTTAAGTGCAACCAATGGTTCAATAACAAATTTATCAGTTGGTGAATTTTCAGTATCTAGTGGTGTTCTAACTATAAATGGTGATATAAGAGCAACTGGTGATGTTTACGCATTAGCTAGTTCCGATAAGAGATTAAAAGAAAATATTATTCCTATTTCAAATCCAATGGATAAAATTAAAAAAATTGGAGGATATACATTTAATTGGAACGGTATTTCTAACAAACCAAAAAATGTTCAAGAAGTAGGAGTTTTAGCACAAGAAATTCAAGAAGTATTACCAGAAGTTGTAAAGGAAAAGGGTGATGGATATTTAGGAGTTGATTACGAAAAGATAATTGCCTTATTGATTGAAGGAATAAAAGAACAAAATGGTGAAATTACTGAATTAAAAAATGAAATAACATCAATTAAAAAGTTATTAAATAAGTAGTATGTCAATTATAACAATACCAACTTCAAAAATAGCATTGGGTAATCACTTATCAGGCACTGGTGCCGTTTTAGCTGGCTCATCAACTCCTTACGCGTTTTTTCCAATTGAAATTCGTTGGCCTAATATAGCAGAAAATCAATATATTCCTGATTTAACTTTGGGTGGTTCAAATGACCAAACACAAAATGTAAGTGGATTTGGTGATTCTTTATTTTTTGATTTTGAAACCAATATTGGATTAGCAGGTGGAATTCAGGCTTTTATGGTAGACAGTCTTGCTTATACTTATGGTGAAATAAAAATCCCAAGAAGTAAAATTCATAACAATTACACATCAATTTATGTTTCCAATTGTGGTTCATTCAATCCTCGTTCGTTAGCAGGGGTTCTTGGTAATACTGGATTGGGAGGATGTGGTAGGTTTGATATCTATTGGGATTACCTAAATAATTATTCAAGTGGTTTTGAAATTGTAGTTAATAGTAAATCTAGTGGAAGATATAGAGGAATATCCGACCAATGTGGTGTATCTCCAACAATAGAAAATTGTAGTATCAATGGAAACGGACCAGATGGAACCCCGGTTAATAGTTTTAATACTTATTTTTCCGATGGTGGAACTGTTTCTGATTTAACAATAACTATACCTTGGAACGATATTAATAATGTACAAGCGATATTTGTACATTTTATTGAAGCGGATTCGGGAGGAGGCGGAGGAATATAATGAAGGAAAATCTAATAGTATTTATACATTACTCAAATCAAATACCAATAATGCTTGGTATGTTTGGTAAAGAAAATTTAGAATATTTATCTGAATTTGATGCAAAAGAGTTTGACAATTCCGATAAACAAATATATTATCATAGAGGATTAAATAGTAAAATATATTTTTACAATCGCATGACTGATTTTTTAAAAGAATCAAATCAATTTTTTAAAAGTTTTAACAGATGTGTGATATTTGTAGAAAATTTAGAAAGTAAATTGATTGATGATAAAATATTTCAATTAAACATAGATTGCCCCAATATAAAAAAGGTATTTATATGGCATTATGGTGAGGTGTTTGAGATGGAGTTTGTGAAAAAAATACAAGAAATTGAATATGATTTAATACTTTCAGGTTCCAAAAGACCTTTATTAGAAAAAGAACCTAATTTTTATTTTGATTTACTATTTCCATTTAGGTATTTTAAATACTATATAGGATATTATTACTTGGAAGAGTTAATAAATAATATGCCATTACCCAAATATGATACATCTAAATCAAAATTATTTTCTTATGTAAGAGCATATAAAACTGGAAGTTGGAGAACTGAATTATTAAATTCAAATCCTTTAATTCAAAAAATGTTAAATCCAAAGGATTCTGCTAATGATGCATACGATTTATTGTATCCCAAATATAAACACTTTGAAGCAATAAACGATTATCTTTATTGTAATTACAATTTAATATTTGAAACATTAGATTATAGAAATAATAGTGAAAGATTTATTACGGAGAAAACATTTAAAGGATTGTTTTTTGGTAAACCTATATTATTGGTAGCTTGTTCTGATACATTAAATGAACTTAAAAATATGGGATTTTATTTATTAAATTTTGATTTTATAGAAAATATAAATACATTTGAAGATGTGGAAAAAAGTATAAATTTATTTTCAGAATGGTTATATAATACATCTGATAATGAAATAGAAGAACAATATAATAAATCTTTAGAAAAATCTATACAAAATAGATATAAACTGATGGAATACTTAAATGATTATTCAGAAATGGAAACCATATTTCAAAAACTATTAAACTAATACTGTTTTGTTAAAAATATTATATTTATAGTAAATAAACCTCACAATTATGGAACAAATTTGGAAAATAGTAATATCTGGCACAGATACAGCAGTTGAAGGATGTGAATCATTAACTATTGAACAAGCAATGGAATGGCTTGGTACAAATCAAGAAATTTATACCGATGAGCCAAATGAGTGTGGTGATACGCAAAAATACATTTTAATTCCTGTAGAATCTGCCGAATAATCATATAAGGTAGGCATCTATAAGTTTAAAATAAATAAGTTATTGATTAGTGGTTCTATATGATAGTATTTATCACAACAGGTTATGGAAAAAATGTTATTGGCGGAGCTGATTTATGGTGTAATAACTTTTTCGAAAATATATTACCATTAGTAAAAGACGATTACAAAATTGTAGTTGATGGTAGACCTTTGTTACCAGAAGAAGGTGCAATTTACACTTTCCAAAACGATGAGGAAATAGATAAGATATTAGATGAGTGTGATAAAATAATTTTTCTCCACCACTCATACAAACCAAATCTTATAATCAAAAAATATCTTCACAAAACCCACACAACCTTTGTTCATGCATTTATTCCTGATATGTTGGGATTAAACGATGAGTACGAAAATCTAATGACTCGTATTGATTGGGAATGGCAAAAAGAAATATTAGATAACTCTGATAATATAGTTTGGATTGGATATGAATCTGATACTATACATAAAATGTATCCAAATACTATTACAATCACAAATTATTACGAATGGAAAAATAAAAAACCATTTACAGGAGTTATATCTAACAAAATTGGGTATGCTGCTAGATGTGAAACCCGAAAAAACGCACATTATTTAGATTACATTCCATCAATTATATTTTCAAACAAATATGATTACAAACGAATGTTGGAAGGTTCTAAAATAAATTCCGAATACCATAGATTTATAGAATTTGATTATCGGTTCCATCAAAAGTTTTTTGAAAGTAATTTTCAAATATTTCACGGATGTTATACTAAAGAACCGTTTGGATACGCAATTTTTGATGCAATTGATAATGGTAAAATTCCAATTATACATACCGATTGGATGCCACATATTGATTACAAATATAGAGCAAGTAGTAAAGGAGAATTTCATCAAAAATATTTAGAAATTTTAGAAAATGATATGGATATAGTTAATGCTGAATTTCATAAACTATCAACAAGATTATATTTCTATACAAACAAACAAAATTGGATAAATGAGGTCATTAAATATATTAGCAACATATAATGAGTTACAGAATTTGTTTCCAGAAGCAAATTTGATTTCCGTAACCCCAATAAAAATAGAAAAACATCATGAAATTGTTATAGATAATGCTGGTGAAAAAATTAAAATACATCACTATATACAAAACCCATATAATGTATTAAATAAATTAAAATCATTTGATGGTATAACAACTTTTGATTTAATGTATTCAAACCCAATTGATAATTTAATAATTGTTATTGATAGAAAAATATGGAGTGAATTTTATTTACCATTAATGAAAAAAAATCCAATTGAATTTAATAAATTGGAACAGCTGTATGTTGAACGTAATGCAAAAGTTTTATTTAATTTTGCATTTTTAGAAGCAGTTGAGTACGAAAAAGATGAACAATATTTTAGATATGATTTTAAATTTAATCATATTAAAATGACAGATTATGAATTGTTTGATGGAGATAAAAACTTTCACTACGATTCATTCTATTGTATGTTTCATTTGATGGCCGAAGGACAATTTACAAATTTTTTATTTCCAAATCATACTACTGGTAAATTAGCATATAATGATAATTTTTATAATATATTTAAAAATCTAAATATATCACATAATACTGAAAAACTATATGTGTATAGTAGTCAGGCATTAAAACCAAGATTTCATAGAGTTCAGTTTTTATTAAAAGCAAAAGAATCGGATATATTAAAAACAGGTTTAAATTGTATAAATGAAAAATTTTTAATAGAATATTTACAAGCAGTTAGAGAAGGATACATATATACAGACCATACTAACACGCATACCGATAATCATATAAAATATTTTACAAAAGAAAATTTTAATAAATTACAATCTATAAGAAATGAAATAAATATTACACCTTTGAATGCTCCATTTGAGTTTGACCATTTACTTTATTATTTTAGAGAAAAAGAATACGATTTATCATATTTTGAAGTAGTTGGTGAAACACATTGTATTTTTAATTTAAAATATGGATTTTTTACAGAAAAATCTATAAAACCAATATTATCGGAAAAACTTCCATTGATATTTGGTTCCAATAAAGTATATAGTGAATATAAAAGAATTGGTATAGATTTGTTTTTAGATGATTTTGGTTTACAAGGAATTCAAACAAAAAATGAATTAGAACAAATTGATATGATAGTAGATTTTTTAAAAAATAAAAATATAAACGATGCTAAAAATACATTTATTCAAAAAACACCTATATTAAAAGAAAATAAACAAAAATTGATAACACATTATTGCAATATAATGAATAATATAAATAAATTATTATGATATTAATAAACGGATGCTCGTTTTCTGCTGGAGATGAAAACTGGCCTATTGGGTTTGAAACGGAAGGATATTCTTTATTTGATAATAAAAAATCAGCGGAACCATTTGATGTATATAATGCAGGTTGTGGTGGTTCTGGAAATGACATAATGAGGAGAAAAGTATTTAAGTTTTTAAATTCATTACAGTATAATAACGCACTAAAACCACATTGGAAAGTGGATTATGCAATAGTTCAATGGTCTACAATCGATAGATGGGATTATCCTGTATTTGTAGATGAGGATAGAGCAAAAAACTTTCCAAGAATGAATATGCATCCTGAAAGAATTGGTAAAATAAACTATATGTTAAACGGAACTGATATATCAGGATATGGAAAAGAATTCTTTGAAAAATATTATTCAATACATGGTGCTATATTGCAAACATTAGAAAGTATATATCATACTCAACAGTATTTTAAAGAAAAAAATATACCATATAAAATGTTTTGTATAGGTAATTTATTTCAAATGGATGTTGCAGTAAACAAGTTACAGATTCTTCAAAAAAAAACAGATTCAGACGCAGGAAATTATTCTATACTAAAAACAGAAAGTTTGTTTGATAAATTAGAACCATTTGACGATTCATGGTTCGAAGCAAATATAATATCAGAACTATTAGAAAAAATTGATTTTAGTAAATTTATATTTACAGATGATGTTAGGGTAAATGGATTTGGTGGTGGTATGCTAGAATACTTTGTCAACAAAAACGAACCAATGTTGGGTGGTAAAAATCATCCATCAAAAGAACAATCAATCGATTTCTTTACAAATTTTCTATGGCCAAAAATTAAAGATGAAGTTGAAAAATATTATACTAAAATAACTGAATAAAGTTTTGTAAATGTGAATTTTTTTTAGTATATTGTAATCACTTTACTTTATCAACTAATCTAATGCTACAAGATTTACAATACATAAAAAATACTATAACAAATAATATCGAATTCAATGAGTATCAGGAACAAGAAGATTCTCCAGTTCCTTATAGATGGTCTCATGGTGCAACTGATTTACATTTAGGTGATGGATTAATTGTGTATTCCATCATCCAGTATATGAGAGCAAAAACTTGTGTATGTTTGGGAAGTGGTGGTGGATTTATTCCAAGATTAATGACACAGGCTAGATATGATTTATATAATCAGAAAATATTTGAAGGAAATCCTGATTTAAATTGGGGAGATATTGGAGTTACTTATGTAGTTGATGCGATGAATGGTATTGGGGGTAATGTAAATTGGTTCAGAGAAGAATCTTTTTTTAGAAGAACATTTCATCCACGAATTATTAATAAAACAACAGAAGAAGCATTTCATAATTATTTTGTTCTCAATGATATTCAGATAGATTATTTGCATATTGATGCAGGGCATAGTTATGAAAATGTTAAAGAAGATTTTGAGTTATACTCACAATTACTTTCTCCAAATGGAATCATTTCAATCCACGATACCGACCCTAACTATGCAGATAGTTACATCGTTACAAACGAAGTAAAAGATAGAGGTGATTTTGATGATTGGCACGGACCAATTGTATTTGCAAAAGAATTAAAGGATAATCCAAATTGGGAAGTATTTGACCTTTTTAATTTTGGTATTCAAAAAAATAAACCAGCATCAACTGGATTAACATTAGTTAAAAGAAAATGATTAGATTAGTTACAGTAACAGGTAGTAGAACAAACACTTTATATCACATGCTAAAGCATTATGCCGATTTAGTAGATGAGATGTGGGTGGTTGTATATGAATGGGAAGGTGTTAGTACATACAATGATGTATCCGATATTGTTTCACAATTTTCAAATGCGAAAATAGTAAGAAGAGCAATTGGAGAAAAATATAATTGGGAATTAGTTACCAAATTATACAACGAAGAAAAATCAAAATATCCTAATGATTGGTGGGTAATATCGGATGATGATGAGTTTCATTTATATTCAAAACCATTATCAGAAATAATAGCGGATTGTAATAATAACGGGTGGGAATTAGTAAGAGGTGGATTTATAGATAGAATTGGGGAAGATGGTGAATTTAGTAAAATAAATCAAACTGATAATATATTTGAGCAATTTCCGTATGCTGGATTTTTCAGATACCCAATGAGTGGAGCATGTCCAAACAAAATTTGTATAGTAAAAGGAAATATTGAATTAACATCAGGACAACATTATGCTAAAATTGATGGACAAACAACTTGGAAATGGATGGGATGGAATCACCCATTAATTGCACCCGTTGATGAGTATAATGTTCAGGTTCATCATTTTAAATGGGATTCTACTTGTATAGATAGAATTAAATCAGTAGCAGATATTAGAAAAGATTATGCATTTTCAGATGAATATTTAAAAATGTACCAAGCACTTCGGAGAGAAAACTTTCAAATGCCAATTGATGATGATGTAACATATATGTTTGAATATTGCCCAACTGCGAACTATGAAAATTATAAAAATTGGGATAAATTATTTAAAAAAATTATATCTATATAAAATAGGTTATTAAAATGATGAACAATAAAAAGTTATCAATTATAGTACCGTACTCCAATCGTTTACAAGACCTATATACCTTTGTGGGTCACATGGAATACTTTTTAAAAGATAAAACGGATTACGAAATTCATTTCATAGAACAAATTGATGCAGATGTTTATTTCAATTATGGAAAGTTATGCAATATTGGTGCATCCATAACACAAAATCGTTCAGATTATTATGTATTCCATGATATAGATATTTTACCTAAACAGGAATCGTGCAATTACGATTTTGAATACTATCCAACTCACCTTTGTCCAAATTTAAAACCATATCCACATTGGGTAGGTGGTGCTTTTAAAATTACAAAAGAAAATTTCTTCGAAGCAAACGGATTTAGTAATGATTATTGGGGAGGTTCTTTTCATTGGATAGATTTTTTGTATAGATTAAAAAAACACAAATTATTATCTGCAAAAAGATTTTTTACTAAAAATATATATAAACCGCATGTTTTAACAGATGTAAAAGAGGTAAATAAATACATTAAAAAAACAATATATCCGTTTGAATCAAATGAAAATAATTGTGTATTTGTAAGAGCAAATAAAACAACCGATTATATTTTTGAAGATTCATTTACAATATCAATGAATGTTTTTATCAATAACAACCAATCAAATAATGGGTGTATTATTGGAAAACAAGGATATGATATGGGAATTTTTATTATGAAAAATGAAGCAATTGTAGTTCAATTGTGGAGTGATGATAATAATTTACATCAAATGTGGTATCCACATAAATCTCATGCCAATCAATGGATAAACCTATCATTAAAGGTTGATATGGATAAGAAAAAAGCCAGTTTATATGTTGATGGTAAAATTGTGCAAACATTAGATAAATTACCAAAACATTTAATGGATTTTAAAGGAAAAGATTTATGGATTGGTAGTTTAGCATTTAAAAATTCATTTAGTGGCAAAATATCCAACTTATTATTATTTGATTACGCGTTAGCAGATTCTGAAATAATAAAATTATATACAGACGGATACAAAACAACAAACAATACAATAACTACAAATTTTGAAGCGGTTATAAATGTACCATTTGATAAAAAATTTGGAGATTTTTATGTAGATGATTCTAAAACATTTTCAAATCCAAGAATAGTATCAACTGGAATACATCAGGAAACATATTCCGAAGAATTGAATTTATCTTATGAATTTGATATGCCAGAACAATCAAATGGACGGTTTCAAATCTTGGAAAATTCAAAAAAATTTACTAAATTAGAGAACTATAATTGGACAGAAAAAAATGAAATATTTGAAGAAAATGAAAATATTTTCTTTTATGAAATTGCAACTGATATATTAGATACTGATAAATTTGGTTTGAATACATTATCATACGATTTAATATCAACCGAAGAAATTAAAACAGGAGTTTATAAGCATCAAATTAAAATATAAAAATAAAATGGCAAAAATTAAGTTACAGTCTGATACAACACCTTCTACAAACGAAAATTTAGAATCAGTTGTGTTAGAAACTAGAAAAGTAAAAGCATTAGAAAAAATTGCAAACTCATTAGATGCACTTACTATTTGGTTTGAAGAAATTAACAAATCAGAGTGGAGTGATAGAGTTGCGTATTATCTGTATGAATTCTATAATATTGCAAAAGAAAATGGTGCATCATCAAATTCAGAAAAACCTTTTGCTGGAAATGTTCCAACAGAACCTGCCCAAACCGAAGAAGGGGCAGAATTACCACCACCTCGTAGAGCAAGACCTAAAAAAGATATCGAAAAAGTATAATCTAAATGAAATTAGGAATAATTGTACCATATAGAGATAGAGAATCACATCTCACCCGATTCGGTGAAATAACATCTTCATATTTAAAATCCAAAAAAATTAAACACGAAATTATTGTAGTTGAACAAACTGATGATAAACCGTTTAATAGAGGAAAGTTATTAAATATTGGATATATTAAAGCAAAAGAATTAGGATGTGGTTATGTTGTATTTCATGATGTGGATATGTTACCAATTGAGGTTGATTATTCTTATTCTGAATTACCTATGCATCTTGCAACTAATTTTGAATTAGAATATGATAAATCTAAAAACTTATCATTTGATGACTATTTTGGTGGTGTAACTATGTTTAGTTCCGATACATTTGAACGAATAAACGGGTATTCCAATTTATATTGGGGATGGGGATTTGAAGATGACGACCTTTTATTTAGAGTAAATCAGAAAAAAATTCCATTAGATTCTAAAATAATTGGTAAAAATGAAACCAAAAAATTATACGGATTATCATTTAGTGGAAACGATTCTTATATAAAAATACCAAAAAAAGAATTATTAGATTTTGAAAAGGATACTACAATATTAATAACATTTAAGCCAGATGAAATAACATCTAACCCAAATAATGATTATGATGAGTATACTGTATTTTCTATACCTGGTTATGATACAAATATAAGTTATAATTCATTTAGAAGATATAAAATAGATTTTTGGGATAATACTGATAACTGCACTTCTATTAATTCAGAAATATTAACTAATCATTTTACTCAAATCTGTTTAACTTTTGATTATGAAAAAAACCAAATTTCTTTTTATAAAGATGGTACGTTAGTTAATACTGAAAAAGTAAAACATGCACCTAAAGATTATTCAAATGAAGAATATTTTTATTTAGGAGTTGGTTCACCAGAAAGAGATTCTAATCAAAACTTTTTTTATGGAATGATTTCCGAATTTGCAATATATGATTGTAAATTAAAAGATAAAGAAATTGAAATATTATCTGACAATGTTTTAGAAAATTCTTTATTAGAAAATTTTAGAGGTTATAAATCCGCACAACATTTACAATTATATTATGATTTTAAATTCTATAAAGAAGATACTTTATTAGATTTATCATTTAATAATAATAACGGAGAAATACACAATTGCCATTTCATAAAATCACATGAATCATTGGGTAGAGAAATGGCAGTTCCATATAGAAGAAAATCTTTATTTAAATTATTATCTCATAAAACAAATAGTTGGAATGAGAAAAACTGGGTTCACAGAGAAACTCGTATAAACCAATTAAGATTTTTAAATCAAGTTAAAACTAAATTATATAACACAGATAAAGATGGTTTAAATAGTTGTTTATATCAAGTATTAAATGATGTAACAATGAATAACTATCATCATCTATCGGTATTATTGTAGAATGGGACATAAGTTAGGTGTTTGCGTACCATATAGAAACAGAGAGGAACACATGAATAAATTTGTTCCTTGGGTTACTAATTTCTTAACAAAGAAAGGAATTGACCATACCATTTATATTGCACATCAATGTGATGAATATTTATTCAACAGAGGATTGATGAAAAATATTGCTGCAAAGCACGCAATTGATGATGGATGTGATTATATTGTTTGGCATGATATTGATATGGTGCCTGAAGATGATAGTTGTGATTATTCATATCCAGAAGAAAATCCACAACACATTGCAGTTCGTATTTCACAATCTGATTATCAATTAAAATATCAGGAATACTTTGGTGGTGCGGTTGTTTTTACAAAAGAACAAGTTTTAGCAACTAATGGTTATTCAAATGACTATTGGGATTGGGGTATGGAAGATGATGACCTTTTTTGGAGATGTGTTATGGAAGGATATGTGGATAAACAAACTATTGATTTTGCTAAAGTAAAAAATGTGGCACTATTTGATGGTAAGCAATCTTATATTAAAATACCATCCACAGAACAAACTAGAATGGCAATATCTAATTCACATACGATTTCAGTATTAGTAAAAGCAGAACAACAAATAGAAAAAGTTCCTATTTGGTTAATTGGTGATACTGAAAGAAAATTTGTTGAATATCCTATATTCAGAAAACCAGGTTATGATTGGGGATTATCCTTTAATAACAGTAGAGCATATACTGGTATGATGTGGAACTCACACAGAGAACACATATATCAATGGTTCAAGCGTTATGAAGGTGAGTGGACTTGGGTAACAATGGTAGTTGATGATTTAGAAAAGAAAATGCATTTTTATTTGAATGGAAATGAAAGTGATGCTAGAAACGGAACTGGCACACAATCTCCAGTTGAATACAACTATAATTTAAAAAGATATGGTACAGAGCCATTTTACATAGGACACACATCTACCGTAGAACCATTTGAACCACACGCCTTTTTTAAAGGTGAAATTGCCGATATTAAATTATGGAATAGAGCATTATCAAGTGAAGATGTTTCAAAATTACATAAAGAATATTCAACGGATGGTTTAATATTACATTATAATTTTGATGAAATAACTGATGGTAAATTTGTAATAGACCAGGCTGAAGTAAATGATGGTGTAATGTATAATGTTAGTATTGAGGAAAGAGAAATACAAATACCTCATGTAATATTACCGCATAGAAGAGATGGTAAATTTTTCTGTCTACCACATGAAACCGAGGGGTTAATTAAAGTTGGAGGTGTTGATAAATGGGCTAAAGGAGAAACAACGGCTAGAAATGAAAGAAGATATGTATTAGAAATGCAACAGGGTAAGATTGATTATAAAAAAGATGGTATAAATAATATGAAGTATAAACATATTAGCACTAAAATCATTTCCGATAAACATAAATTAATAAATGTTCATTGTTTAAAATAAAAATATGGCAGAAGATAAAAGTTATTCGGAAAATCCGATATATTTAAGAGTTAAAGATGAGTTAGATGCAGTTGGTCCAGGTATGTGTGCCGCTAAATGGACGCAGGTAACATTGCAATTACAAAGTGGGCATAACCACTCATGTCACCACCCTCAAACACATAAAATTTCAGAAACGGAAATTGCACGAAATCCATCTGCACTTCACAATACGAGATACAAAAAACTTCGTAGAAAAGAAATGTTACAAGGAGCAAGACCAACCGAATGTGATTATTGTTGGAAAGTGGAAGATAATTCAGACCGTTTTTCGGATAGAGTTTTTAAATCAGGTGAAAGTTGGTCTTATCCATTTATAAATGATATCATCCAATCTGATTGGAGAGAAGATTTTAATCCAAAGTATGTAGAAGTTGCATTCTCAAATGCGTGTAATTTTAAATGTTCCTATTGTGGTCCTGCATACAGTTCAAAATGGATGGAAGAAATTGAAGAATTTGGAGCGTATCCAACATTAGACAATTTCAATTCAGTTGATTGGATGAAAAATGAAGATAAATTACCCATCCCAAACAAAGAATATAATCCTTATGTTGAAGCATTTTGGAAATGGTGGCCTGATTTATACAAAGATTTACACACTTTTAGAATTACTGGTGGTGAACCGTTAATGTCAAAGGATACTTGGGGTGTATTAGATTACATTCTAAATCATCCAAACCCAAATACTGAATTAAAATTAGCAATTAATTCAAATTTAGGAGTTCCTGATAAATTAATAGATAAACTAATTGAAAAAATAAAAAAAATAGAGGATGAAGGTAGGGTAAAAGAAATTGTAATATTTACATCTACGGATACGTGGGGTGAGCAAGCAGAATACATTCGTACTGGATTAGAATTCAATAAATTTTGGGATAACGTAAATAAAATTCTTACACAATGTCCAAGAACTATTATAACATTCATGTCTACATACAATGCGTTAAGTGTTTTTAATTATGAACAATTAATTCATAATATTTACACATTAAAAGATGTATACGCATCTACCGATAGATATTGGAATTCTGCAGTGTTTTTAGATTCATCATATTTACGATACCCGCTACATCAGACGGTTCAGGTACTTCCTTTTGATTACGCTAAACATATTACGGACCAAGCCAAACTAATTACATATTATGCGGCACCATCATTTGACCCAAAACATATTGGATATTCTGATGTTGAGGTTCAAAAAGTAAAAAGAATTTATGATTGGATGGTTTCTCCGCAGGATGCAACACAACAAATGAAAAATAGATATAGTTTTTATCAATATTTCTCAAATCATGATAAACGTAGAGGAACTGATTTTTGTAAAACATTCCCTGAATTAGAAGAATTTTATCACTTTTGTTCAACAATAAAAATATGAGTTTAAGAGTAAACAAAGATAGTATATTTTTCGTTTTGCCGGAAAGTAGATATGCGGTGTCAAGAAGAATTGATAAAGATATGGATGAGGATTTTTCTTTATTCGTAAAGTTTAAAGTATTTCCTGATACCGTAATTACAAATAAAGAATCATTTGCAATTGCCAGAAATGGAATGCATTCAGGTATTTCTGCTTATAAAGATAATTTGGGAGTTATTTCGATTGGATTTACATATTGGTTTTCAAAAAAAACTGAAGATGGCAGAACTGAAATGTACGCAAAACAAATTTTTACTGGATTATTACCAGAAGAAATTAACGAATTCAATGAGTACGCTATGATTTGTGACCATTTTTTGGAAAGAACTATCAAATGTTATAAAAATGGAAAATTAGTAGGAACTATTGCATTTGAAGATGGTGAAAAGATGAAATACGAACATTCTTTCTATTGGTTTGGGTGTGGGAGTATGATTGGTCCAGAAGAACATCAATGTATTGGAGATTTTGAGTTTGAAATGGCATTTGTGTTAAACAAAAAATTAAAAATTGAAGAAATTCAAGATTTTATCGATAACTACGCAACGGATTATTCACATATAGTTTATAATGATTTACGAAAATTAAATTACGATTATCCATATAGAAATAATTTTGCATTTTTATGTGATTTTAATCATTACAATAGATATAAAGTGTGGGATGTTAGTTTTAGTGGAAATTATCCTCAATTTTATATAGAAAAGAACATTTATTTCTAAAATTATGAAAATATTAGTTACAGGTGGTGCAGGTTATTTAGGTACTGTATTAGTTAATATGTTATTGGAACAAAACTATGAGGTAGTGGTATTGGATAAACTATTATTTAACCAAACGTCATTATTACAATATACTTCAAATCCTAAATTCAAATTTATATATGGAGATGTTCGTAATGAATTTCTTTTACAAAAATTGTGTAATGAAGCCGATGTGATAATCCCATTAGCTGCAATTGTTGGGTTTCCTGCGTGTGCAGCAGACCCAAAGCTGGCAAGGGAAATCAATTTTGACCAAATTTGTAACATAGTAAAATTTGCAAAGGATAAAAAGATTTTATATCCAAACACAAATAGTGGTTACGGTGTTGGGGTTGGGCAAACTGAATGTACGGAAGATTCACCACTAACACCTATATCAGTGTATGGGCAAACAAAGTGTGATGCTGAAACTTTTTTAAGAGCAACCACATCGGCAATCACTTTCCGATTGGCAACTGTATTTGGTGTATCACCTAGAATGAGAACCGATTTATTGGTAAACGATTTTGTTTATAAAGCAATTACAGATAAATATATCGTAGTATTTGAAAAAAACTTTAAGAGAAATTTTATTCACATTCAAGATGTTGCATTTACATTTTTATTTATGATTATAAACTACGAAAAATATAAAGGTCAAGTATTTAATGTAGGGTTGAGTAATGCTAATCTTTCAAAGCAAGAATTATTAGAAAAGATTCAATCCCACGTAAAGGATTTTGCCGTAGCATACAACGATTATTACGAAGACCCCGATAAGAGAGATTACATAGTTTCTAACGCAAAGCTAGAGGAAACTGGATGGGTGCCAGAGTGGGGGTTGGATAGAGGTATTGAAGAATTAATTCAAGCATATCAAATGATTGTTCCAAAAATGGGAGCAGAGTTTAGAAATGGGTTTCCATTAGGGTACGCAAACAATACATAATATGAGTAGTAAATGGGATGAGTTTCAAATTACTCCATCGAAAAAATTTGGTTATGAAGTTCCAACATTCCAACCATCTGTATTTAGAGAATATAGAGGTGAAATATGGACAACATTTCATTCAATTGAACACCCAATAGTCGATTATATCGATAGTAAATGTGAAGTACATGGAAGATTTTCTCGTTCTTATAAAGGAGTATTGAGAGGATTGCATTGGGATAATAAGACTTGGAAATTAGTTCAAGCAGCAGTTGGTGATATCTATTTAGTTGTATTAGATATGAGAAAAGATTCACCTACTTATGGAGATTGGGAATCGTATATTATTTCAGAAAGATTGCGAAATCAAGTATTAGTTCCACCAGGTTTTGCAAATGGTCATTATGCATTAACCGATTGTATGTTTCACTATAATTTATTTTATAAAGACGGTTATGTCGATGCTGACGAACAAGGTGTTGTTAAATGGAACGACCCCGAATATCAGATGGAATGGCCAACAAATAATCCAATATTACAAAAAAGAGATAGATAATGATACAAAATTTAGAACAATATAAAACTTTAAATGAGGTAGATACTACACTCACACCACAGGATTTAATTGACTTTGAAAATGATATAGTGGAAGAGTGGGAAAACGGTAAAATCAGAGGACCTATACATCTATCAAATGGTAATGAAGAACAACTCATAGAAATATTTAAAAGAATATCTGCTAATGATTGGGTATTTTCAACTTGGAGGTCTCACTATCACGCACTATTACATGGTATTTCACCTGAATGGATTAAAAATGAAATATTGAATGGTAAATCAATTACTTTATGTAAAATAGATGAGAAATTTTATGCATCTGCTATTGTTGGAGGTACTTTATCGATTGCGTTAGGTGTAGCGATGGGAATCAAAGAAAAAGGTGGTGATGAAAAGGTTTGGGTATTTGTTGGAGATATGAGTTTTGAAAGTGGTATATTTTATGAAGTTCATAAATATGCTAGAAACTTTGATTTACCCGTATATTTTATAGTAGAAGATAATGCGGTTTCAACCTACACTCCAACGGAAGCAACTTGGAATACAAAGAAAGATATTCCATCCGATGTAATTCATTATGAATATAAATCAAAATATCCACACTACGGAAGTGGTAAATGGGTAGTATTTTAATATGTTATACAATCCTAATTTACACGATTTTAATAACTTCATATCTGAATGGGATACTGAAAAGGAATATGTACTATTTGGTGCAAGTAAAGAGTGTGTCCAATTCATTAGAACTATGGATTTTTTATTGGGGAATGATAGATTAAAAATAAAATATATTGTAGACCATAATATTAAAGATAAATTTATATTAAATAATATTGATGAAATAAGTAAGTTTTTTAGAAAATCAAAAAATATTAAAATAGATAGAAGCGGTATTCCATTAATTCACATTGATGATTTTGATTTAAATAAAAATGAAAAAGTAATTATAACATCTGATGTTTATAAAAATTACTATAAAAATTATTTGGAAGAAAACAAAGTAGATTATACTACATATAAACACATTGCATCTATATGGCCATTACAGTATAAGAATATGGTTCATATATTTCAAACGGATGTTTTAGTTACCGAAAAATGTACATTAGCATGCTCATATTGTAATATGTTTATGCCACATTATGTTTCACCAAATCACAGAGATATTGAAATAATTAAATCTGATATAGATTTATTTTTTAATATTACTGATTATATTAGTGTGTTTCATTTAGTTGGTGGTGAACCATTTTTACATCCACAAATTGAGGATATTATAAAGCATGTTTTATCTAAACATATAGATAAAATAGATAAATTTATAATTACAACAAATGGTACAATTTCACCTAAAGAAAGCACATTAGAGTTATTAAAAAATAATGATGTTATTTTAAGTGTTAGTGATTATACTGATAAATTAGAAAATATTCAAAAGAAAGTATTAAGAGTTATTAATACTTTAAAAGAATGGGATATAAATCACTATGTTAGAACTGAAATTGAATGGTATGATTTTGGTGATTTAAGAATTAAAAACAATTTACCAACGGATGAATTAATTAAACATTTTGATAGTTGTACGGCACCATTTAGAGGTTTAAACGATGGTAAGTTTTATTATTGTCATTTGAATACATCAGCAGTACTTACAAAATTATTTCCATTAAATGAAAATGATTATGTCGATTTAAAAACAATATCAAAAGAAGATTTTATAAAATTCGATTTGGGATATACAAATTTAGGATATATCACATTTTGCGATAATTGTAATGGGTGTAATACAGGAATAAAAGTACCTGTAAGTTATGAAGAACAAGGTTTACGAAAATGATTGTTATAGTCGATATAGATAATACTCTTTCAATAAATAAAAAAAGGTATGCACTTGCAACCAAATCTGATAATAGTATCGATTGGGATGTTTTATATGATTATAAAAATGTAATATCAGATAGGCCTAACTTACCTATGATTGATATTATAAATCACCTATATAATGATTATGGAATTTATATACTAACTAGTAGACCACGAATGATACTTAATTCTACACAGGATTGGTTAGAAATGCATGGAGTTAAATATGATGGATTGTTCATGCGAGGTGAAGAAAATCATTATATTAAAGATGTAGAGTTAAAACGAAAAATGTACAATGATTTTATCAAAGATGATGTGTATTGTGCGTTTGATGATAAACAAGAAATAATTGATTTGTGGATTTCACTTGGCATACCTTCATTTAAAGTTTACTTATAATGGGTCATATTGTTAAAAATCCAGAATCATTAGAAGAACTTGGTTACATCTTTTTTGGACCATTATTATTTAACTATTTTAATTGGTTGAAAGATGAAATAAAAGATGGTGATTTGATTTTATTTAACTCACGAGAAGGATATTTTCTTAATCAATTATATCAAGATTTTAAAATAAAATATAATTTACCAAATTCAATTTATTTTAAAACATCAAGAAAATTATCATCACTATCTTCATTTGTATCTGAAGATGATATCTACGAATCATTTAATTTACATAGATATCAAGGCACTTTATCTGAATTGATTAAAGATAGATTTGGATTAAATTATGTTACAGAAACTAATATTCAAATTGATACTTTAAATAGATTACCAAATTTAAATTTATGTATTCCGGATATATTAGGCAAAGCCAAACTATTAAGAGATTCATATAAAAAATATATTAATAATACGATTGGAGAATGTAAAAATGTATATATGATTGATAGTGGGTATCAGGGAACTACTCAATACTATTTACAAAAAACATTTGATTTAGATTTAAAAGGTAGATATATGACTTATAAAGGAAATATAGATTTGAAAAATACAAAAGGTTTTTATGATTTTGAAAAATGTAATTTTAAAAACAATATTATATTTTTTGAATCAGTATTTACAGATAAAGTTGGAACATATATCGATATTGTTAATGATGAGTTTGTAAACGAAGCAGATACACACAATCAGAAATATTTTAGTGATAAAATAAAAATAGTAGATGGAATTAAAAATTTTGTAAATGATATGATAAATAACGATATAAATTACAATATATCACCAGAAAGTTCAGATAATATTTTTAATTTAATGTGTACTAAAGATTATATAAAAAATGAATTGTTATTTGAAAGTTTCTTTCACGATAACAATTATGTAGGGAATAGTGTTAAAAAAATATACAGATATTAATATGAATGCAATACATGGTTCAAATTTTAAAATAATATATACCGATTGGTATATTGAACAAGGACAATTAAAACCATTTGGTAATGGGATGCATCCTGTTATTATGGAATTTATTCAACATATTTTAAAAAATAATTTAAAACTAGATTGGTATCAGGTGCTCCAATATCAATCGGAAGAAAAGAGTATTAAATTTGACCATTCGGAATTGTTTAATTATTTTTCTAGAAATTTTCCTAAAAATATAGTATCATTTAATCAAATTAAAGATGATGATTTTGTATATGTGTATCCATTGGAAATAAAAGATACACTTTCTGCACTACATTGTGAAAACAATTTTTTACTAAATGATACAAAATATAGTTGGTTTTTAAAAGATATTATAAAACCTGAATTATTTGATTTAATTAAATTGGGTAAAGTGAAGATATTGGTAAATATGATACACGACCCGTTATATGATTCAAATAATATACGAAAATTTGAACTTCAATTAAATGAGTTAGGAGTTGATAGTTCCAATATTATAATTTTAGGAGGAAGTAAATTTTCTGAATATTATCAAATGTATTCTGATAGTAAAATAAAAATATACAATGGACACTTATTTATAAGAGGATACGCAGATGAAATAAATTCATTTCCAATGATTGGTAATTTGGGGTATTTGTGTGAATTATTTGAAGAAAAAGATTTGGATTCTACTAAAATTAGAAAACATAAATTTTTATCCCCAAATAGAACAATGCAAAAACCACAAAGAACTATGATGGGGTATTTTGCATTAAAATATGATTTGTTAAAAGATGGGTTATTTACATTTATACAACAATTAGAAAAAGATAAATTAAAAAGTATCGTAACAAATGTATATGATGACACCTTTGAAAATATTGAAAAATATACAACACAATTAGAATCATTATTACCGTATGAAGATGATACAAAAGAAGTTCCATCTGATAAGAAACAGGCATTTGGAGTTAGAAATAATAAAAAAGAATGGTATGCGGATTCATATTTTCATTTAGTAACTGAAACATTTTTTGGACCAAATGTTTTCCTTTCAGAAAAAATATTTAAACCAATTTCAAATCTACAACCATTTTTGGTGTTTGGTGATTATCTAACATTAGCAGAATTAAAGAGGCTGGGCTTTAAAACATTTGAACCATTTATAGATGAGAGTTACGATTCAGAAATAGACCCTAAAAAAAGAATATTACTTTTAGAAAAAGAATTACTTAAATTAAAAAATATACCAATTGAGGAATTACATAATTGGTATTATTCAATAATTGATATATTATTATATAACCAAAAGCATATATACTCATTTGAAAACTATGAGTGTTTTGATGAGATATTTGAAAAAATAAAAATAGATTACACAACAAAATAAAAATAAAATGGAATTAAAAGGAAAAACCGTTCTGGTTACGGGAGCAAATGGATTGGTAGGATTACCAGCAGTTAAAAAATGTTTAGAAGAAGATGCTGCAAAAGTATATGCAGTAGATTTAAGATTTAGTGAAAATTTAAATTTCTTAAAGGGACAATATCAAGATAGATTGGAATTGGTAAAAACCGATTTAACATATCTTTCACATTGTGAGGATTTGTTTAAGTTAGATGATATTAATATTGTATTACATATAGCAGGAGTAAAAGGCTCACCAGCAAGGTCATCAACTTGTCCTGCTGATTATCTATTCCCAATGTTGATGTTTAATACCAATATGATTAAAGCATCGTTTGATGCAAAGGTTGATTGGTTCGTTTATCTTTCATCGGTTGGAGTTTATAAGCCAGCAGATGTAATGAATGAAGAAGATACTTGGAATCAAGAAGAAACTTGGGCATCAACCCCATCTCGTTTAGATTGGCATCCAGGTTGGACAAAGAGAATGGGAGAACTTACATTGGATTCATTAAGAGTTCAGTATGGTTGGGATAATTGGACTGTAATTAGACCTTCTAACATCTATGGAACAAACGATAATTTTGCGCAAGATGCAACGGTAATATCCTCTAACATTTGGAAATTATTTAATGTAGAAGGTGAGGAAATGGTATGTTGGGGTGATGGTTCATCAAAAAGAGATTTTGTATTTGGAGATGATGTAGCACAGGCATCTATTGATGTAGTTAAGAAAGAAGTTAGAGATATTATCAACTTTGGATGTGCAGAAGCAGTATCTATTAAAGATACAATTGAAACCATTGTTGAATGTTATACTGAAATTACGGGTAAAACTAAAAACATAGTTTGGGATTCTACAAAAACAAACGGAGACCCTATTAGATGTTTAGGTTCTAAAAAACAAAAACAATACGGAATCCTACCACAAACATCTTTAAAAGAAGGATTAACAAAATCAATTTTAGAATACAAAAGTAGACTGTAATGAAATTATATTCGGTTGGATGCTCTTTTACAGAAGGTCAGGGTTTAGAAAATTTTCAAATAGAAAATTATACAAAATTGCTTTCTGAAAAACATAAAGTAGATTGTCATAATTTTGGAAATTGTGGGGCATCCAACGATTATATTTTTAGAAAAGCTTTTTATATTTTAAATGAAGGATTTAATAAAGAAGATGTATTAATAATTCAATGGACACATTATACCCGTATGGAACTTCCTACAACATACGATAATAGAGAATGGTATTTTACAATACCAAACGCATTAATTCCAGTATCAGATAAAGTATTAAAAGACGTAAATTTTTATGGAATATTTTCTAAACATGTAGTAAATAAAAATTCAGATTATAATAAAACGGATGAAACCACAAAAAAATTATTAGAATTACACAATAATGATTTGCAGAGATTTATAGGATATTTTTTAAATACAAAATATCAAATAAATAAAACGAAAAATTATATAAAATCATTGTATGCGTATTTAGAGCTAAATGGTTATAAACATTTGCATTTTTTTGGGTGGGATAGTTGCATAATTTCAGATAATGAAATACTAAATTATCCAAATTTCTTAAAGGAAACATTTGGCGGGTATACTAAAACAATTAAAAATGACCATCCTAATAAAGAAGGACATGAAATGTGGGCAAATTTTTTATCAAATAAATTACAAACATTAAATTATATATGAAACATATAGTAGTATCTGGTTGTTCTTTTACTAACAATTATAGATGTAATTTAGAAGATGAAAAACGATGGGAAAGAGACCCAATTGAAAATTGGACTTGGGCTCATTGGTTACAAGAAAATCTAAAAGAAACTCATGAATTGCATAATTACGGAACCATAACCAATGATAATAAAACAATTGCTCGTTCTATTATTTATAAAGTTTCTGATTTACTAAAACAAGGGGTAGACCCAAATGATATATCAGTAATTGCACAATGGACAACTTTGACTAGAAATTCATTTTTTATTTCACCAGAAAAATATGATAATAATAAAAACCCTGCAATTAGTTATATTAAACACAACAACAGTTGGGTACATAGTAATGATTATCTAATAAATGGTAAAGAAAAAACAACACCATACGAGCATGGGTATTTTCATTTAACTGGTGGATTCAATCCAACCAATAATCCTATAAATATTGACCCTGTTACATTTGCATGGTTAGATAAAGTTATGACTTATGATGAAAGATATTTTGAATGGTTTGAATATATTTTATTATTGCTTAACTTTTTAGAAGTAAATGGAATTACAAAAATAAAGTTTTTTAATATGAATAACAACTTTTCTAAAAATTATTTAAGAGAAGGTAGAACACCACCATATTATCATACACCAACAGATAAGTCGGTTTATGAATGTATAATTCAAAATAGAGATATTTGCAACACTTGGGAACAAAAAGAATTAGAATTTGATAACGCGTATGTAAAAACTTATGCAGATAAGATAGATTTTAGTAAATATTTTTGGTTTTTTGAAGAAAATTTAGTATCTTTATACGGAGGAATAATAGAATGGAGTATTAGAAACTTTAATTTAGAATTAGAAACTGATAATCTACCAAAAGTTTTGTGGAGAGAAATGAACGGTATGAGTATTGATGAGCAAAAGAAATATTTAGAAAAAAGTTGGTATGGGCACACATCATCCATATTAACTCATAAATTTGTAAACGATGTAGTATTAAATTGGAAAATTTTTAATTAAACAAAATGAAAAAAACAGACAAAGTTTTAGTTACAGGAGCAAGTGGATTTATAGGTTCACATTTATTAAGGTTATTACATGAAAAGGGTTACAGAAACCTTCGGTCAACATCATTTAGCAGAGATTTGAGAAATGATTTCGAAGGAACATCCGAAGTAGAACATATCAAAGGAGATTTACAAAATGCAGAGTTTTGTGAGTTAATCAGTAAAGATGTAGATGTAGTTTTTCATTGTGCAGCGAACACATCAAACGCATTGGATACTAAATTCAATCCACTATTACACGTTACTCCAAATGTGGAGATGAATGTAAATCTTATGGAACAGAGTTGGAAAAACAAAGTTCGTAAGTTTTTGTTTATTTCATCAAATACAACTTATCCAGATATGGGTACTGAATTTTGTACTGAAGATATAAATGTTCACGCAACTCCAATGTTGCCTGTTTATAAAGCAGTTGGTGGTATGAAGAGATATGGTGAAATGTTATGTGATTTTTTCTCAAATCAGATTCACGAACCAATGCAGTGTTTGATTGTCAGACCTTCAAATGCATTTGGACCTAATGATAAGTTTGATTTTGAAAAGTGTCACGTTACTCCAGCAAACATTCGTAAAGTTGCAGATGGGTTAAACCCAATCCCAGTTTGGGGTGATGGTACTGAAGTAAGAGATTTACTACACGTTGAAGATATGGCAGATGGTTTTATCTTTGTAGCAGAAAACAACGATACATACGATATCTTTAATGTATGTTATGGTGAAGGATTTACGGTAAACGAAACACTTACAACAATTAAAGAATTGGATAACAACACTAATCCAATTGAATATGTTAATAACAAAGCACCAATGATTCCTATTAGATTACTATCTTCTAAAAAGATTAATGATTTAGGATGGAAACCAAAAAGAGATTTGAAACAAGCTCTTAAAGAAACTATTGAGTGGTATAAAGCTAACAAACACCAATATAACCCAAATTCAAAACCTTAATGGATAAAAAAGAGGACATACTTAAAAAATACGTTTGTGAGATGCCGTTTATGTATAGTGATGTACAATCGATATCTCAATTCGTATGCTGTCCTTCTTGGGCACCGCAAAGTATCAGAGTAGATGAGAACGGAAATGAAAGTTGGTTTCCAATAAATGAAACCGATGATGTAATGAGAAATTGGACATCTACTCCCGCTAAAAACATTCGTAAATCAGTTTTAGATGGGACTTACACATATTGCAATCACACGGTATGCCCAAGATTAAATGAGTTAATAAATACAGGTAGAAAGCCCTGTTTTTTTAGAGAAATAGAAGAGTTTAAAGAAGTGTATAATATACATACCGAAGAAGATGTAATTAATTTTAAATTACCTCCTCAAGAAATTTTATTTGGGTTTGATAGAAGTTGTAATTTAAAATGTCCATCGTGTAGAGTTAATTTAATTCCAAATGATGATTTACAATCTCCTCAACATAAAGCAAAGTTGCATTTATTAAAATCCATTGAAGATAACTTTGCAAGTGGATTAAAATGTATAATGGTAACAGGAAGTGGTGACCCGTTTTACTCAAAGATTTATAGAGATTATTTGATAAACTTTGATATAACAAAATATCCAAAGTTAGAACAATTGCAAATAATTACCAATGGTAATTTATTGGATGAAAAGCTTTGGAATCAAATGAAAGCAAGTCCTTACATTAAAACAATAGAAGTTAGTATTGACGCTGCAACAAAAGATACATACGAAAATAAGACTAGATTAAATAGTAATTGGGATAGATTAATAACCAATTTAAAATTTTTATCAAAACAAAAAACAATAAACCAATTTATATGCTCTATGGTAGTTAGTAAACACAACTATAAAGAAATGCATTTGTTTTATGAGATAATGACTAATATATTTAAAGATTCAACATTTGATTTATGGATACAATATAGACAAATAGTAGATTGGGGAACATATACAGATGAAACTTTAAAAGAGTTGCAAGTATTTAATGAAGAACATGAATTGTTTGATGATTTTTTAAAAGAAATAAATAAAATAAATAATAACAAATTTGTAAATCACAATTTTCATCATTTAAATTTAAACATATAATATGAGTATACCACAACTATCACCATATAAAGATGAACTTACTAAAGCAATGACATTTCTTGCTCAAAAAGAAGATACAATCTTTGTTGGGCAACAAATTGTCTATGCGGGAAACCCTATGAGTACAACACTGGGTGAAGTTCCAAAAGAAAAAATGATTGAATTACCTGTTATGGAAGAAACTCAAATGGGTATGAGTTTAGGATTAGCTATCACAGGAAAAACCGTTATATCATTTTATCCACGTTGGGATTTTTTAGTATCGGCTGCAAATCAGTTAATAAATCATGCTGATAAGTTTGAGAATATGACGGGTAAAAAAGCAAACATCATAATTAGAGTTGGTGTTGGTAGTACAAATCCATTAGACCCAGGTATTCAACATAGAAACGATTATACACAAGAATTCAAATCCATATTACAATTTACAAAAATTTGGGAATTAAAAAATCCAAATGATATTTATAAGATATATACAGATGCATACAATGAAGGTGGCGTTCATATTATTGTTGAATGGCCTGCATTATACTACGAAAACTAACTAATATGAAAAATTTACCTATTATCTCATTCTTTGTAAAGTGGTATCAAGCATATCAAACAAAGAAAAAAATTAAAAAAAAATTAGAAGAACTTAAAAAAAGAGACCCATTCGTTTACAAATCATTTTAAGATATTAAAAACAAAACATCTATATGAATAGTAAATTAATTTTTGGGTATGATATAATAACATACAATGGTGAATTGCCGAATTGTATGAATCCAAAATACATAAACACAATACATAATGCATCTGATTTTGATTTTTCAAATTCAGGTGCATTTTTTTCTAAAAGATGGAATTGTGATTGGGCGGTATATAATAGTAATTATTTTGAAAAATATGCTGTAAAAAAATCAATTTATCAAATAAAAGAAGATAGAAAAAATGGTGTTAATTACGATTGGTTTTATATTGTAGAACCATTTGGCAATTTAAATCAATTTTTTGGAAACCATCCAATACATGAATTTGCTTTAAATTTCATGTCAAAAGTAGCAATTGATGAAATAAAAAATGGTAATGGTAAATTATTTTTACATTATACAATAGATGGAGGTGAAGGTATTGAAATAGAAAATTTTGAAAGATTAATTAAAAATATTCGTGATAAAGAAATACCTGAAGAAAAAGTTTATTTTTTATTTGCAGATTTTAAATTAAAAAAGAATCTTAAAAAATTGGGATTAAAATATAAAGTAGCCGATTATGCCTTAAATATGGTTGCTAAATCTCAAGAATTTAATAATATAATAAATAATCCAGATTTTCGTTATTGGGGTGAGAATTCAAACGAACCACAGGTAGGAGCCATTAAATCTGGAGTATCCACCGTTGCAACTCATACAGAATTTGAAGAAAGTATTGGAAAAGATAAAAAAGATTTTTTATTGTTGTCCAGGCATTGGAAATTGCATAGATTATTATTATTGAGTCATTTGCATAAATTAGGTTTAGATAAAAATTTAGTATCTTGGGATAAAAGATTTTATTCAAAAAACATAGTGGAAGAAATGTATCGTCACGATAGAAATGAAGAATTCGGTAAATTAATTGAAGAAACATCTTCGGTATTAGATATAGATGATTTAACTAAAATAGCTGGATTTGGATTTGAAGATAAAAATATTTATTTAAATTCTTATGTAAGTATTGTAACTGAATCTGTTTTTTTTCAATCAAAAGGTGCTGATGATGTATTTGTAAATTTCCCAACAGGATATCTTTCAGAAAAAATATGGAAACCAATCGGACATTGCCAACCATTTATATTAGCAGGACCTGCTAAATCATTGGAATATTTAAGAAACAGATTTGGATTTAAAACATTTCATCCGTATATTGATGAGAGTTATGATATGGAATGTGATGATTTTGCTAGATTGCGACTAATTCAAGATGAAATTACTAAATTTTCAAACAAAACAAAAGAGGAAAAGGATGAGTTTTTAAATAATGTAAAAGAAATATGTATAGATAATCAAAAACTATTTTTTAACTATGGGAAACACTCTTATAAAAATATAGAATCTAACAAAGAAATGCAATTAGTAATAAATTTTTTGTTAGATTTTAATAAGACTCTTATTTAGTTATATTTATATGTATGAATTTAAACGAAAAAGATAAACCAGTAGTAAAAAAAACCGTAGTAGTATACTCCGGCCGTTTCCAACCATTCCATAAGGGGCATTATGTTTCTTATTTAAAACTTGCTCAAAAATTTGGAAAATCAAATGTATATATTGGAACCTCCAATGATACATCAGGACCAAAATCTCCTTTTAATTTTAATGAGAAGGTAAAAATAATTACTACAATGTTTGGAATACCATCGAATAAGATAGTTCAAGTTCGTAATCCGTATGCTCCAAAAGAAATATTATCTCAATTTGATGGTAAAACTACTGCGTATGTTGCGGCAGTTGGAGAAAAGGATGCAGATAGATTAGCAGGTAAATATTTTAAACCATATAAAGAAAAAGCTGGATACGGATACGAGGAAATTGGATATGTATACGCCGTTCCTGCTGAACCAAATCCAATTAGTGGAACAGATGTTCGTAATTGGTTGGGTAAAGGGAGTGATGATGAAAAGAAAAAGGGATTTTTAAAAGCATATCCAAAATTTGATAAAGAGGTATTCGGTATGATAACAGGTAAATTAAATGAAAATGGTTTTCCAGGTGGTATAGGAACTGGATTAAATCTTCCAGGAGGATACATTAATGGTGCACCAACGGGTTCAACGGATGAGAGCAATAATACAAAGCCATCGTATGAAATGAGACCCGAACCACATCCTACACGGCATGAAACCGAACATCCAACGAATGAGTTATATAACCCAATTGCAGAAATACTTGGTAGAGTTGCAATGGAAGAAATGTTCGAAGAATTTACCAGAACATATTTTAACGAAGAAAGTGAAGCCGAAAAAATGGGATTAAAACATTTGGGTGGTGGATACTATGGTAAAGATGCTAAAGGACCTGCGAGTCACAAATCTGACGATGGTAAAATTAGAACCCTAACTCCTGCCGAAGCTGATGCAGTTAAGAAAAAACAAAGTGGTGGAATACCAAAACCACCTCCACCTCCACCACCTCCACCGCCACAACCAGGGCAACCTGTAAATAAGGGGGCAACTGCACAAGGTAAGGTGGATGCAACGAAACCAAAACAGGGCGTACCAAAACCACCACCGCCACCACCACCGCCACCACCATCTCAAAAATTAAGTGGAGGTGAGTTAAAATCGTCTGCCGAAAAATCTGATAAAGAAAAGAAAGACGCGAAAACAACAGAAAATTTAAATAATGCTAGAAAAGGATTATCAAAAGAAGATAACGAATCAATTGATAAAGTAAATAGCCCACAATCGGAAGAAAGAAAAGGGGCTATGAGTGTACTAAAAAAAGCAGCATCAAAGATTGGGCATGGCATTATGCATACATATCAGCATAACAAAGAAATGCTGGTGGGAACAGGTAGTGCTATAAAATCATTGGCAACCACTGGACGATGGGGAGGTGTTAAGGATTCAGAGGGTAAAACTAAACATTGGGATGATTTTACAGAACCTGATTCAACTACAAGTAAGTTAAATGCTTTTGGAAATCGCAAACCTAAAATGAAAGAAGTTCCTGTTTATAAAAAAGATAAACATGGTCATGATGTAGTGGATGCGGATGGAAATAAGGTACAAGAAAAAAATTGGTTAGGAAAGCCAAAAACAACAAAAGAACCCGTATTTAGAGAAGATTTAACACCGGAACAAAGAGAATTAGCGGAAAAGTCTTGGAAAGAAAGTAAAAGACAAAAAAAGGCCGTTGGAGGTTTAGTAAAAACTACCGCAATAATTATGGGTTCAATCGCAGTTACCGGAGGATTGATAGGAGGTATTGCGGCCGCATCTAAAGGAGCGGGTATTAGTGGTGTTATACAAGGAGCTGGTGCAGGAATAGCAACCAAATTTGGAGGAGGGAATTTGGGGGCGTATATAGTTAAAGATATAATAAAACACTCTGCGTTTGAATCATTGGGAGCTAATCAAGCACAAGCTTCATTAGGAGGTATTGCATTAGGGGTAGCTAAAATATTTGAAAATAAAGAGGGTGAAGAAGAATTTGATACGAAAAAGTTTGTGCCAAAGTTTATAGAAAAAACATTAGAAATAATGCAAAACTATAAACTATCCGATGAACAATTGATACAAACGATTGCTCGATATAAAAAAGAAGGAACTAAAAACCAATCGATGGCTAACGCTTCGGATTTGATGAAAGAGGATTTATCTGAATCAAAACATCAATCTATTCAGAACTTTGTAGAGTTTGCAACTAAAAGATTGAAGTTAAAAGAATCTCCAAATGTAACATTAGTTGGTGGTAGAGAATTTGCTGAAGTAAAAACATCTTTGGGTGGGTATAATCCAGATGATAAATCAATATATGTAGCAACAGAGGGTAGATTGACAGCGGATATACTTCGTACACTTGCACATGAAATGGTTCATAGAAAGCAAGATGAGTTGGGATTAGTTAGAAATGCAGAAAAAGATGGGGCAGATGGTTCTCCTATAGAAAACCAAGCACATGCCGTAGCTGGAATTCTGATGAGAGAGTATGGAAGAATAAATAAACAAATATATAACGAAGTTAGTAATGTTCAAACTGCAAACACCGCAGATGTTCCAGATGGCGCATTTATAAAGAAAGGCAAGAAGAGAGCATTAGATACCGATAAAGGTGAAGCTTGGTACAAAAATGGTGGATACACACAAACTGAATTTCCAAAAGCAGATGCTATATTTGGAGATGATGAAGCGGAAGAAAGAACTATAAAGTATACTATAAAAAATTTACCAAATGTAGAATATGTAGAAACTGATTTTGTTAAAGAAGACATTAATTTAGATGTTGATAAGGGTGATGAAGTTTTGATGGGTAAATTTAAGAACAAAAAAGTTACCGTTAAAGATATTGGAACTGATGACCACGGAATGCCAACGATTAATGGTAAAAAGGCAACAACATTCAGAATACCAAGAGGAGAATCTATAGGTGTAGTAACTCATTCAAAACACGCAAAAAGTGGTGCTCAAAAAGATTTTCTACATCATCATAGAACTGGTAATTACACTCCTGATTTGGGATATCCTGCAGAATTGGATACAGTTGATTTTGATGATACTACAAAGCAGGTAGGACATCAAATAGATAAAAAAGATACTGAAGATAGAGGATATGAACCTGCAAAATCTTTAAAAGAAGTTGGTTCAAATGATTGGCACTTCAAAGCAATTATGAAAATATGGGATAACGCAGGTTCATTTGCTAGAAAAAAGATTGGAGCAATTGTTTGTAATGACCCTAAAGCAGATAGAAACGATGTAGTTAAACAATTACAAAACTACGGATATAAAGAAGTAACGTATGTTACTGATAAGTTGGGTTTAGCTGAAAAAACAAACCTACAAGAAGCACAGGCAGTTAGTGGTGGTAAAGTTCATAAGTTTATTACTGGTAAGAATTTAGGATTTAAGGGTAAAAAGTATTCCGAAATTGAATTTGAAACTTTAGGTGTAGATAATAAAAACGGAACTATTAGATTGAAAATACTTGCACCTACAGAAATTTTTGGAAACGAAATGAGTTTAGACTTTAGAAGTGTAAGAAGAGGTCCGTTTTTCAAAACCGATACTGGTAAATTAAACGAACTCAAATTAAAAGATTTGGTGGGTAATCAGTACAAATATGTAATTGGCAGTGGTGAAGAAAAATATCTCGGTAACAACGATAAAAAATATGTTTTGGAGATGATTGCAAAATCATTAGAAAACGAATTGTATGATTCCGATTTCGCTCTTAATTATTTAGATGGTTCACAACGAAAAGAATACTATTCATTTTTTAAAAATGAAATTTTGAAACCGATGTTGACCAAAATAGATTTTACTTTAAATACTTTTTTTACATTAGATAAAGATAAAGTAAAATGGAAACTATCATCAAACGATACTCGAAAGATGGTAGATGAAATATTCAGAAAGAATTCAAAAGTTCCTTATGATATTAAAAAAGAATACTATGAGTATAGATTAGAATACGCAGGAGTTAAGTTAAACGAAGCGGAAATGAATCCTGTAAAAAAGGTGGTAAATGCTATTTTGAAAAAGCATGGTGTAAATGCAATGAAAACTACATCTACTTCTGTAAGAGGATTTCATAATATTGTAAATAATGGATATAGTTATGATGGTAATAATTTCCTTCGTTTTTATAAAGTATCTCCTGATGTTGTAGAAAAAGTGGCAGACGAAATTCAAAAAGCTGGTGTTCGTGTTTATTCAGTAAATAAAAGTGGTACTATTAAAGGTGATTTTTCAAAAACAGGATTAGTAAATGAATCTCTTTTAACTGAAGGTGGTGCATACGGGCACATGTCTCACCCATTTGATGATATGGATTTAACTTTTGGTGATTTAAAAAACATAATAACTGGTGCATTAACTGGTGAATTGGAATTGACAAGAGAAAAAACCGATGGACAGGCATTGGCAATCAGTTGGAAAAATGGTAGATTAATTGCAGCAAGAAACAAAGGACATTTGGCAAATGCAGGAGCAAACGCAATGGGAATTGAAGATGTTGCATCTAAATTTGGTGGCAGAGGTGGATTAACCGATGCTTATAACTTTGCAATGAAAGATTTATCAGCAGCAGTTCAATCTCTTTCAGAACCACAACGAAAGAAAATATTTAACGAAGGTCAGTGTTTTATGAATTTGGAAGTAATTTGGCCAACTTCGGTAAATGTTATTCCGTATGGACAGGCTCTTTTAGTATTCCATAACACAACTTGTTATGATGAAAAAGGAAGTGCGGTAGGTGCTGACCAATCAGCTGCAACTAAATTAGCAGGAATGATTAAGCAGGTGAATGCCGATGTTCAATCAAAGTATACAATTCAAGGACCTCCTGTCACACAACTTCCTAAAAATGAAGATTTGAGTGCAAAACAAAATAAATATTTAAGTAAATTACAAAAATTACAATCTGAATTTGGGTTATCCAATAATGATGGTGTTTCCGAATATCATCAAGCATGGTGGGAAAATTTTGTAAATAAATCAAAAGTTAAATTACAAAAATTAGAAAAAGAAGCATTGGTAAGAAGATGGGCATTTGGTGATAAATCATTCCGTTTAAATACTATTGCTGATAAAGAAGCTCAAGAATGGGCAATTGAAAATGATAAAGTAAATGTAGCAAAGCAACAAAAAGAAAATGTTAGACAATTTGAAGAAATATTTTTGGGAGTAGGTGCTGATGTTCTTTCATTTATGAGTTCAGTACTAACCGCAAATCCAAATTCAGCAATTGCCGATATGAAAAGCAGATTGGAATCTACTGCAGAAAAGGTAAGAGGTAGTGGTGATGTATCTAAAATAGCTAAATTAAAAATGGAATTAAGTAGATTAGCATCTATAGGTGGTAAAGATAAAATAGTTCCAAACGAAGGTATTGTATTCGTTTATAAAGGTAACACTTATAAATTAACAGGTACATTTGCACCACTAAATCAAATTTTAGGTATATTTTACGAATAAATTTAATATATATTATTAATAAATAGGTTATAACAATATAGAAAAATGACAAAAAGAAAAAGTTTTGACGAAAAAAATAAACACATACACAAATCTCGTAAACTAATTATAGATACGGTATTTGGTAGAACCGATGATAATCAAAATGTGTTTGGTTATGAAAAGGCAGATGAAACAAAAAAAGAAGTTGGAGAAATTTGGGTAGATGAAGCTGGTAATGAATGGGAACAAAAAGAAGGTTTCAAAATTAATACCACCAAATTAGATGATGCCAGAGAATATTTAAAAAAATTAACAACTTGTTCTTCTGAAAATTGTGGAACAATACAATATAGTAATGCAGATAAAAAATTAATTGTTAGAACTGGATATTGTGTAACTTGTATGAGAAAAATAGAACAATCACTACGAGAAGATGGTAGTTGGGCGTTTTATGAAGATTATAGAATAACATTAAATAAATTAGATTTTGTTAGAGATACTAAATCACAATTAGAAGAAGCATTTAATAGTGTAACTCAACAAATTGAAATGCTTAACGAAGATGGTTCATTTAGTAAATGGCAATGGGATATTGATATTGAAAAAGTAAAAGTTGATTTAAAAACTGATATTGATGGAGCATACGATGCAATAGAAGCATTATTAGAAAGAAAGTTAGCATTAGAAGATAAGTTACGAGAATTAAATCATTCAGAGCTTATAAAAAATTAAAAATTATGAAAAAATTATTGAATTTTAAGAACATTGCTATAGCAGCATTGATTATTTATGTGTTATTACAATGGTTTAATCCAGGTGGAGTTATGCCAGGTGGTAGAACTATTACAATAGATGGTAAAAAATATGAAGTTATTAAACATACAATTGATACCGTTGATGTAATCAAAACTAAAGTTGTAACTAAAAGAGGAGAAGATATTTATCACGAAACAATCGTAGAGAAAGAAGTTTTTATTCCATCTAATATAGATACTGCGGCATTACTTAAAAATTATTACTCAAAAGTATTATACAAAGATGTATTGGTATTACCTGATTCATTGGGAACGGTATCTGTAACTGATACTATATCTCAAAACAGAATTTTAGGTAGAACATTTGATGCTAAAGTTAGAGAAAGAATCATCAAAGAAGAATTAATCGTTAAAGAACCTGCAAAAAATCAGGTGTATTTTGGTTTGAATGGGGGATTCAACAAAGAAGATTATGTATCTGCAGTAGGAGCTGGTCTAATTCTTAAAACAAAAAAAGATAAAATATACAACTTAAATATCGGTGTTAATAATAGAACTACCGATGGAATAAATGGTGCATTCTCTCCTTATGTTGGATTTGGAACATATTGGAAGATTAAATTAAAAAAATAATATGGGAGTTCAAGGACAACCAAAAAAAACTTTAAAAGAAATAATTTCTGAAGAATATCGTAAATGCGCGGGAGACCCCATTTACTTTATGAAGAAATATTGTGTTATTCAACATCCGGTGAGAGGGAAAATACCCTTTCACCTTTATTCTTTTCAAGAGGATTGCTTAACTGATTTTAAAGACCATCGTTTTAATATCATTCTAAAATCTCGTCAGTTAGGTTTATCAACTCTTTCTGCGGGATTTATTCTTTGGAAAATGATATTCAATCAGGATTATAATGCATTGGTTATTGCAACAAAAGTGACGGTAGCTAAAAATCTCGTAGAAAAAGTTAGGGTAATGCACGATTTACTTCCCGTTTGGTTGAGGGATGGAGGAACTGCGGCAGCTGAAGATAACAAACTATCACTTAAATTAAAAAACGGTTCACAGGTCAAAGCAATCGCATCCTCACCTGATGCAGGACGTTCTGAAGCCCTATCCCTATTGGTAGTGGATGAGGCTGCATTCATTAGAGATATTGATGAAATTTGGTTATCAGCGCAATCTACTCTATCAACGGGTGGAGCTGCAATTGTATTATCTACTCCGAATGGTGTGGGTAACTGGTTTCACAAAATGTGGGTAGATGGTGAGAGTGGTGCAAACGGATTTAATTGTATCAATCTACATTGGACAGTTCACCCTGAAAGAAATCAGGCGTGGAGAGATGAACAAACCCGTATTTTGGGAGTTAAAGGTTCGGCACAAGAATGTGATTGTGACTTCATCGGTTCTGGTGATACCATAATTGACCCTGCATTATTGACTTGGTATAAAGATACCTATGTAATGGACCCGATTGAAAAAAGAGGGTTTGATAATAATTTATGGATTTGGGAATATCCAAATTACAATAAACAATATATGGTTGTAGCTGACGTTGCAAGGGGAGATGGGGCCGATTATTCTACTGCACAAATAATTGATATTGAAGATTGTACGCAAGTAGCCGAATACAGAGGTAAGATTGAAACAAAACATTTTGGTAATTTTTTAACATCGTTGGCAACGGAATATAATAACGCTCTATTAGTCGTAGAAAACTCAAACGTAGGTTGGGCATGTATTCAACAAATAATTGATAGACAGTATGGTAATTTATTCTATATGAGTAATGACCTAAAATATATTGATGTTGAAAAACAAATGAGTAATAAGTTTTATAGAGATGAAAAACAAATGGTTGCTGGATTCTCTACAACATCCAAAACCCGTCCTCTTATCATATCAGCATTGGATACATACATGAGTGATAAGGATATCCTCATTCGTAGTGGTAGATTGATAGATGAAATGTTTACATTTATTTGGCATGGTGGTAGAGCAGAAGCAATGAAGGGATACAATGATGACTTGGTAATGGCATTAGCAATCGGACTTTGGGTTCGTAACACCGCACTTCGTTTGAGACAAGAAGGAATTGATTTAACAAAGAGTATGTTGAATTCAACTCAAATAAATCAGTTTGATGGAGTATATTCCACAGGCTGGTCTGGCAAGAATCCGTATGAAATGGAAGTGGGTAGAGGTGAGGTAGAAAACTTAACTTGGTTACTTCGTTAATTTTTTTATATTTATATATTGAAACTCTTATAGATGAACGAAGATTTAGATAAATGGTTTAAAGAAAAATGGGTAAACATCGGCAAAAAAGTCGATGGTAAGCATCCGCCATGCGGAACTTCGGGAGAAAAAAGGGGTTATGCAAAATGTGTTCCTGCGGCAAAAGCTGCTGGAATGAGTAAAAAAGAAAAAGAAAGTGCTACTAGAAGAAAAAGAGCTGCACAAAATGATGCGGGTAGAGGTGGTAAAGATAGTAGTGGACAAGGCAAAAAACCAATAAATGTTTCAACCAAACCAAAAAATGAAACTATGAGTATAGAAGAAAAAATAAACCTATTTTTAGAAAAGAATTGCCCAACCGATGCAGGTAAATGGGCAGCATCTAAAGCAGCAGCAAAATCTAAATTTGATGTTTATCCATCAGCATACGCAAACGGATGGGCTGCAAAAAACTACAAAGAAAAAGGTGGTGGTTGGAAAACTTGCAGTGAAAGTGTGGAATTAAATGAGGCTTGTTGGGATGGATATAAGCAAGTTGGTATGAAAGATAAGGGAGGTAGACAAGTTCCTAATTGCGTTCCTATAAGTGAAGATATCAATTCAGATGATGATGTAAACTACGGATACGTTGAACCAGAAGAATACGATGTTGAAGATGAGGATATGGAAGACTTCATTGCTTTTATGCGAGGATATGATAAAAACTTAAATGAAGGTTGTCAATGTTTGAGAGAAGCAGAATATCAAGGTAGAGAAGTACAATTGGGTAAACCAATGCAAGGTGATGTTAAGAAATTCAAAGTATATGTTAAGAACCCACAAGGTAATGTTGTTAAGGTAAACTTTGGACAAAAAGGAATGAAAATCAGAAAATCAAATCCTGCAGCTAGAAAATCATTTAGAGCAAGAATGAATTGTGATAGTCCAGGCCCAAGACATAAAGCAAACTATTGGTCTTGTAGAAAATGGTAAATTTGGAAAATTGAAAAAATTTACTTATCTTTATTAATTAGATATAAAATATTAAAATGGCAGATAAAACATTATTCGGTAGGTTACAAAAATTATTTTCAACTAATACCATAGTTAGAAAAACGGCAAAGGGAGTTAAAATAGTCGATACGGATGAGTATCAGAATATGACAACTAACCTTGTAGACCGTTATATGAAGCTCAAAGTGAGTAACTACGGTGTAGGTGGGGTAGAATCTGCAATGGCATATCAGCAAGTTCGTATTGACCTTTTCAGAGATTACGATTCAATGGATATGGACCCGATTTTATCATCCGCATTGGATGTATATGCAGATGAATGTACTGCTAAAAATGAGCAAGGTAATATTTTAAAAATTCATCACGATGATGATAATGTTAAACAAATATTAGAAAATCTTTTTTATGATATTCTTAATGTAGAATTTAACCTTTGGCCTTGGACACGAAACTTGGTAAAATACGGTGATTTCTTTTTAGAATTAGAAATTGCGGATGAATTGGGAATTATAAACGTAATGCCATTATCATCATACGAAATGAGTAGAGTAGAAGGATTTGACCCTGAAAATCCACAAAGAGTTAAATTCGTATATGCCCCATATCAAAATCCATATATGGCGGTAGGTCAGACTACTAAAAAGGAATTTGAAAATTATGAAATTGCTCACTTCCGTTTAAACGGTGATTCAAACTTCTTACCTTATGGAAAGTCTATGGTTGAAGGAGCTAGAAGAGTGTGGAAACAATTAATGTTGATGGAAGATGCAATGTTAATTCACAGAGTGATGAGAGCTCCTGAAAAGAGAATTTTTAAAGTGGATGTTGGTAATATCCCACCAAACGAAGTGGATAACTACATGCAGAAAATTATCAACGCATCGAAGAAAGTTCCATTCGTTGATGAAAAAACAGGCGAGTACAACTTAAAGTACAATATGATGAATCTTATTGAAGATTATTATATGCCAGTTCGAGGTAGTGATAATGGAACTTCAATTGATACGTTAAAAGGTTTAGAATACAATATGATTGATGATATCAACTACTTAAAAGGTAAGTTGATGGCTGCACTTAAAATTCCAAAAGCTTATTTGGGTTATGAAGAAGATACTAATGGTAAAGCAACATTGGCATCAATGGATATCCGTTTTGCTAAAACAATTGAAAGAGTTCAAAGAGTATTAATTTCTGAATTAACTAAAATTGCAATCGTTCACTTATACTCACAGGGTATTAACGATGACCGTTTAACAGATTTTACATTGGAATTAACCGTTCCATCTAGAATTTATGAGCAGGAGCAAGTTGAATTATACACTTCTAAAGTAGCCCTAATTCAACAAATGCAACAAACAAAAATGTTCTCTAAAGAATGGATGTATGAATCTGTTATGAAGATGGCAAAAGATGAGCAGGATGAAATGACGTTGCAGGTATTAGAAGATACTAAACAAACATTCCGTTTAACTTCAATTGAAACACAAGGAACAGACCCTGCAAAAGAAACAGGAGTAGAAGGTGGTCCAACTAATGTTGAAGAAGAATTAAATAAATTGAAACTTGAATTAGATGGACAAGTTGGTAGACCAAAAGACCCTGTTAGATATGGGCATGATGACCATCCCGAAGGTAGAGACCCATTGGGAATAAAAACTCTTAAAGCAAAAGAAGGTTCGGTTGCGTATAAACCAAGAAAGAGTTCATATTTTGAAGTTTTTAAAGATATGGATGGTAATAAAAAAACTATTTTGACAGAAGATTTAACCAAACGGTAATAAAGAAATATAAAAATATATTTATATCTGACAAATTATAAAAATTGATGAAAAAAATTAAACATTCTAAATTTAAGAATACTGGATTTATATTTGAATTATTGGTAAGACAGATTACATCTGAAATCATGTCTTCTAGTAAATCAGTAGCGGAAACTATATTGAAAGAACATTTTAATGCTAAAAAAGAATTATCTAAAGAATTAAAATTATATCAATTTTTAATAAATGAAAAATATAATTCAGAAGTTAAAGCTGAAAAATTTATAGATACGATTTTAGATGCACGCAAACAATTGGATGAAAAGAAGCTTATAAAAGAAAAGTATAATTTAATTAAACAAATTAAAGAAACTTATGGTTTAGATGAGTTTATTAAATCTCCAATTTCTAACTACAAAACATTAGCATCTATTTATAAAATATTTGAAGTAGTATCAACTAATGAACAATATGACCCAACTGATATTGTAAGTTCTAGATTTACTATTGCTGAAAATATTATAAATTCATCTATTCAAAATAAAGAAGCTAGAATCAAAGATGCAGTTTTAGAAGAATATAAAAAACAGGATGAGGATTTGAGAGCAATATCTTATAAGATGCTAGTAGAATCATTTAATAACAAATATAAAAATCTTACAGAAGAACAAAAACTTTTATTAAGAGAATATATAAATAATATTAATAACACTGGTAAATTGAATGAATATATTTCAACCGAAATTATTAAATTAATCAATGGGTTAAAGGAAGTTGGTTCTAAAATACCAGATAAAGTAACAAAAATCAAATTAGCGGAAACCATATCTAATATTAGAAAAATTAAATCGGTTAAAAAAATTAAGGAACAACATCTATCCGCAATGATGATGAGTTATGAATTATTAAAAGAATTAAAAAATAGTTTAAATAAATAAAAAATGTCAAATTATAGAACATATAACGCAAAATTAGTAACATCAGGTTCGGCTTCATTAATAGATAGAGTTTGGGGTGTATTACCTGTAAGTGGTGTGACTGGAACAATTACGTTAGAAGGTGGAACAACTATTTCATTAGCACATTTAACTGCAGGAGAACCTTTTCCGTGTTACGTTAAAAGTATAGCAGTAACCAATGGTGGTTCTGTTTATGTATTAGCTTAAACTAATTTAAAATGTCAATTACAAATAATACTATAGTATCTAATAAAATCAAAGAAATGGTGTTGGCTGAATTACGTTCAGTTAAAGCTATTCAAACTGATTATTCAAAAGTAATTGATGCAATGGAAAAGCATTTGGAAGCATATAAAAAATCCAAAGGTACTCCCGCTGAAAAAGAACATATACAAAAATTAAAAACACTAACTACTCAAAAGAAGAAATTAGCAGATGAATTAAATGCTAAAGTTAGTGATATGTATAAAGATGCCGAATTAAAAGTAGATGAAATGAATACTACTGGTGGTGTTGAAGGATACAATACTCCATTTGCATTTAGCGGTAAAGATAGTGAAGAAAAGAAGGGAAAGAGACAAGCTGATTTGACTGGATATAGTGTAGTAAACGAAGAAACTCCATCTGAAATCATAAAGGATTTAGATAAGGTAAAAAACGATTTAATTAAAAAGGTAGATGTTCTAATTGCTAAAAAGAAAAAACTTTACTCTAATGTTGATATAGAATCACCAATGAGTGCAGATGAAAAGCAGTTAGATAAAGATATACAATCTATATTTTCACAAATTCAACAAATAATTCTTAAAAAAAGAACCTTAAAAGAATCTATAAACGAAGGTAAATACTATGTAAGCTACAACAGAGGTAGAGGACAGGGTAAAGATTTGGAAAAAGAATTTGACCCAAAAACCTTTAAAACAACTGGTAAGCCAATGGTATTTAGTTCATATAATGATGCTAAAAAATACGCTGAAAAAATGGAAAAGATGTTCCGTAATTCAATCGGTGGTTCAACGGCATATTGGGTATCGGATGAGAAAATGAATAGAGTAGAAGAATCAGTAAACGAATCTGATTTGAAAGGATACCTCGTTGCAGATGTAGTAGATGATATTATCAAATCAATAGGTTCAAAATTTGTAAGTGGGCAAATTAAAGATGGTGGTAATAAGAATAAAGTTTATCTTAAACTAACAGATAAAAAATTTGGTAGTGGGGTAGTTAAAATCCTAAAATCAAGATTTGGCATTGATTCTAAATATGATACAACATTCGGAAACATGCCATCAGTATCGTTTTGGGGCGATAAGGTAGTTAGTGAATCAGTAAATGAAGATAAAGTTTATATTGATTTTTTAAATAAGAAAAAAGGGTTCAAACAGGATAGGATTAAATTTAATTCTTATGAAGATGCCGTAAAATGGGCAAGAAAGAATTTTGAAAAGTTTAATCCAGATATGATTAAATATGAATCTATGAACGAAGCAATTCAAAACGCACCCGCAAAAAATGGAAAAGAATTAGCAGATTTCATATTAAGACATTATGATTTTTATACCGATTATATTGATGATGGTGGACAGAGACGAAGAGCAATAAAAAGTAATGAAGGTACTATTGAATGGTTCGATTCACATCCTATTGATTTGAAAAAGGAAGCACTTAAAATATTACAATCAAAGGTAGGTTCTTCTGGTAAATCACAAATACAAAGAGTTTTCGGTAAATCTACAATGGATAAATAAAATATATATATTTATACAGTAAAGAAGGCGTAATACAAAATAAAAGTAATGAAACTACATCAACTAAAAGAGTTTGTTAAGCAAACAATTAGAGAGGAGCAAGATTATCAACAATTGTTTAAGCACATGTTAGATAAAACTGGTAAATCAATTGCAGATATGTCTGACGATGATAAGAAGAAATTCTTTAATGCCGTAGATACTGCTTATAAAGCAAAATCAGAAGGTAGATTAAGAGGATATAATGAAGCAGAACTAACTGCAGGACAAAAGAAAATTGATGTAGATAAGGATGGCGAAATTGAAGGTTCAGATTTAGCAGCATTAAGAGCTGGTAAAACAAACGAAGCGGGAGATGAAAGATTTGACTGGCCACCAGTTCTTGATAAATTCAAAGGAAAAGAAATAGACAAGTTGGAAGCCGATTATAAAGCATCACTTGCTAAAAGTGGTGCAATATTGGATAAACAACGCCAATTGATAAGAACTACACTTGGTAATAAATTTGAATTTCCGTGGGAAAATTATGATAAATGGCCAGCCAAACTTAAAGCAGAAGTAGAAAGATTAACTCAAGAATTAGAAAAGAGCCGTGCGAAACAACCTGAAATGTTTAAAAAACTTATGCAGGCAAGAGGTACTTGGAGATGATAAAGTTAAAATCCATATTAATTGAAGTAATGAAAAAAAAAAGTGTAAATGAAAATTTAGCTTTAGGAATACTTGCAACATTAAGTGGTATCCTTATTGGTAAAATTGCATTTTATTATATAGGAGAATTAGTAGAAAAAGGAATTAAATACTTTAATGGTTCTAAAGAAACTGAAAAAGAAATATCAGGAATATTAGATAAATTAGAATCAAATAAAAAATTTATAAGTGATGTTACTGAATATATTGAAAAGAATAACGGAATAAACGATGCAGCTGCAGATAAAATGGTTAAATCTGCGTATGTTCAATCTCTTATTAAAAAAGTAAATAACGATAATGTTGATAAAGCAGATTTAGAAAGTGGTTTAAAAAATATATTTTTGAAAGCTTGGTCTAACGATAAAGACACGGCAATTGAAAAAGTTAAAAAAGATATAAAATAAGATGAATAAAGGATTATTAATAGAAACCCATTTATTTGAAGCAAAACTTCAAAAAGAAGAAAATGGAACCTATTTGGTAAAGGGTATTCTGCAAAGAGCAGGTGCTGCTAACCAAAATGGTAGAAGATATCCTAAAGAAATATTAGAGAGAGAATGTCAAAAATACAAACAACTTATCAAAGAACGCAGAGCACTGGGTGAGTTGGACCATCCTGATTCTCCTGTTATCAACTTAAAGAATGTATCACATAACATTAGAGAAATTTATTGGGAAGGCGATGATGTATACGGTGTAGTAGAAATACTTTCAACTCCATCAGGAAACATTTTAAGAGAATTACTAAAGAACAATATCCGTTTAGGTATCTCATCTAGAGGTTTGGGTTCAGTAAAGGAATTGAGAGATGGTACTGTAATGGTTCAGGAAGATTTTGAATTAGTAGGTTGGGATTTTGTATCAAACCCATCTACACATGGAGCATTTATGGCACCAATGAACGAATCAAAGCAATGGGCAAAAGTTGCAGAAGAATGTGGTAAGTGGTGTAAACCACAAGATTTGATGAGAGAAATTATAATAGAATTAAACTAACAAATATGAAACTAGTAAATTTAGTACCTGGAAAAGCAATTAACGATAAAGTAGTTAAAGAAGCATTGGATGATTTAGATACCAATTTACCAGTATCTATAGAAAGATATTTGGATAAAATGGTAGCTCAAATTAAAGGAATGAGTCTTTCTCGTAAAAAAGAAATTCTTGTATTAGCAAAGGTAATCGATGCTATGGGAATTGACAAACAAGAAATGATGAGATACGTTTCAAAAATTAAGAAAAACGATATATTAAAAAAATAATATGATACGTTTAAAAAACTTACTCAAAGAATCGGAAGAGTTACAACAACTCCCAACCGAAATGAAAAAACATTTCTTGGAAATCATTTCTACCTATGGACAACATAGAGAAGGAATGAGTAGAAAATCTGATATCAGACAAGTTGCAGAAACTTTGGGTGGTATCGCTGATGCTGCCCAAGAATATACATTAAGAGAGGGTGGTGATTGGTTTGATAGAGTTACTATTAAACGTAATATGAGTGAGTTAAAAAAATTACAATCTGCATTTGAAAAAGAATCATTAGAAGCACGTGCACAGGAACAAAGGTTGGAAGCTCTATATGAAGATATGGGGAATGTGTTGGGTAGATATTTTGAAATAGCTAATGTTTCAGAAAAAGTTATGAAAGAAAGATTGGGTAGAACTTCAATTCAAGAAGCTAAAAAATACGATATCGGTTCTGGATGGATGGGAAATGGTTTAACTATTTGGAATAGAGCCGAAGAACAATATGGTGATTATAAAATAATTGCTCATATTAGTAAGGATGGCACGTTAAGTATAAGAGATAAAAAATTACCAAATGATATCAAGCAAATGTTCCAAATGTGGGCAGATACTATGAAAAAGGGTGATAGGCCTGGAACATATTAATTAAAATATGGAAGAATTAGCATCATTATTATTACAAAGTAGAACTCAAGCTCACTCATTTCATTTAGGTGTTAAAGGAATTGGTTCTCATTCTGCACATTTAGCATTAGGTGAATATTATGATTCAATAGGTGGATTAATTGATGGATTGGTAGAAACATATCAGGGAAAAGAAGGATTAATTCAAATTTCAGGAATTGGAACTTTGGATAAAAATAATGATATTAAAAATATTATTAAATATTTCGATACATTATGTAATATGATAGCTAGATTAAGAGAGAATCCTAAATTAAAAGACAGTTGGATTCAAAATGATATTGATACTGTTGTATCTTTATTATATAAAACAAAATACAAGTTAGTAAATCATCAATAATAATTATGATTATAATTGATATTAAAAACGGTAATATAGAATCGGCTCTGAAACAATATAAGAAAAAAATTCAAAATATTAAACAAACAGAAGAGTTAAGAGAAAGACAAACATTTGTTAAACCATCCGTTAAAAATAGGTTACAAAAAGAAAAATCTATAAGAAAAAATCAAAAAGATTTGGGGTTTCTTTAGTTTTCTAAAAAATTTACATATTTATCCTCGAATATCCTATCTTATATAGGATTTTTTAATTCAAATGTAGTTGATTAATGAATACCCTTCTCTATAAGGTGTGACCGAACAATCAACATAATTCTATTGGAGTTTTTATAAATAACTTCACAATCAACACACAATAAAAAAAATGGCAAATTCAAAATTATTGAAAGAAGCAATCGCTGATGCCAAAGCCGTTAAAGAAACCGCTTTAGCAAACGCAAAACTTGCACTTGAAGAGGCATTTACTCCTAGACTTCAATCTATCTTATCTCAAAAGATGAGAGCAGAAGCTGAAGCAGAGGATACAGATGCTGAAAAAGTGGATGAGGAATTGAGTTCAGATGGTATCGGTTCTAAATCAGACGCTGGATACCCTCAAACCCCTGGCGCAAACCCATCTTACGATGCAACCACTGATTTATCGGTAGGTGTAAAGAAAGATAGTGGTAAGCCAGAAGCAGCTGGTACTGACTACAAAAAAGTAGCAGACATCAACGAAGAAGATGATTATGACTTCGGTGGTGAAGAAGAAGACCCTAACGCAGCAGAAATCGCAGAATTAAAAGCGAGATTAGCAGAATTAGAAGGTGAAGAAGAAGAAGCCCCAATGGAAGCTGAATACGGTATGGATTCAGAAGAAGACCCAATGGAAGGTGAGTATGGTATGGATTCAGAAGAAGACCCAATGGAAGGTGAGTATGGTATGGATTCAGAAGAAGATTCAGAAGATGCTATGGATTTAGAATCTATTATCAGAGAATTGGAATCACAATTAGGTGACGAAGAAGAAACAAACGAAGAAGAGCATGAAGAAGAAGACCCTAACGCAGCACAAATTGCAGAATTAAGAAGACAATTAGCTGAATTAGAAGGTAGTGAAGAAGAAGAACCAAAAACTGAATCTAAAAGATTAAGAGAATCACGTAGAAGATTGAAAGAAAATTTAGCAGATGGTTCTGAAGCAGGTACTGACAAAGGAGAAACTCCTAAAGTTGTTGTAACAAACGAAGCTGAAGAAGAAGATGATACACTAGATTTGGATGAAATTCTTCGTGAAATGGAAGCGGACATGGCAGGTGACAAAGAGAAAGTTGATGAAGAAGAAGATAAAGAAGAATTGAAAGCAGACTTAAACGAAGCTTACAAAACTATCAAATCTCTTCAAAAAACTATTAACGAAGTTAATCTTTTAAATGCGAAGCTTTTATTTGCAAACAAATTATTCAGAGCACACAACATGACTAACGAACAAAAAGTGAAAGTGATTGAAACTTTGGATAGAACAAAATCAGTTAGAGAGGTTAAATTGGTGTTCTCTACATTAGCAGAGAATTTCAAATATACAACATCTTCTAACAAATTAACTAAAAGAGCCATTTCAGAAGGTATCGCTAGTAAAGCAGTTAAATCTACAAAACCTGCACAAGCTAAAGCGGTAATTAATGAATCGGTTAATTTTGCTAACAGATTTAAGAAATTAGCAGGTATTATTAAATAATTAAATAACACAAACAAATTCATTCAAAATGAACATTAAAAAATTAATGAGCGGCGCGAACCCACAGAGCGTGATGCTTGAGCAAACCAGAGGTTTGAAAGGCAAATGGGAAAGAACAGGACTACTTGAAGGAGTAGGTTCTGAAACTACAAAGCATGGTATGGCAGTAATGTTAGAAAACCAAGCAAAGCAATTATTGGATGAGGCAACTCGTACTGGTACTTCTTCAGGTTCTGAAGAGTGGGCTGGTGTTGCTCTACCTTTGGTAAGAAGAATCTTCGGTTCTATTGCAGCGAAAGAATTCGTTTCAGTTCAACCAATGAACTTACCTTCAGGTCTTATCTTCTACATGGATTTCAAATATGGTACTAACCCAGCAGGTAATCCAAACTTTACTGGTTCTTCATTATTCGGTAATGGTGGTACTTTTGGTAAAGATTCATTATCCCCAGCTGGTAACAAATTAGGTTCAACTCAAGCAGCTGAAGGTGGTTTGTATGGCGCAGGACGTTTTGGATACACAATCAACAATGCTACTGCAGAAATCACTTCAACATTCGCTTCAGCATCTTTAGCTGATATCGATTTTGATTTAACTTCGGGTTCAGTTTCTGCATCATTTGCAGGTAACACATTGAAGAAAATCATAGTTCCATTACCATCTGACGCAGATTTCAATGGTGTTAGAGCGTTCGAACCAACATTCTTAACTGGTTCAGCAGTAAATGGAATTTTCCCTCAATACACTACTAAAAACGGTTCAAATGTTGAATTCGTTGCAACTGTAACTGGTTTATCAAACTTGGCTACTGTTGGTGTATCGTTGGCATACCACAAACAACCTACTGATATCTCTCGTGGAGATTTCGAAGATAGAGGAACAGATTTGGCAATTCCAGAAATTGAATTGGAATTGAAATCAGAGCCTATCGTTGCTAAAACACGTAAGTTGAAAGCAATTTGGACTCCTGAATTGGCGCAAGATTTGAACGCATATCACTCTGTAGATGCAGAAGCTGAATTAACTCAAATGTTATCTGAATACATCTCTTTAGAGATTGATTTGGAAATCCTTGAGATGTTGCAGCAGAACGCATTCACAACTGAATATTGGTCAGCAAAAGTTGGATATGAGTGGAATGGTGCAGGATTCGCTATTGATTCTTCTGCGGCAGCAGCTTCAGCATACCAGAAGAACACTTGGTTCCAAACTTTGGGTATCAAATTACAAAAAGTATCTAACAAGATTCACCAATTGACTATGAGAGGTGGAGCAAACTTCGTTGTTGTTTCTCCAAACGTAGCTACAATTTTGGAATCTATGAACGGATTCTCTGCTAACCCAGGTAAAGATGCGTTAACTTTCGCAGCAGGTGTAACTAACATCGGACAAATCTCTAACAGATACGATGTTTACAAAAACCCTTACATGACTGAAAACGTAATCTTGTTAGGTTTCAAAGGTTCTAACTTCTTCGAGACTGGAGCAGTTTACGCACCTTATGTACCATTGATTATGACTCCTTTAGTGTACGACCCAACCAACTTTACTCCACGTAGAGGTGTTATGACTCGTTACGCTAAAAAGATTGTAAGACCAGAATTCTATGGTAAAGTTTTAGTTGACGGTTTAGATACTCTTTAATATTTAGAGTTTTTAAATTAAATTAGAGGGAGCAGTGATGTTCCCTCTTTTTTTTTATATTTATATGAGTAATCATTTAATAACTAAAAAACATAAACAAATGGCATACCCAGAAGAAAGATATTCAATAACGGAAACTGCAAAAGATTTACCAACATATACGGTAGAAAGTACGGACAAAATTTTAGCTAGACAAGCAGATGGTAAATTAGGATATATATTAGTATCCGATTTACAAGTAACATTGGATGGTGATGGGCTGGCAACCGATGCCTCTGTTACCTCATTGAGTGGTAGTATTGCAACTAAAATGGCAAATACTTCATTTGGATATGTTACTGGTAGTTTTGCAAATGATGGTGCTGCAGCATCGGCTGGCGTTCCAGTTGGTGGATTGTATCACACTACAGGTACGGTTAAAGTTAGATTAACATAGTTTTAATTTTATTAAAAATGAAAAAGAGATGATAGAAATGTTATCTCTTTTTTTATTCTTATATTTATAGTAGTAAACCTATAAATTTTAAGAAATGTCTATAAACACATATTGGTCTGGCTCAACGGCATCCGCATTTTTATCGGCATCTGCATCTGCGGAAGCAACTCCGTTTGGATTATATGATTCAGATGCAGAATTTAGAACCGATGCACCAAAAACGGCAGTTTGGGTTGCAAAGAGATTGGGGTATCCTATTGTAAATATTGAATTAGATAACCAACAAATATGGGCCTGTTTTGAAGAATCCGTTTCGGAATATTCTGCACAAATAAATCAATTCAATCTTCGTAATAATCTTGATATTCTAAAAGGACAGCCAAAAGGTAAGGTTTCAAATTATTCACAAACACTTGTAGACGGTTCATATTTACCAACAACAGTTCGTATGTCCCAACAATATGGTACATTAGCAGGAGTAGGTGGTTCAACTTCAATTAAAAAAGCATATATCAATTTAACTGCTGGACAACAGAAATACAACATAATGAGTTCATCTGTTGATGTGGAAACATCTGCATCGTTTTCTACACTATTTACAGGAAGTTCAACGGTGGATGTAACTAGAGTGTATCACGAAGCAACTCCTGCTATTGCACGATTCTTTGACCCGTATTCGGTAGGAGCACAAGGTACTTTAAATTTAATAAGTGAATTAGGATTTGGAAACTTTTCACCTGCTGCACAATTCTTAATGATGCCTATTTACGAAGATGTGTTAAGAATGCAACAAATTGAATTAAATGACCATATTCGTAAATCGGCTCACACATTTAATATAGTAGATAATAAATTAGAAATATTTCCTGTACCTACCGATGGAACTGTTAGTAGAGTTTATTTTGAATACATAAGTAGAGATGAATTTGAACATGATTCTCAAACTGTTCAAGCAGATTCACTTTCGGATTATTCAGATATTCCGTATGATTTTATTCAATACTCAAATATAAACGATGTTGGTAAACAATGGATTAGAAAATATACATTAGCACTTTCAAAAGAATTATTAGGAGCAATTAGAGAGAAATACTCAAATGTTCCGATACCTGATGGTGAAGTATCACTGGATGGAGCAGCATTGAGAGCTGAAGCACAAGTGGAGAAGGATATGTTGATAACCCAATTAAGAGAAAATTTGGAAGAATTGAGTAGGAAAAATGTGATGGAAAATAAAGCACATGAATCAACACATCAGCAAGAAATGTTGAGAAAAGTTCCACTTAAAATATATGTAGGATAATATGCCAAAGTTTTTATTAGGTAGAGATATTGATTTTTTCAAAAGTATAGCCAGAGAATTGGTTGATACTGTTATAGAAAATACTGTCGTTTTATATAAAATAAATTTAAATGAAACGAAGATAAATATCTATGGTGAAGCATTAAATAAAACCTGGCACACTGGTGTAGAACTATACGCATTAATTGATAAAGAAGCACAATCAACTCAATATGAAGGATTTGGGTCTGATACACTTCAAGATATAACATTTAAATTTGATAGAGGATTATTAGAAGAACGAAATATACATCCTGAAATAGGTGATGTTGTTTATTTTGATAATCAATATTATGAAATTGGTAATGTAAATGAAGTGCAATTTATTGGTGGTTTACCTGCTAATACTTATAGTATAGTATGTTTTGCATTTTTAGTAAGTAAATCTAATCTTAATATTGAAAAGAGAATAACATAAAAATATGTCTACAAATCCATTAAGAAAACAGGAGAGAATTCTTCAAACTAAAAAGGAAAAAGGAGAATTAAGACAATCGGTATCTTTATTTGATATTGATTATGCTATGATGTCTTATTTGGAAGATACGGCATTACCTACATTAGATGATAATGGTAAGGCTTTAAAAATACCTGTCATATATGGAAACTCCGAACGATGGAATGGAGCAAGAAGACAGGGAGTTTACAGAGATGCAAATGGTAAGCTTCAATTACCAATTATGATGATTCGTAGAACATCTATTGCTAAAGATGATACTATGCCAATGCAAAATCGGCATGTAACTTATCAAGGTATTACAAAATATTCTAAAGATAATAGATATGATAGGTTTACACTATTGGGAAATAATTATAAACCAAAATACGAAATATATAAAATTCAAATGCCAGAATATGTAGAATTAAACTATGATTGCATGGTTTGGACTTCTTACATAGAACATTTAAATTCGGTGATAGAACAATTACAATATACTGGTACATATTGGGGTGATAAAAATGGATTTCAATTTAGAACAAGTTTAGGAGATTTTAATGTAATAAACGAAGTTGGGGATGGCACTGAAAGAGTTAATAGAATTGAATTTAGTTTATCAGTTAAAGCTCATTTACTTCCTGAAAAATTTGACGGAGAAGATACCACTAAAAAATCATTTTCTACGCAAAGAGTTGTGGTATCAACTGAAACGGATGTAACAAGTGGAACTGGTAGGTTAGAAGGTATATTAACTACACCATCACCATATTATGATAATAAAGATTTGATTGATTTTCTTTCTTTAAATAACAGTAAAATACAAAATCCAATAGTATCTAATACCATTACATTCGGTGGGATAAAATTAATAAAAACTCCACCTACTTTAATATCAGTAGTTACTGGTGGTATAGTGGTTGGTGATAATACATACGATATTAAAGTTTATATAAATGGTACACGATATTACCATAATACACACTTTTCTATAAGTATAACATCATCATCTTTAACTATTAATTTTATTCAAGCAAATTTAGGATTTGCAGTTGATAGTGGAGATGAAATTTCCATAACAGGTAAATTTATAAATGTGTAATGAAGAGAAGTCTTTTAGATATAACTCAAAAAATTAGTAGAAAACCAGCTGATACCGAATTAACTCCAAAGGATTTAAATCACCCTACATATTCGATATGGGAAGCAAACGGTTGGAGGTTTGTTGAATTATTAAGAGAAATAGAATATAGAACAACGCAAGATAGATTGAGAGTAATAATTAACACTCAACATATATCGGCAGAAGATTATATAATAGAGGAAGGAAGTGAAGGATTGTTAATCAAATTTATAAAAAATAATTTTGAATTTGGTTTGGATACTACTGATTATATTGAAATAACAGGTGATATAGAACGATATGCTTAATAGATTTAATTCAAATGCGAAAAAATTAAATAGGATTATACCAAAAATAAATCCTAATAATTTAAATGATGATTTATACATCACAGGTAGTTTATTGAATATAGAAACACCAACTACAAATAAATTTAATTCAAATTCTAAATCAAATCCAAATCCAACTAAATTAGTAAATAATAAAAATAAAATATCAGAATTTCATAATGAAATTTTACAATTTAGTGGAAGAACGGTATCTAGAATAATTGATGCTTTTGATAATACTGGATTTGGAACTCTTACGATTTATAACGTAGCATTGGATTATGGAACTGAAGGAGCATCTCCTGAAAATTTTGAAATATTAGTTTATGGATTGCATTTACCAGGACATTACACTATTAAGGAAGTTGGAAATAATGTAGTAATTACATTATTAGATAATTATATAGATTATGATTCCATAACAGTAAATGATATATATGTTATAGGTAAATTGGTAGATATTCCAATTGCAACTGAAGATGGTTTTATCATAACAACCGAAGATGGTTTAGACATAATAATATAATAAATGGCAAACGTAAGAAAAAGGATATTAGAATTAACGGCATTAGAAAGTGCATCATTAAATACAACAATAGTTGGTGTAGATGGTGGTATAACTTATAAAATAGAGTTGGATACCCTCGCAGATGCAGTTACTTCTAGAGTTAATATATTAGATAGAGACAGATTAGCATCTTTGGAATCGGTGACATCTTCGTTTGAAATCAAAGGTAGAAGTGTAATAAGTTCATCTGCACAAATAACTACATTAGGATTTATTAGTTCTTCTACATCTATACCAGCTGGAACTATATCTTCATCTGCACAAATTACATTATTTGGATTTGTTAGTAGTTCAATTGATATAACTTCTTTAAATTCATTCACATCTTCGCAATCATCATTAAATACTGCATTCACAAACGGAATTACTGCAAGATTACAAACATCTTCGTTTAATGAATATACCTCATCGCAATCTACATCATCATTAGTGGATAGATTAAACACAATTGAAAGTGTAAGTGGTAGTTGGATTACTGAAAGTGAAACGGGTTCATTTTTGACATCATTAAGTGGAGCAATAAGTTCTTCATCTCAATTAACATCATCATACGATACAAGATATACATTGAGTGGTAGTGTTCCAAATATACCAACGGGTTCATTTGCAACAACTGGTTCAAATACTTTTATAGGTGAACAAATAATAAGTTCTTCTTTAATCGTAACTAATGAAATTAAAGGTATTGGAAATATATTTTTACAACCTGATGTTAATGATGCAAGATATTTTCAAATTTATAATACTGCAGCACCTTCGGGTAATGATATTCACTTTAAAGGTAATACAGATTTCAACTACTTTGGTGACGATACCAATTACTTAAAAATAGATGATAGTGCACAAACAATAACAATTACCGGTGTTAATGGTGTATTTGTTAGTTCTTCATTAAATGTAACTGATTCAATCAATGGTACAATCAACGCAACAAATGGTGTAATTAGTGGTTCATCACAATTGACATCTTCGTTTGATACAAGATATACATTGAGTGGTAGTGTTAGTGCAGTCCCATCTGGTACAATAAGTGGTTCTTCACAATTGACATCATCATACGATGCAAGATATACTTTAAGTAGTTCATTTTCTTCAATATCATCATCATTTAATAGTAGATTTAATGGATTGGTAACTACTGGTTCAAACACATTTAGTGGGTCACAAATATTTAGTGGTTCAATGGTTGTTACATCAGGACAAATAATTGCATCTGCAATTACGAACAATAGTTCATCACTATTCTTACAAAGTGGTAGTAATCTATATGTTCAAAATAATGGATTAGTAGAAATTACAGGTTCATTAAACGCAACATCTATAACGGGTTCAATAGCAGCAACCAATGGTGTAATAAGTGGTTCAACTCAATTGACAACTGCATTCCCATCAAAAACAACGGGAGCTTGGTCGGTACCAGCAGGAGCATCTACACAAAGTTTTACAGTTGAAGCTGGTGCTTCATATACAATGTGGGTAAATGGTAATATTCCAAATGGTATTATAACTTGGAACGCAACTGTAACAACATCAAATACCAATGTTCCGGTAGTTGGTTCTCAATATGGTTGGTATTACACAGCAGGTAATGCATTAGTTTTAACTGCAATGCCTGACCAAATTATAGGTACAACTAATACTCTCATATCCTCTCCAACATCATACGCACCAAATACTTCAAATGTATTTAAGTTTGGTATCACAAATAATAGTGGGACAACCCAAACAATTAATTACGGATATATAAAACTATCATAAGTTATGCCAATAATATTTCAAAATGGATATACAATTACACCAAATCCATATATGTTGGTTACGGATGGATTATTACTTCAATTGGATGCAAATAATTCAACAAGTTATCCTGGTAGTGGAACAACTGTTTATGATTTAACTAATTCGTATAACCATACATTGATTGGTGCTACATTTACTACATTAAGTGGAATAAAATGTTTTGATTGCACAACTGGAAATAATAGAGTTGATGTAAACGGAACAGGTCCAACTTTACCAACAACGGGATATACCTATATTACTTGGGCAAGATTGATAAATAATAATTCAGGATTTAGAACATTACTTTACACAAAAGGTACTCGTAAAATAACACCAATTACTATTCCTAATGGAACAAGTACATTAGGATATTGGGCAACAGCATTCGTAAGTTCAGGATATGATGTCTCATCTTCGGTGGGTATTTGGACTCAATATACAGTAGTTGGGGATAATTCATCTCAAACATTCTACATAAATGATTCACAAGTGGGAAGTACAATCAATGAGGGTTCGGGTGGAAACACACATTGGGGAGTGGGTAATAATGATATTGTTGCTCAACCTTTTGGACATGTTGCAAATCTTTATTTGTATAATAGAAAATTATCAATTGAGGAAATAACACAAAATTATAATGCAATAAAACCGACTTACGGATTATAAGAATAAAAGATATTTATAGGATATGGCAAACTTAATAAGATTAAAACAAATAGAAGGTAGTACAGAATTAGCAGCAGCGGTAACCGCTGGTAATGCCATTAGTCAATCTGGTGGTAGTTTTGCCGAAGCAGTAAATAACGCAGTATCTCAATCATTGGAATCATCGTTATCACAATCTATTATAAATATTATAACAAATAATGTAGGAGCAACTTTACCAGCTGGGGTTGTATCGGGTTCATCTCAAATATACATTAGTGGAACAATTGGATATAGTGATATAGCAACGGATATAGAAGTAGCAGTAATAAGTTCTTCTTTATCAGCATCGCAAGTTTTAATATCATCATCAATAAGTTCATCAATAGCAACTACATTGAGTGGAAGTTTATATTCTATAACAATATTAAGTTCATCAGTAAATACCAGATTAACTAATTTAGAATCATTCAGTTCTTCATTGGATAATGGATTTGCAACTGATGCGGAGTTAACATTATCACAATCAAATATTAACATCGATATGGGTGAATGGTAAAAAAATAAATATAATATACCAAACGTACTATTCGTAAAAAAAAACATATTTATTAAAGTATAATCGTAACTAAAACCAAAAAAGATTAACCAACGCAATATGGCACAAATAATTAAACACAGACGCGGTAGTTTAGAAGCCCTATCCGCCGTAACCTCATCACTTCAAAAAGGTGAATTGGTAATTGCTTCTGGCTCATCGAACTTATCGGTAACTAATGGAGCATCTATTGTATTCGCAGTTCCAGAAAATGGACAGGTGCAAGCGGTAAATAGATTTCTAGTAGGTAACGCGGCTCCAAATACATTTGCTGCCGGAACTTACAACGGATTAGTAAAAGGTGTTCCTTACTATGCAAGTGGTAGTTCTACTTTATATTTGTTGGGTGAAGGAGCCAATGATATTCCTGATTTAACAGGTAACATTAGTAACTTTAGTGCATCAGTTTCTTCATCAATAAGTGCATTATCTGCATCAATTGGAGGTGGTTCAATTGGTACATCTGTAGCCGCATTAAATACTTTTAGTGGTTCACAATTAACACAAAACGCTACATTAGCAACTTATACTGGTTCGGTTGATACACGATTTACTGAAATTGGAGTTGTTAGTGGTAGCTTAATAGCATCGGCATCAACTGCTAAAACAACAAATGATTCACAAGGAGTTTCGATAACAAACTTAAACTCATTTAGTTCTTCTGCATTAGTTAGATTAACAAATATTGAATCACACACTTCTTCAGCTGATATAAGATTTACTGAAATTGGAGTTGTAAGTGGAAGTTTAATAGCATCAGCATCGACAGCAAAAACTACAAACGATTCGCAGGGTGTTTCAATAACAAACATAAACTCATTTAGTTCTTCAGTATTAACTCAATTAACTGAAATCGGCGTAGTTAGTGGTTCATTAATTGCATCAGCATCAACTGCTAAAACTACAAACGATTCACAAGGTGTAAGTATTACAAATTTAAATACAACTTCTGCGAGTGTAAATACTTCGATTGCAGAATTAAATACATATTCATCTTCATTAAAGTCTGCAATTACAGTTGATGGACAAAATGTAACAATAGCCGGTAATTTTACCGTTTCTGGTACTCAAACTACTGTAAATTCTACAACCGTACAAATTGGTGATAACATCATCGAATTAAATGGTACTGGAGCAGCAAATGGTGGTTTATTAGTTAAAGACCCAACTGCACCTAATACGGCAAGTGGTTCTTTACTTTGGGATTCTACAAATGATTACTGGAAAGCAGGAGCAGTAGGAGCTGAATCTAAATTATTAAGAGCAGAAGGTGATAATGTTGTTACATCATCTGCACAAATTACTATTTCCAATACAACTGGATTTGGTGATTTTAGTGGTTCTATTTCATCTTCAATTTCAGCTTTAAGTGCATCGGTGGGAAGCGGAGCTGGAATTTCAATAACAAACTTAAACTCTTTTAGTTCTTCTGCATTAGTTAGATTATCGAACATCGAATCATTCAGTTCTTCAGCTGAAACTAGATTTACTGAAATTGGAGTTGTAAGTGGTTCATTAATATTATCTGCTTCAGCAGCTAAAACTACAAATGACTCGCAAGGAGTTTCTATCACAAACTTAAACTCTTTTAGTGGTTCACAATTAACTCAAAATGGTACATTAGCAACTTACACTGCTTCAGTTGATACAAGATTAACTGAAATTGGTGTAGTTAGTGGAAGTTTAATTGCATCAGCATCAACTGCTAAAACTACAAATGACTCACAAGGAGTTTCAATCACAAATTTAAATTCATTTAGTGGTTCACAATTAACTCAAAATGGTACATTAGGAAACTATACTGGAAGTGTTGATACGAGGTTAACTGAAATTGGTGTAGTTAGTGGTTCGTTGATATTATCTGCATCAGCAGCTAAAACAACAAATGACTCACAAGGTGTATCTATAACAAACTTAAACTCATTTAGTGCTAGTGTAAACACTTCTGTTACGGCGTTAAATAGTTCATCGGCATCACAACAAACATCTATTGATGCATTGAATAGTTATACCTCTTCTAATACTTCTACAAATGCTTTAAACGCATTTACTGCATCTGCAGAGCAAAGATTTACTGAAATTGGTGTAGTTAGTGGTTCATTAATATTATCAGCATCAAATGCTGCAAGTAGATTAACTACATTAGAAGGTGCAGGTACAATACAAGGCGTAGGTACTTCTAATAACGTAACATTTGCAAAAGTAACAACGACTGGTGATGTAGTAGTAGGTGGTGATTTGGTGGTACAAGGTAACACCGTAACATTAAATACCGCAACATTAATAGTTGAAGATAAATTAATAACATTAGCAAGTGGTTCAACTTCATCGGCAACCGCAGATGGTTCAGGATTCGAAGTAGCAGGAGCAGGTGCAAATTTCATATATCAACATTCAACAACCGCATTTACTTCATCAGTAGCATTAATCGCACCTGCGGTTACCTCATCCTTTAATTTAGGTTCGGCAGCAGGAAGTTCTAAAAGAGTAGCATTCCGAAACACAAATGGTAATTTGGATTTAGTTCCGACCGCAAGTGTAGCTGGAGATTTACTACAATGGGATGGTACTGATTTTGTAATGAGTAACGTAGTTGATGGTGGTTCATTCTAAATAATAATCCCCCTCCTAATGAGGGGGGTTTTTTAAAATTATTAATGGACAAAAAACATCAAATATAATGGCTCAAAAAATATTACAAAAACGGTCGCTGACATCAGGAAAAGTTCCTGATACTGGCTCTCTATTAGTAGGTGAGTTAGGTATAAACGTATATGATGGTAAGGTTTATTTACATAAATCTGGTTCTTCACAATCAATTGAAACATTAGTTACTACCAATTCGATTACCACTGGTTCAATAACATTGACAGGAACGGGTTCATTTGGAGAAGCTAGTATCACATTTGATGCAAATGTTGGACAAGATTTATATGTAACTAGAGATATCGTTGGAAATGGTGATATTGATATAGCAGGAGCAGTATCTGCATCTATTGTATCGGCATCCGTATTCATAGGTAATGGTGGTGCATTAACTGGAATCACCGCATCAATGAGACCTGATGATTTTGATTTCAATTCAGAACCATTCGCAGGTACAATCGGATATATACAAGGTAGTGGTTCTCTTTACAAAGTAGCAACTACTCCATCGGCAGTTGAATTCAGATACAACGAACAGGTAAGAGGAACTTTTACAACTACAAATGGGTTTAGTGGTTCACTTTACGGAATTGGAGATGTATTAGCATTTAGTGGTTCAGTAGCTAATAGATTAGCAGCTTTAGAATCTGGTTCAGATGCGGGAGAATTTTAAACAATTATAAAAATATTATATATTTATAAAGGTACTATACATATAGTACCTTTTTTTTGTTACACAACTTAAAAATTTATAGACCATATATATGGCACAAAGTATTATACTAAAGCGTTCATCGCTACCTGGAAAAGTACCCGATACGGGCTCATTAAATGTTGGTGAAATAGCAATAAATACTTACGATGGTAAGTTGTTTATTAAGCGTTCGGGAAATTTAGATTCTGTTGAAGGAATTGTAGTAACGAATTCAACTACAACAGGTTCAATAACTCTAACAAAAACTGGTTCCTTTGGAGAATTAGTAGTAACACAAGATGCCAATATTACTAGAGATTTATATGTAACAAATGATATTATAGGAGCAGGTGATATCGACATAAGTGGTGATATCACTGGTAGTTCCGCATTATTAAGTGGAAGTTTAATATTAAGTGGTTCCCAAACCATAACAAACAATTTAACCGTATTAGGTGAAGTAAATGCACGACAATTTAATATTAGTGTAATTTCATCATCTATAATTTTTCAAAGTGGTTCAACTAAATTTGGAGATACATCCGATGATATACATTCATTTACAGGTTCAGTTTCCGTAAGTGGTTCCTTATTAGTAAATGGAACAGAAGTAGGAGTAGCGCCTGGCCCAAATACATTTGATTTTAATTTAGACCCAGAAGCAGCAGGAACTGTAAACTTTATAGAGGATAGTACAGGAAATACACAAGCAATTGCTAGAACTGGTTCTTTTGATGTTTTAGTAAACGGAAATACTCATTTATCAGTTAGTTCATCTGCTATAAATGTAACAACAGGTAGTATAACTGCAAACTATATGCACTTGGCAAAATATATTTCAGAATCAGGTGATTTAGATTTTAATATTTAAGATATTTATACAAAACAGAAATAACAATAAATGGCAGCTATATTTCAAATAAGAAGAGGTGATACAAACATATCCATAACGGATGGTGAGTTATATTTACATAAGGGGAGTGGTTCTATTCAATTTGGTAGTGGTTCAAATAACCCAATTACATTATTACCATTAAACGTACCATCGTATGGTGATATTAATTTAGTTGGTAATATATCCGCTTCTGGTGATGTAAGAGTTGGTGGAAATATCTATTTAGGTAATGCTTCCGCTGATAATATTTCTGCTTTAGGTCAATTTAATACTAATTTAGTTCCAAATGGAGCAATTGATGTTGGTACAATTTCCGCACCTTGGAGAAATGTATATGGAACATCTATAAGTGGTGCAATAGCTGCAACAAATGGTGTTATATCAGGCTCATCCCAAATAGCAGCATCTTTACCACAAGGAGTAGTAAGTGGTTCATCGCAAATAATTGGAATATTAGGACCATTGAATTCATTAACTGGTTCTTATGCAACAACTGGAAGTAATAATTTTAGAGGCAATCAAATTGTAACTGGTTCTTTAAATATCGTTGATGGTGAATTTAGTATTTTAACTGGAAGTGGGCAATTAACAAGTTCTTTAACTTTTACTCATAACATAACTGCTCCAAATGATGGAAATGCTATTTTAGAATTAAGACATAATAATGATTTATATAATGATGATATTGCAATAAAATTAAAAGCAGATTTTGCAGGTGCTTATATTGATTATGAAGAAGATACAGTACCTTATCCAATATTAAGTGTTCAAAGTTTTGCAAATAAAAACGTATATATCCATCAAGACACTCGATTATTACTTTCAAGTTTAAGGATAGATGAAAATCTTACGGTAACTGGTTCAGTGATTGGATTATCTGGATTCACAGGTTCATTTTCAGGTTCACTTCCAATACAAGATGGTAGATTGGATAATTTGGAAATAACTTCTGCTAGTGTTAAAACATCAATAGCAGAATTAAACTCATATACATCATCTTTAAAAACCGCAATTACTGCAAGTGGTGCTGATATAACAATTAATGGTAATTTAACTGTAAAAGGAACGACTACTCAAATCGATTCAACAACTCTTAATATTGGAGATAATATTATTGAATTAAATTATGGTGGTTCACAAACACTTTCCGGTATTTACACAAAAGATGCAACAGGCACATTATCATCTGGTTCATTATTATGGAATTCAACAACTGATAAATGGATAGCAGGTGTAAGTGGTTCTGAATCAACAATTCTTTTAGCAGGTGGAGATAGTGTTATATCATCATCTTTACAACTAACAGATTTAAACGTATTTTCACAATCTACTAATACTAGATTAGGATTATTAGAAACATCCACTGGAAGTTTAAATACATTTACATCTTCTGCAAATACTAGATTAGAATTATTAGAAACTTCGACTGGAAGTTTAAATACTTTTAGTTCTTCAACTTTAGGTAGGTTAGATTTAATTGAAACTTCGACTGGAAGTTTGAATACATTTACATCTTCTGCAAATACTAGATTAAATTTAATTGAAACTTCGACTGGAAGTTTGAATACATTTACATCCTCCGCAAATGGCAGATTAGATTTAATTGAAACTTCGACTGGAAGTTTGAATACATTTACATCTTCTGCAAATGGTAGATTACTATCATTAGAAACGGAAACAGGTAGTTTAGAAGGAAGATTTACTACATTAGCACAGGTAACTGGTTCGATTCACCAATTTACAGCATCTTTAAATTCATACACAACTTCAACAGAAGTTAGATTAGATGATTTGGAATATACTGCATCTATTTCGATAGGAGCAGGTTTAGCAGCAGAATTTACTAAATTAAATCAATTTACTGCATCTGCTCAAATTTCAATTGATAATTTGGAATCATTTACATCATCATTTAGTGAATCCGTATCTGCTTCCATAGCGGGTTTAGCATCGGCATCTGGATATATTAATTATGTAACAAATAGTATAGAACAATTAACTGGAATTGAAGTGGCAGATTTTGATAGTAATGTAGCGGTAACATTTATAAATGGAACTTTAAAATTTATATTCGGAACTCCGGCAATACCAACATCAATAGCAACATCTTTAAGTGGATTTTTAGTTGATAGATTTAATAATGTAAATGATGCATATATTGTAAATGGTACTTGGAGTAATCAAGGATATACATTAGTAAGTGCATCTTTATACGAAGGTTCTACCTTATTAACTGAAGTTGGTAGTGGAACATCATTATCATATAACGCAACAACATCTGGTTCACACACATATAGATTGGAATATACTGCAAGTTCTCCATTAGATGGTACTTTATATAAAACTTCTACTACGGCTACTGGAACAATTTCAAAATCAAATCCAGCATCTCCTACTATATCACCAACGGTAACGGTTCAATTAGGAGCTTCATCAAATCAAATCGAACAAGGTGCAACTGGTAGTATCACATTTACATCATCATCTGCAAATCCTTCATTGGGTTGGAATTTGGTAAATACTACAACAAATGTTAGTACACCATACTTTGTGACAGGTTCTGCAACGGGGTCTACTTCAATTAGTATAACGGCAACTGCAAACTATGAATCTCCAATTGGTGATAATATACCAGATTTAACAACCACATCTACGGCAACTACTACATATACAAAAATTAGAAGTTTAAGATATGGTGCAAGTACCGCAGAATCATTTACTGCAGGAGAATTGGAAAACATTGGAGCATGGGATACTACATTGGGTGGTACTATTGGTACTATTGTAAAAGGAACAACAACTGCAAGTGGACAATCGGTAACAATTAGTTGGACTGGAGATAAATACCATTATATAGTATTTAATAGTTCACTATCGAATTTGTCAAACATTACTACAAGCGGATTTGGTGTATTAGGACAATTTAGTGTAACAACAGTTGGACAATATAAAGTTTATAAAATAAATACTTTGCAAGCAGGTGGTGCTGGAAGTAGTATAACATATACATTAACATAAAATAAAAAATAAGAAATGGCAATTATATTACCTGGTGGATTTAACATAACTAACAACGAACCCGTTGATGCTAGAATAACATTAGCGGACCAGACTGCCCGTTACGCTTTATCATCTGCTAATGTATATGAGGGGTTAATAGTTTTTCAGCAAGATAGTAATACAGTTTGGGTATTAACCGATACTGTAAATGTAGGAAATGAAAATGGTTGGACTCAACTACAAATAGGAAGTGTTAGTTCAAACCTTCCATCTGGTGTAGTTTCTGGTTCATCTCAATTAAGTGGAACTACTATTACAGATTTAACTATTATAAATTTAACAACTGTTAATCAAACCGCAAGTGTTTTATTTAGTAGTGGTTCTAATAAATTTGGTGATTTTAGTAATGATAACCATGAATTTACAGGTTCAGTTCAAATAAGTGGTTCAATTAATACAATAGGTGCATCAACTGCAACATCATTCAATGGTACAATAAACGCAACTAACGGAGTAATCTCTGGTTCATCTCAAATATTAGGTGGAAGTGGGTTAGTAAGTGGGTCATCACAAGTAACTTTACAATCAACTACCGGATTTACTGCTTACGACACCGCATTAGCAACTATTACTGGTTCATTAATTAGTTCAGCATCAGCAGCTAAAACTACAAATGACTCACAAGGAGTATCTATAACTAATTTAAACTCCGCAACTGCAAGTTTATTGATTGAAACGGCTAATTTGGAATCATTTACATCTTCAATTAATACAACTATTAAATCAAAGTTGGATGCTGATGGTGTAATTTCTGGTTCATCTCAAATAACCGCAGGTTCTACTACAAACTTTGCAACCGATGTAAAAACTCAATTAAATTCAAATACGGTAGTATCTGGTTCTTCTCAAATTTCATTAAGTGGATTTAGTACAACTAACTTATCTGAAGGTACTAATTTATATTATACCGATGCTAGAGTTAAAACTAAATTAAATGCAGATGGTGTAGTATCTGGTTCGGCACAAATTAATGTTGCATCTACAACGGGTGATATTGCATTAGGGACTAGAACATCTGGTAATTATGTTCAAACTATTGCAGGTAATACTACCAATGGTTTAACTGCTGCGGGTTCTGGATTGGAAAGTGCAGATGTAACATTGACATTGGCACAAAGTATAAAAACAGATGCGAATCCACAATTCAATTCATTGGGGATTGGAACCACCGCATCAACAACGGCTGGTGAAATTAGAGCAACGGGTGATATTACTGCATTTTACTCATCCGATATTAGATTAAAAGAAAATATCCAACCAATCCAAAACGCATTGGAAAAAGTTGAATCAATTAGTGGTAACACATACAATTGGAAAGAAGGATATGAAGAAATACATTCTCATAAAGGAAATGATGTTGGAGTAATAGCACAAGAAATTGAAGAAATCCTTCCACAAATTGTAACAAATAGAGATAACGGATATAAAGCAGTTCAATATGAAAAAATAATTCCACTATTAATCGAAGCGATAAAAGAATTATCAGCAAGAGTTAATAGTTTGGAAAATAAATAAATATTTATACACATAACATAATTAATCGTACTAAAAAAAAGGTAAACTAGATGGCACTTAAATTTAGACGTGGGACAACCGCACAACAATCAGGTTCGTTAGCATTCGGAGAACCGTATGTAAACACAACATTAGGAACTTTATTAATTGGTGGTCCAAACGGAGACATTATATTAGGTTCATCTGGTACAGGTAGTACTGGAAATTTCGGAGCAATTTCAGGTTCAGGGTTAGATATTACCGGAAACGCAAATATTGCAGGTAATTTAACATTAGGTGGAGCTATCACAATTGGTGATGCATCATCTGATACTGTAAATGTTGTAGCATCTTTGAGTTCATCTCTTATTCCACAAACTACAAACGCATTTGATTTAGGTTCTGCTACTAAATTTTGGAGAGATTTATATATCTCAACAGGTTCAATCAAAATGGTTAATCCTGCAAATAATCAAGTAGTAACAACAATTAATGCAGTAGCAGGTGGTGGTATTCAAATTGGTAATGTACAAATTACAACTGCATCAATTGCATTTGTGGATAATACTGGTGTAGTAACTCAAACAGTTGCACAATCATCATCTGTTGGTTCAACTAGTAATTATGCAGAAACATCTTCATTTAATGCATTTACATCATCTCAATTAACTCAAAATACTGCATTAGCAACTATTTCTGGTTCATTGATTTTAACTGCATCTGCAAATACAGTTTCAGTAGCAAACTTAAACACAACAACTGCAAGTTTATTAATTGAAACTGCTAATTTAGAATCATTTACATCTTCGATTAATACAACGATTAAAACTCAATTGGATTCAAATACAGTTGTTTCCGGTTCATCACAAATTGCATACGCGAGTATTAGTTCTATACCAGCAGGAATAGTAAGTGGAGCAGCACAAGTTACTCCATTATTACCAACGGGAACTATTAGTGGTTCTTCACAATTAAGTGGAACTAGTATTACAGATTTAACTATTATAAATTTAACAACTGTTAATCAAACGGCAAGTGTTGTATTTAGTAGCGGTTCTAACCGATTTGGTGATGCGGGGAATGATACACATTCATTTACAGGTTCAGTTCAAATAAGTGGTTCACTTACAACAATAGGAGCATCAACTGCAACATCGTTTAATGGAGCAATAAATGCAACAAATGGTGTAGTAAGTGGTTCTTCGCAAGTAATTGGTATATTGAGTTCTTTAAATACATATACTGGTTCAAATGATACAACTAATACTACACAAACAAGTAGATTAGACCAATTATCAACTGCAAGTGGAAGTGCAATTACAAGATTAACTGCATTAGAAGTTGAAACATCTAATTTAGAAACATTTACATCTTCTATTAATACTACAATTAAGACAAGATTAAATGCAGAAACGGTTATAAGTGGTTCTTCACAGGTAGTAGGTTCTTCAATCACTACTAATACAGTGACAGTTGGTTCAACTGCAATTGCATTAGGTGGAACTGCAACAACAATAGCAGGTTTAACTTCGGTTAGTTCAACTGGATTTACGGGAGCATTAACAGGTAACGCATCAACCGCAACTACATTAGCAACTGCAAGAACAATAAACGGAACTTCATTTAATGGTTCTGCTGATATTACTATTCCAAATTTAGTATCTGGTTCATCACAAATTACCGCAGGTTCAACTACTGGATTTGCAACGGGTGTAAAAACTCAATTAGATGCAAATACGGTTGTTTCAGGTTCTGGACAAATTAACGTAGCATCTACAACGGGTGATATTGCATTAGGGACTAGAACATCTGGTAACTATGTAGCATCATTAGTAGCAGGAACTAACATTACTCTTTCTAATAATAGTGGTGAAGGTGCAACTCCAACAATTGGATTAACAAATAATACAATTTCAGGTATCGCTTTAGGTTCTAATTTAGCAACCTTAACAATTGGTACGGGATTAAGTGGAACATCGTATAATGGTTCTACTGGAGTAACAATTGCAAACACAGGTGTAACTTCAAATGTTGCAGGTACAGGTGTAACGGTAAGTGGAGCAACTGGAGCAGTAACTATCTCAATCGGACAAGCAGTTGCAACATCTGATAACGTAAGATTTAACTCTTTAGGTATAGGAATGGCTGCAACTGGAACTGCAGGTAGAATTGATGCAGCAAATGATATCGTTGCATTTTCATCTTCTGATATTCGTTTCAAAGAAAACATCAAACCAATTGAAAACGCAATCGACAAAATCAGAAAGATTAGTGGTAACACATACGATTGGAAAGAAGAAAACAAAGTTGAGCACGGATATGAAGGAAACGATGTGGGTGTAATCGCACAAGAAATTGAAGCAGTATTACCTCAATTAGTTCAGACAAGAGAGAGTGGATTTAAGGCAGTTAAATACGATAAGTTAGTAGCATTACTAATCGAAGGTATTAAAGAACAACAATTACAAATAGAGCAATTAAGAATAGATTTAAATAATTGTACAAATAATAAAGGTTTATAATTAATGTATGATGTTTACTACACCACCGCTGGAGGTCCTTGGTTCAATAGCGGTGCTGATATGTGGGTAACCGAATGGATAAAAGAAGTGGCTCCTCATTTAGAAGTGAAGCCACTTCTTCTTTTCCATAGACATAGACCTAACAACTATGAAGAATTTCCAATTGATATTGACCACATTTGGGAAACATCTGAAGATGAAATTATAAAACATTTAGAAGGTGCAAGACGGATACATATTCTTCATGGTCATTATACCCCAACTAGAGCTATTCATCAAAATTTGGAAAAGATTGATTCAATTATTTTCCATAATTTAACAAAAGTGTCTTTATTGGCACAAATGGAAAAAGATGAATATTTACATTGGTATGGTAATTGGGAATATGAAAGCGAATTAATTAATAAAATTAAAAATAAAGTTTGGGTAGGGTTATATCATTTTCCATATAAAACAGAAAATTTATATCACATCCCAAATGTTTATAAATTTAAACAAAATAAAGAGCTTTCAGAATCTATTGAGATAGGATACGCCGCTAGAGTAGAAGGTAGAAAGAATGTTGAATATATGAATGGGTTAGGTGGATTTATTTCTACAAATTCAGAAACATTCAACAAATACTATAAAAAGAAATATGGATTCAAATTCGAAAAATCCAAAGTTTACAAATTTGATTATAAATTTAAAGAAAGGTTCTATGAACTTGATTGGGGAATCTCTCATTCTTGTTTTGAGCACGAACCCTTCGGATATGGTATATTTGAGGCAGTGGATTGGGGTAAACTTCCCATATTACATGAAGATTGGCATGTTCCACTTGATTACAAATACAAAGCGAATAATGCGGAAACATTTAAAAAAACCTACCAAATAATTTGTGAGGATAGTTACGAAACCCGTAAAACAGAATTCCAAAAACTTAAAAGTTGGATGATAAAACACTTTTCAAACAAAGAAGTATGGAAAGAAAAACTTTTAGATATTTATAACGGAGAATAATACATACGAATATGCCAAGAACTAATTTATCATTAGGAAATTTATATAGAGCAGTTAGCGGGTCAGCCCGAACATCTCAAGCAGTTTCCATTGGTGGGCTATCTGGAGGAACATCTAATAGTTCATTTACCGCATTTGCAATAGATTCTGTAACCCCAAATTTACCAACTTTCACTTACATTGTAGAAAGTACAGAAGAAGCGGCAACATTTTCATTTGGAACTGCGGGTACACTGCATGGTACTAAAGTTGGTAACGTAGCAGCAAACTATTCAGTAACATTTAATAATGGAAACTTTACAGTAGGTTCACCCACTTTAGGTGCATCTCCATCATTTCCAATAACTCCTGCATCAATCGCTCAATCAACATATTCAGAAGCATCTTCTGTATTATCTATGAAGTATGAAGATGGTTATAATTTAGCAGCAACTGGCTATAATTCAACATCTACAAAAACATTATACGCGGTAGATGTGTACAACACAATTAACCAACCTGATTTCTGTTTATTATTTGGAACAAAAATAACTAAAGCGGATGGAACTATTGTAAATGTAGAAGACCTTTCGGTGGGTGATACTATTAAAGCATGGGTACCAGATGGTTTACCTGATGAAGACCAGGATTCAGAATCAGACCAAGTTGATTGGAGATTCTATATGTTAGAAAATCAATCTGGCTCATATCAAGAAGTAAATGTAGCAGATATTGTCTTTAACTTTGCAAGTGGATATTATGATTTAAACAATGGTTTAATCAAATCAACTGGAACTCACCCTCTTTGGGTTTGGGATAGTGAAATTGAAAAATATCGTTTCAAAAATGTTGAAGATGTATTACCAGGTGATTTAGTAGTAACATACGATTCAGTGACAGGTTTAAATGAAATAGAAATTACTGATATTGAGGTAATAATTGAAGATGTTGAAATTGTAACACTTAATGTGGAAAATGCTGACGTTTATTTAGCAAACGGTATTGTATCTCATAACAAAGGAACTACTACACAACCACCAATTCCAGCTGCTGGATTAAGATTATATTTAGACCCATCCAAAGCATCATCTACAAACGGAACTGTTACAACGGATTGGTTAGATTTAAGTGGATATAATACGGGTGTTAGACCTGCGGGTGTTGCAAACGCAGCTGGTATTACTGGTGATAACCCATCATATAATAACGGAGCAACAAGAAAAGATAAATATTTCGCAGGAAATGGTACAAACCAATTTTGGTACAAAGATACTACTACCAACATCAATGGGGGGTATTCTCAATTCAATACTAATACTGGTACAATTCACGTATGGGTTAGACCTACAACAACATTGGGTGTAGCATCACGACATATTTTTGATTACGCTGGATTTTATGGTTTAGCAATTGAATCATCTGATAGTTCTACTTTGAATAGAGTAAAATTCTATGGTAGTACATTAGGAAATAGTGCACAATTAACAACATCATTATCATCAAACGTATGGTATATGATTTCTGCAACATTCCAACCATCGGGAACGGTGACAGTTTATGTAGATAAAACTTCAGTAGGAACATTTACTGCATCAGCATTTACGGCACCATCATCTACTAACTTCTTAACAATTGGATGTAATAGTGGTAGAACAACATTCTGGAATGGACAAATCGGACCTGTATTATTCTACAACACATTGCAAAACGCAACATCGGTAGGACAAGTATATGATTATTTTTCTCCAACATACAAATAGTAATTTGTTGTTTTGAAAATAATTTTAATATTTATATTAAGATAATAAAAATTTTAAATTAGCATATAAAATGGCAGACAAAATAGTATCACCAGGTGTATTTACTAAAGAAAACGACCTTTCATTCTTACAACAAGGGGTAGCAGATATTGGTGCAGCATTTATTGGACCTTTTAAAGAAGGACCATTAGTACCTACAATCGTAAATTCACAAGCAGAATTTGAAAGACTATTTGGAGTAGCAGATGGTACATACCTCACTCCATTAGCAGTACAAAATTATTTAAGAGAAGCAGGAACTGCTACAATTTGTAGAGTTGGGGGTGTTGGTGGATATACCGAAACCGCTCCATTATTGTTAACCGCAACTTCAGGAGCAGTATCAGCATCATTAGGTATTCTATTCAATACATCAGGAAGTGCAAACGGAGGTTTTGCAGACGCACAATTAACTTCTTCTAATGCAGGAGCAGGTGATTTCGTATTAAGAGGTAGTGGATTAAACGTATCTGCTTCTTTGGATGTAACCGATACAAACGATATTGAGGCAGTATTTGGAACATCTGCATTTGGTTCTAAAGACCCTTATGTGTATGGATTTTTCAAAAACTCATCTATAACATTTAATTCCAGTGCATCTTCTTCAGTAACCGTATTGGGTGACCAACTCTTTACATTCGATGCACAAGAAGCATTAACACCAATGATTAACTCTCAATTAATCTCTGGTGATAGATATAACTTATTCCAATTCGAAACAATTGGTGCTGGAAACGCAGCAAATACTAAAGTTAAAATTGGTATCACTAATATTAAAGCAGCAGGTTCGGTAAGCGGTACTGATTATGGTACATTTACTGTAGTTGTGAGAGAGTTTGCTGATACAAATAAAAAGAAAGTAGTATTAGAAACTTATTCTAATGTAAATTTAGACCCAAATTCTCCTAACTATATCAGTAGAGTAATTGGTGATAGAAAATTATCAATTGATGAATTAGGTAAAATTACTGAAAGCGGTGATTGGGTAAATAACTCAAAATATGTTAGAGTTGCAAACTTAAACACATCCGCTCCTGTACAAGCAGTACCATTCGGACACGCAGCATATACTTTGCCAGTATCTGCATCAGCAGCAGTTGGAGCATTGATTCCATCTGTATCATTCCTAACTTCATCAGTAGCACAATATGGTGGTATAGATTTGGATAACAATACTGATAACGTAATTTACTTAAAGCCAATTCCGACAGGAGCAGGTGTAGGTTCTAACTCTGTATTTGGATTAGATGTGGCAAATGGTGGTACATTATCAGTAGGTTCTTCTTTAGCACAATTCGTTGTAGCATTCCAAGAAGGATTTGATGGTATGAACCCTGCAACTCCAATATTGACTGGAGCAGATATTTTGGCAGGTAATTCACAAGGATTTAATTTATCAACGGTAACTGCTAGTGGTTCTGTAGCATACGCTAAACATATCGCAGCATTATCAAATGTTGACGAGTTTGATATCAATATGGTAGTAACTCCTGGTGTTATTAGAAGATTACACCCATCAGTAGCAACTTCAGTATTGGATATGGTTGAACAACGAAATGATTGTTTCTACATTTTAGATACAACTGCGTATAATGATTCAATTTCATTAGCAACCGCTCAAGCTTCGGCAATTGATTCAAATATGGTAGCAACTTACTATCCTTGGGTTAAGACTATTGATGTTAATACAAACAAACTAATCACAATCCCACCATCAGTATTATTACCTGGCGTATTCGCAGCAAACGATAGAGTAGCAGCAGAATGGTTCGCACCAGCAGGTTTGAATAGAGGTGGTTTAGTAGGAGCAGTTAGTTTGTTGAACAGATTAACACAATCTGAAAAGGATGAACTATACGAAAACAAAGTAAACCCAATCGTTCAGTTCCCTGGACAAGGTATCGTAGTATTCGGACAAAAAACATTGCAAGATAGACCATCTGCATTGGATAGAATCAACGTAAGAAGATTGTTGTTGACTGTTAGAAAGTTTATTGCATCTTCATCTAGATATTTAGTGTTTGAACAAAATACTTCTGAAACTAGAAATCGATTCTTAAACATCGTTAATCCATATTTGGATAGTATCCAACAAAGACAAGGACTTTACGCATTCAGAGTTGTAATGGATGATACTAACAACACACCTGATGTGATTGATAGAAACATATTAGCAGGAGCTATCTTCTTACAACCAACTAAAACTGCTGAATTCATTCAAATTGATTTCAACATTTTACCAACTGGAGCAAGTTTTAGCGGATAATTTTAAAAAACAATATTTATAAGTAATAAACATTAAATATATACACAAATGCCAGAAATATTAGAGTTTGACAAGATGTTCTACAGAAATTTTGAACCCAAATTGGGGAATAGATTTATTATGGAAATCAATGGTATTGAATCATACATCATCAAAACTGCAAGTAGACCAACATTTACTTCGGAAATAGTTGAATTAGACCATATCAACGTAAAGCGTAAGATAAAGGGAAAATCAACTTGGGATGATATAACTATATCTCTTTATGACCCAATTGTTCCATCTGGAGCACAACAAGTTATGGAGTGGGTTAGAAGTTCACATGAATCATTGACAGGTAGAGATGGGTATGCAGCTTTTTATAAGAAAGATATCAATTTCTTCTTATTAGGTCCAGTTGGTGATAAAGTAGAACAATGGACTCTTAAAGGAGCATTCATTACTTCGGCAAACTTTGGTGAATTGGATTGGGCTTCAAACGACCCACTATCGATAGAATTAACTTTAACTTATGATTACGCAATTCTTGAATACTAATCTTTAATTGTAAACTTTAAAATAACTAAAATGGAGTGTAGAAATACATTCCATTTTTTTGTTTTATATATACTTATAATTAAACAAAATGTTATTATTTATGGAACAACAAAACGTAGAACAACAGGTTACTAGAGGATTAGGTGCAACGCCTTCTCATGAGCAAAAAAATTATCCATTCCCAACGGAGGTTATCAGTTTACCATCTAAAGGATTGTGTTATCCAGAATCATCCCCATTGGCTAAAGGAGAAATTACGATTAAATTAATGACGGCAAAGGAAGAGGATATCCTTACTTCTCCTAATTTAGTTAAAAAAGGAATACATTTAGATAAACTTTTAGAATCAGTAGTAGTTGAACCTGGAGTAAATGTACATGATTTATTAATAGGTGATAAAAATGCTATTTTGATATCATCCAGAGTGTTAGCGTTCGGACCTGAATATGAAGTTACAATTAATGACCCTAACGAAAATGAACCTGTAAAGGTAGTAGTAGATTTATTAAAAATTCAAATCAAAGAAATTGACGAAAGTTTACTATCAAGACATAATGAATATGATTATACGTTACCTATTTCTAAAACTCCTATAAAGTTTAGATTATTAACACATGGTGATGAACTTGCAATAAATAAAGATATAGAAGCTTTACAAAAAACTACAAAGGGAAGTAATGAAATCACATCCAGATACAGAAGAATTATTACAGAAGTAGATGGTAATAGGGATTTAGGATATATTAGTAACTTTGTTACAAATAGATTATTAGCAGGAGATTCCAAAACATTGAGAAAAGAGATTGGTAAAATTAGTCCAGATTTAGATTTAAAATTTGATTACGAATCACCTTTTACAGGAGAAAAGGAGGTTCTTCGTATCCCATTCGGGGTCGACTTTTTTTACCCTTCCGAGTAATTATTCCATAGTATTACATCAAAAACTATTTCAAATGGTTTATTATGCTAATGGTGGATTTAATTGGCATGATGTATATTTTATGCCCATTAAATTACGGGAGTTCTATTGGAGAGAATTATTGAAAGCAAAAGAAAGTGAAAGTGAAGCAATGAATAAAGCTACAAGTAAATCTCAATCAAATAATTCTTCTAAAATAAGAAGAAGATGATATTTATATAAGAATAAATAATAGAACTATCATGTCTAAAAAAATAAAAATAACAGAAGCCGGTTTAATGGGATTTTTCAAAAGTTTTTTTCGAGCTAAATCCGATGGAAAAGAAAGTGAGTGGTTATCATCATTAAGAGATAAAAGTCCAGAACTTGCGGATATTTGGAAAGATTATGATGATAAAATTTCTAAAAGTACTGATTGGAATAGGCACATGATGATGAAGTATGGAGGAGGAGATACTAAACATCTTGATGATTTTCAAAAAAAATACGGTATAAAGTAATTTATATATTAAATGTCAACACCCAATCAGGACCAACAGGATAGATTAGCGTTACTTCGAGAAATCGAACTCGTTAATGCTCGTATTCTCGAAATGAATAGAGCTGCCGCTACTGCGTCTGGAGAAGAAAGGACAAATTTAGAAAGTAGAATAGCGCAGCACGAATTAATTCTCCGAGCAAATCGTGAAGAGTTGGCTGTTTTAAATTCTCTCAAAAAACTAACAAAGGAGAATTTAACAAATTTTGATTCCATAGATGATACATTATCTAGTATCGGAAATACACTCCAAAACAATTCCGCTTTACAAAACACATTTAATACTAAATTAGATGCTGCAAAAAATACATTAAGAAGTGTAGCAGCTGCAGTTGAATCAGGTACGTTTGATGATAGACAACTAAAACATATCGATGCAGCGGGTAAAGCATACGCTGAAATGAATACTTCAATAGCAACTGCAGCTAGTAATTTACAAAATGGTAGAATATCACAACAAGAATATAATGAGATAGTAAAACAATCTGTAAAATCATTTGATGACCTATTATCTGCAATAGATACCAGTACTCAAGCGGGTAAAGATTTGGTAAAGACATTTATAGAGGGTAGGGCGGAAGTGGAATCCTTTGTAAACGCTGCAGAAAGAAGTACCGCAGCATTAGATACTATGAATGGAGCAATAGACCAATTAGGAAGTAGTGGTATTCCGTTGGCTAAAGAATTTAGTAATGCGTTAGGAGGGATTGTTAATGAGGGTAAATTGGGTAAAGCAGCATTGGCTGCATTAGGAGCAGCAGCTGGAAAATTGGCGTATGATTATTTTGGGGCTGGAACCAAAGCTAGTGTTAAATCAGCAAATGATGTAAAACAAGCTCAAATTGATGGTGCATTTGCTGTAGCTACAGCTCAAAATGAATTAGCATTTGCCGCAGAACAAGCCGCTTCGGATTTTGGCTTCCAATTACAAAGTATGGCTGCTCAATTTAACGCAGCATCAAAAACCGCACTTTTTGGTAAAGGATTGGGTAGTGTAGGATACGCTGCATCTCAATTACAATTAGCAGGAATATCAGCGGAAACAATTGCAACCGCTACCGCTGCAGCATCGAAATCTGGTAGTGGTTCTACAAAATTAGCAGCCGATATGGCTATATTTTCTGAAAGAAGTGGTATATCGGTTGATAATCTTGCAAACGTACAACAGGCATTTAAATTATTAGATGGAGTATCGGCTGGTACTGCATTAAATATGGCGGAAGGTACTAGAGCAATGGCAGACCAGGCTGGATTAAATGTTGGTGATATAATGAATGAAGTTGCATCTGCATCTGAAATGGCATTAAGTTATCAAATACAAAGTGGTAACGCATTAGCTAGACAAGTAGTTTATGCAAAATCATTAGGTGTTAGTTTCAATGAAGTAGCTAAAGCTGGGCAAGATATGGTGTTGAACTATAAAGATAGTATCAAAGCCGAAATGAGTTTATCAGCGATGTTGGGTAAGAATGTAGATTTATCTCAAGTTAGAGCTAAATTTGCAAGTGGTGATACCGAAGGTGCATTGGAATCATTACGGGCTCAAGGATTAGACCCTTCCCAAATGAATATGTTCCAACAACAACAATTGCAACAAGCAACTGGTGGAATGGATTTAAATACATTAAAAAAAATAGCAACTCCTGGATTCCAAGAAGGAGTTGGAACAGTGGGTACGTTGGAAGAAAAAAGTGCCAAAGCATCGAATGAGGCCTTTTTAGCATTAAAACAAAATTCAGCAGCTGCATTGGCAACTCAAGAAGCACTGATTTCTGGACAAAAAGCAGTTCAAGATGCTGCTTTATCTGCAATAAAAGATGTTACTCTTAAAAGTTCTGATGCATATAAGCAATATCTAACCGATTTGGCTCAATTGGATATAGAAAGAATGTTTAGCGAAAATTTAGGTGGAGCAATAGCTGCGGGTCTTGGAGGAATGCTTGGTAACTTTTTACCGGATATTTTTAAAAAGATGATGCCAGGTGGAGGTGGAACTGGCGGCGCCGGAGGTGGTGGAATTATGAAAAGTTTGACAGGTCCAATGTCAAAGGTGGCCAAAGTAGGTGGTAGCGCAGCAGGTGGATTACTTTCTGGTGGTATGGCTTTTATGGAGAAAAAAGAAGAAGGTGGTTCAACGGGTGAAGCAGCCGGTGCTGCTCTTTTACAAGGTGGATTAGCAGCAGGTGGAGCAGCATTGGGAGCTGCATTTGGTGGACCATTGGGTATGATGGTTGGTGGATTTTTGGGAGATACGTTGGGTGGATGGATAAATGATTACGCACCAGGTGTATCTGAAAACTTTGGCAAATTGTGGGATAGTGTTGGTGAGAAATTTTCTGCCATAGGTGATGCGTTCAGGCCTGTAATTGAGAATGTGGATAATTTTTTAAAATCAATTGGATTTGATGAAGGACTGGGGTCTATATTCTCAATGATGGCCGAATATGTTGGTACTACATTAATGCAACCTTTCACTGCTTTACTTTCTATATTTGGATTTTTATTTGATATAGTAGGTGCATTTGGTCAATTGTTAAGTGGAGATTTTCAAGGAGCGTGGGATACGTTGTCAAACGGATTTTTGGATATGCTATCTGGTATATTTTCTCCATTTAAAGATGCATTCACAATGCTTCATTTTGCATTTGCAACATTTTGGAATGGTATAGCTGATTCTTGGATAGGAGAGCAACTAGGGTTGGGTAAAATGGATTTACCGGATATAAGTGAGGCAGTTAAGGGTACACCATTAGAAAAAATGGCCGAGGAAAAAGGTCTTGTTCAAAAATCAGTAGCAGTTGAACAACAAAAAGCAGCAGCAGTAGAAGCTAATAAAGAAGTTGTAGTGGCTACCACTGCGAATACCAAAGTAGCAAAAGAATCCGCTGCACACCAAGCTGCAATGGAGAAAGAGATGACATATACTGGAAATGCACAAAGCAAAATGGTAGCGTTACTTGGAGCTAGTGCTGCATTATTAGAAGAAATAGCATGGGCAACCACTACTGCTGCGGGCAAAGAATTTTCATTGGATGGTAAAGTTTTGAGCAAAAAACTATTTGATATTAATAACAAGACTTACGGAGTAGCTAGAACTTAATAATTCCTATAAATTTACATTAGAGATATTTATAGTAAATACGGAACTATAGATGGCACAAATTAGAGACCTTTTCAAATCACAGAAAAAAGACCTTTATGGAAAATTAGGAGAAATCCGAATTGAAAGTAAAGGATTTATTGATGTAGCCCGTAGTGCCGCATTATTAACATCATCTCCTAGTAAGGTAGCAGATGCAATTGGAAATCAAGTTGGAGGTGCTTTAGGTGGGTTTGCAAATAGACCATCAGATACTATATTCAGAAGTGAAGCTCCTTTTGCGAAACCATTAACACTCATTGCATTAACTCAAGCTCAATTAAGAAACGCAGTAGATGCTGATAGAGCATATTATGTAAAAGATACACCTGCACCCAATTCAATTATTAAGAGATTATTGGATGGACAATCTCCTGCATCCGCTGCAGCTTTAGTGGTACAACAAGGATTAAACAAATTTGGTTCAGCAAAAGATTTAAAAAAATTAGCAACAAAATTAAAAGGAAATAATGGAAAACCTCAAGGATTTGCACCCCAATTTGGAAGAACTCAACTGGGAGGTAAAACTATGGGAGAAGATACAAAATTTTCAAAGTATAAACAAATTTACAACAACACTACAGTAGGAGATAAAACCATTACTGATTTATTTTCAATAGAAGTTAAAACCGAAGAGAGAAATCCAGTTGAAAAAGCTGGATGGGATGGTGCAAATAATTTTATCAACCAAACGGAAAAATATGATGATGAATCAAAATTAACTACTGATATACTGAATCATAGAGATGTAAATCAAATTTGGGTATTATTCAGAAAAGAAGGAAACAAATCAATAATTCCATTTGCAGGAGCTGTAACAGGATTATCTGAAAATATAAGTCCAGAATGGACAAATTTTAGATATTTAGGTTCACCATTTAAAGTGAATAGATATTTGGGAGTGGAACGCACTTTACAATTTACTTTAAAATTATATTACACAACCGTTAAAGAAAAAGGTGTAATGATAAAAAAGGTAAATTATCTTAAATCATTGGCATTTCCTTATGAAGAAATTTCAGAAATGAAATACGGAGGAGATACTCAAACATCACAATACGCATTTTCTCCAAATTTAATTTACTTAACAATTGGTGATATGTATAAAAATGTATATGGGTATATAGAAAGTTTATCATTTGAAATAGATGACAATACCGTATGGCCTAATAGTAACCCTAATGGTGGTACGTCTGGAAGTACTGCATTCAGCGGTCTTTTATCAAATCTTGCCAATACCTTATATCCATCTGTAATAGATGTACAAATTGGTATGAAAATTATTGAAAATCATAAAACCGAAACCACTGCAGGTGGTATTACTAAATACAAATATAATTTTGATGGAAGTCCCAATGCAAGCAAAATAAACGAAACAAAAGAATAATGGCAAGTAGATATTTGTATTCCAAAACCTTATCAACTAAAGATACTAAAAAACAGTATATAAGTAGTACTATATATCCGAAAATAAAACCGTCTGATAATGATTTTTATATTATTTCAGAAGCATCTGATAGATTGGATATACTCGCTTCTAAATATTTTGGAGATAAAGCATTGTGGTGGGTAATAGCAGTTGCAAACAATCTAAATGAAGCATCGTTTTTTATTAATCCAGGAACTCAATTAAGAATTCCAGGTAATATATCTACGGTATTAAGTGATTTAGAAAAAATAAATAAATAAAGTTATGGGATTTCCATTTTTAGCCCCTTTAAAACCGGGTATAGTAAAAAAATTAACAGAAAGAGAAAATGATATTAGTTATGTAAATTCTCTATCACCATTTATCATGTTGAGTTCTGCTACCGTAGTAACAAACAACGGAAAATCAGCCGAACAGATAATAAAACAGAAAGATTATATAAATGCTTTTTGTGGATGTGTGGTTGCAAATACTACTGATATAAAAAATCTATACCAAACTGGCAAAACAATTGTTGGTTATGACTTAAATGGAAAACCAATAGAAGTTGTAGATGAAACAAATAGAAGAATATCTACTCCAATTATAACATCAATGGAGTTGGATACTGATGGTAATAATAATACATTAAAGACTGCACAATTACAAATAAAAGTATTTAGTTTAAAGCAATTGGAAATGTTTGAATTGTTTTTTTTAAGACCTGCTACTAAAGTTGTAATAGAATGGGGATGGAACACTGATATTAAAAATAAAACTAATAAATACATAATAGGTTCTAAATTATTTGCAAAAAAGAATTTTAATGATTATGTAAATGCTTATCTAAATATATTTTCTCATAAAGAAAACGCATATATAAAAGCAAAACAAGCATATTTACAAACCATACAAGATACTAATTATGAGTATGATTATATGGCTGGAATGGTTACTAATTATACATTTAGTCCCACCGAAGATGGTACATACGATATAATGTTAGAAGTATCCGCAGGAAATGAATTGCAATTATGGATGCCTGTAAAACAGGCAAATTCAAGCACAAAAGCAGACAAGGGTTCTAACGATACCAAAGTAAAACCATTTCAATCTTGGGTAAATAAAGTAGCGGCGGATATGAATGTACCAGAACTTGCAAACATAATAAAAGAAGAAGATGATAAGAATGAATTTTTTAACTGGGGTGTTATAAACGAAAAGCAGGAAGATACTAAATTTAGTAAAGACCTATATGTTTCATTTAGACTGTTAATGAAAATATTAAATAATATAGTAGTATATAAACAATCTGAAAATAATTTACAGGCAGCTTACACATTAGATGGTAAGGATATTATACCAATAAGTTCATCACCACTTATTATATCAACCACACGTGATTTTATACTACCAGGACAATTACCATCTATAAAAGTAGTAACTGACACTAATAACAAAGAAAAAATAATAATTAAAGAAGATGAATCGGTAGATTCACCTATAAATGGATATAGTTTTAATATTTCAAATCAAAAAACAGCTACAAATACAACATTAACGAGTAAATTTGACCCATCTGAAACTGTTTCATTATCATCCAATAGTGGAAATTTATTAAATGTATTTTTTAAATGGGATACATTTGCACGAATTTATTCACAAGCATACGCACAAGCTGATATTGTAAATGGATTAATAGGTGTGATTAATGAATTTATGTTTGGTTTATGTAAATTAGAAATTGGCAAACCTGATGATTTTCCATCCGCTTCTTCAACTAATACTATAATTGATAGAAAATTAAAAACATCAGTATCAACATCTACATCAACATCTACATCAACATCATCCGATGAAAAATATAGATTTAAAATAGGTGCAAAGGGTTCTATCGTAAAAGAATTTCAGTTTGATATGGAATTGGATGCATTAGCGCAATCACAGGCATTATATTCAACACAACTTGCCATAGATAGTGCTAACAAAGATAAAACTGAAGAAAAAGAAACAAATACAACTAGAGCATATAAACAGGCTAATAATTACAGAACAAAAAATGCAGATGGGTATTATTCAATAAATGCTCTTGAAATTAAATTAGTTGAAGAAGCAGAAGAATGGAATAAAATTCTAAACCCTTCAGGAAGTGTAACAGAGCAAGATAAAGAAGGAGACGGTGAAAAGGAAAAAACAAATATGAATGAAGTTTTGACTCAAAATTTTGTCAAATTCAAATCAAATAAAGATAGTAAAACTTCTGGTAATAATTTAATTTACACTGATGCCAGTTTAATACAATCTACAATAGGAAAGCAACCAAAAGGAACTACTGCTCTAACATTTTTAGAAATAACTCTCGCAATCGATGGAATTGCTGGATTGAGTGCTGGAGAATATTTTCTCATTGATGGTGTTCCTGAAATATACAATAGAAATGGATATTTTCAAATTACAAATGTAAAACATGGATTAGATGAAAATGGTTGGAAAACTACAATTGTAGCTGGGTATAGAATTGAAGTTAAAGAAAACAATTAATATGTATAAAGATTTAATTAAAAATAAAACATTTTATTCACTATCGATTCCTAGTACGATTGTACCATCTCCAACTGAAGATGATTACGCTATTGGGAGTATAGATAGATACTTTGCTCAAAAAGCAAACGATGTAAACGGATTTGTTTATGAAATTTCGTTAAACACATTTCAAAAATTAAATGAAAATCCAAATTGGAATGTTGAAATAGTTAGATGGAGAATATCAGGACCATTGAATGCAGTTTATAATGAAAAAGGTGATATTACCGATAAGGGAATCATTGATTCAAATAAAGCATCTTTGTTTATTGCATCTACTACATTAAAAAATATAGGATTGTATTTACCAAATGTAACACAATTTTACAAATCATAAAATTATTTAAAAATTTGGAAATAAAAAATATTTATAGTATATTTACTTAAAGAACAAATTAATAGTTATGGCATTTAAACATCTTACACAAGAAGAAATTCAACAAATGACCTTCGATTGGAGATATCGAGGTTGGACCGTATTACAACTCCTTACAGAGGAAGAATGTGATGAAATTAATAATGAATTAGAAAAATTACGTCAAGAACGGTCATTGACTACTAAAGATAATGGTGAAGAATGGGGAGAATGGGACCCATTTGCATATCCACACAAATTATCATCAAAATTAGAAAAATTATTTGTCCATCCAAAGTTGATTGAAGCAATGGAGTTTTTGATGGAGGGAGAGTTGATAGGCTTACAAACTTGGGCATATTTCAAACCACCAGGACAATTGGGTAGAGACCAACATCAAAATGGATTCTATACAGGTTGCAAACATAACGAAATTATCAATACTGCTTTAGCGTTAGATAATCACGATCCAGAAAATGGTGCAGTATGGAATTATGAAGGTTCACATAGATTACCAGTCTTACCTATTGAAATTGATGAGGAAAGAGCAAAGAGTAATCCAAAGTTTTGGAGAAACGAAAGAGGTAAGCCGTGTGTTATGCCAGAAGGACATGATTTTAGAAAAGTAGAAGGATACCTTCGTAAAGGAGAAGTTGTTTTACTTCATTCACACACAATTCATGGTTCAGAACCAAATAAATCAAATAGATTTAGACGAAACTTTTTGGGTGGATATCTAAAAAAAGGAGCATACTTTAATCAAGGTAATCACATGAAACGTGAGCCAATCGATGTATATGAACTTCGTAAAAACCATTGGGGAGAATAACTTGGATTATTGAAATAAATTTTATATATTTGTAGGGTATGAACTTAATAGAAAATAGGGATACCCTACATTTTTTTGTCCAATCTAATCCAAACATTAGATTATTGATACCAGTGTGGGGTTCACCCAAAGCACACGAATTTGGTACACACCTATCATTTGTGTATTATCGAACTGAAACCGATGATGGTATAATAAATTTCAATCATGTTGATGCTTCAACCTTACCAATTTTTCCAATACATAAACTTTGTAACGAAAATACTCTTGTTTTAGGAAACCGATATATTCAATCAGACGGGTTGGATTATGAATGGGTTTACTTCGAAGAATATGGTAAACCATTTAATTTCTCTGAATGGGCAGAAACTCTTTTTAAGGGGTATAGGTCCGATTATAATGAGTTGAATGATTGTATCCCACTAATGAAGTGGTACGAACTCTTAAAATCAATCCCTGATATACAAAATCGACAGAGTTGGTATCGTATATATTCAGATTCTATAAAAGAGTTAGGGAGGATGGAGGGGGCTGGGGTGAAAGTCGAAGAGGAAAAATTTATTGATAGATTTAGCTTCTCTCCCAATCACATATATGAGGGTAAAGTGTATACCAAATACAATCCATACACAACTACGGGTAGACCATCCAATAGACACCTTAATGTAAATTACTCTGCTCTTAACAAATCCGATGGTAGTAGAGATTGTTTTGTTAGCCGTTTTGATGGGGGTACTCTCCTTCAATTTGATTATGAATCGTATCACATCCGTTTGATTGCGAAAATCGTAGGGTATGAATTTCCAAAAGGAGAAACTGCTCACCAACACCTTGCCAATCTTTATGGAACGGATTACGAAACGGCAAAGGCTCTAACCTTTAAGTATCTCTATGGGGGGTTGGATTCGTTCGCAAGGGAGATACCATTTTATCAAACCGTTGATAAATACATCAAAGAGGTTTACCAAAAGTTCGTAATCTCCGGAGTTCTGAAAACACCCCTATACGGAAGGGAAATTCATTTCACTAAAATAGAAGGAGGGACTGAACAAAAGGTATTTAATTATCTCCTACAAGCCCTCGAAACGGAAGTGAACTATAAAAAGATGAGTGATATCCTAAACCAAATGAGTGGGATGAAATCGAAATTGATTCTATACACTTATGATGCGTTTCTCATAGATACACATCCGATGGAGAGGGAAGGGATTTTAAAACTTTTACCGACCATTATGGAAAAGGGTGGGTTTCCCGTTCGAATTGATGAAGGAACCAGTTACAATAATTTGGTTCATTTAGGATAATTTATATATTTATAAGATATACAGAAACACAAATAAAATATGTATCCAGATTTTGAAGAAGCATTAGATGATTTATCAGTTAAGGTAGGAATTGTTGACTTAACAAAGGAATCTCATAAACAAATATTAGTAAAACTTTTAAGAGAAAGAAATATTGATTCTGCTCAACAACTCGTAGATAGAGCATCTGTTGTATTTAAGTATATAAAGGAATACACCTCAAAATCGAAACGAGTTATCAAAGAAGATGAAGTTGTAAAAGGTAAAGATTCCGGTAATGTTTACACCGTTAAAACATTTAATCCAGATAAACACGTTAAACCAACTCCTGCTGAAATAGAGAAAGCGAAAGCGAGTAATGGTGGTGAATTACCTACACAAGATACATCAACACCATCTCCAAAAGCAGATACACCACAAACTGCACCAAAAGCAGATATTGGTGTTAGTAGTGCTGAAAAGAACGCACAACAAAAATCAAAAAAACCAACTAAATCTTCGAAACCAAAATCTGAACCTGGAAAATTAACACCTCGTCAAGAAGAAATTACACAATCTTTAAACAAAGGAGATTTTTCAGAACTTGTTAAAGCATCAGATGAGGTAAATGCATTGAGAGATAAAGGTATTGCGGGAGCAGGTGGTTCGGTTGCATCATACGGTGAATCGGCATTGACACGTGCTGCAAATGATTTAAAAGGAGACGGGTATTCTAAATTTAAAGAAACTAATAAAGAAGCAATTGAAGTAGAAAAGAAAAATATTCTTGCAAACTCAAAAGCAAATGCTAGAAAAGTTAAAGCGATTTCAGAACAATTGGGAGTTTCAGCAGAAGAGGCAGTACAATATTTAGCAGAAAGAAAAGTATATGGTGATTTGGAGTTAGAAAGATTAAAAGCCAATCCTAACTCCCTTTGGTATAATAAAGGTACTAAAGGTTTTAATCAACCCGATGAAGCCAAAAAAGAAAAGGCGTTCAGAGACTGGGCTGATGCTGAATTTGATGGTGCACACGCTACTTTATACGAGATTGAAAATGGTAGTAATATTGATACATCACAACCGTATCATATAATTCAATCTAATCCAAAAGCTGGTGGAGCAGATGCATCAATTCGGACACACTTACAAGATAAATTGGAAGAAGCAAAAAAATCTGGAAATGCAGAAGATGTTGAACATTACGAAAGGGAAATCGTAGCATTTGATAAATTAGGATTCCATGATACTATGGCAATTGGTAAAGATAAAAATGGAAGAACTACTATCTTACACATTACAAATAAAAAACAAAATGATTTGAAAGATATGTGGGCAAATACAACTCCAGAATATATGTTAGCTAGTATCATAAAACAGTTTGGTCCAGAAGTATCCGAAGCAGTAGTAACTTTTGCAAAAGATGGCATTGATAAATGTGCAGATGGAAAACAGGCTACTAATAGAGCGTTTGCATCTATGAAAATTGATGAAAATTTTGTTAAAATTAGCGAAATCGAAGAAATGCAACCATATATGGATGCTTTAAAAGAACAACCAGAATTCAATAAATGGATGCAACAAAATAATGTAAAGCCTAAAAATAATATGGAATTATTACAAGCTGCTCAACAATATATGAAATCAGAGGAGGCAAGGGGTAAAAAAGTTTCTTATAAAAAATTTGGTAAAATTCTCACAAAAGTTGGTGAATTTGCACAAGAAACAAAAACGAAACAAAAATATCCTGATATAGATTTTAATTCAGAATCAATTGCGTTGGCAGTTAAAAATAAAAATGATGAAAAAGATTTAGTTGGAGCAGTGCATCGTGATATGGTAAATGAAATTTCTAAAGCTGATAGAGAAAAAGGATTTCCAGATAAGGATGGAAATAATGGTCCTCACACATCGGCATACATAGCAACTGCAATGCATTCAATGCACTTTGATTTAATGGTTGAAAACTTCGATAAAAATTTATCGGCAGTGACTGGTATCAGAGGAAGTAGACCTGAAGATTTTAGAGGATGTTTAGCGGAGTTAAGTGGATTTGAAGGAGATATTAACTCAAAAGAAGGAAGAGACCAATTGAATCAACATCTATTAAAGAAGTGTAAAATAAATGCAACTACTGGATATATTGAAATTACAAATCCAAATGGGAATGTTTCATTGGTAGAAGATAGCTGGAGAACTTCCGGTGAAAGTAAAAAAGTTGAGAAAAAATTAGGAGATGGATTGAGTCAATGTATTGCTTCTAAAGTGGATTCTAGGAAAAGTCGTAAATAAAATCACTTTTCGTTTGTAATTTTATATTTATCGGTAAAGTTAATAAAGCAAAGATAGATGAATACACAGTTATTATGTCTTTTTACCATAAAAGAAGAGTTAGATAAATCGTTAGAATTTGTTCTAAATCAGTATATACTTACAAACCCAAACGTATTTGTATTAGAAAATAAAATAAATGAGGGAGAACTATACATTACATTCAATGTTAAAAAAGGTTCTTCTGCAATACCATCCGATTGGAAAACAATTTTAGTTCATAGAAAAAAACAGTCAAATACAATATACACCATCAACGCACTCAATGAAGTAGTTAAATCAAAGACGGGTGGGATATTGGATAGTTCGTATATGATTGATTGGGATGAATTTAAAAATTGTATTATTACAACATCTTCAATTGGATATAAAAAAATTCCTACAAAAGTTTTTAAAAGTTTTAATACAGAGGAGTTGTAATTCTGATTTTTTTTTCATATATTAGTAGTATGAAAAGAAATAGATTCAAACCTATTCAAATTTACGTTCAAGACCCTGTAGATGTTTTCCAAACTTATAGAATGGAAATGTCTAAAGCAATTATTGATTCAATTTCATTTGGAATTCGAAACAATAAATCTCGCGTTGATTTTGCGCATGTAATAATCAAATATTCGATTGTTATTACACTTTCAATTGATAGTAAAGAATTCATAAATTTATTAGATGAAAACATCGAAACCCTCGTAGAATATGAGGAGTATGAAATGTGTGCTTTAGGAATCAAATTAAAAAATAAAATAAATAAAAAACTTTTAAAAAATAAGTTATGTTAGATACCAAAAAAGAACAATCCGCAGTCGAATATTGTGAAGAAACTTATCCAGAAATGACTTTTGAATTTAAAAATATTCTGGATGAAATGTATACTACTTTTTGTAAAAAACAAAGAAACTACGGACCGGGTAATATTTCAGTAGGTACATCACTTCAAACTAAAGAAGATGTTAAATTATCATTGAATGGCCTATGGTTCAGAAAGAACGATAAAATCAACAGATTAAAGCAATTGGTAGTATTAGGACATCCCGATGAAGTGTCTGAAACTATCGAAGATACCTATCAAGACCTAGCAGTTTACTCCGTAATTTCTCAATTAGTGAGTAGAGGGAAGTGGGCAAAATAAAACTTGGAAATGTAACAAATTTATTGTATATTTGTTACAAGAAAAGTAAAAAGGTTATATTTAGATATAAGGAAATCGCGATAAAACCTTCAAACTTAAAACAATTTATTAACACTTAAAACTTAAAAAGCAATGGACATTTCATTAGCACTCAAGAGATTTAGCTCTCTTCAAAACAACACAAAGAAGTCTGATTCCATTTGGAAGCCAGCAAACGGAAAATCTCAAATCCGTTTAGTACCTTACAAATTCAATAAGGATAATCCTTTCATTGAATTGTATTTTCACTACAATATTAACAACAAAACGTATCTATCTCCAATTTCATTTGGAAGACCTGACCCTATCGTAGAGTTTGCTGAAAAGCTAAAGCGTACAGGAGACACTGATGACTGGAAGGCCGGGAAAAAAATGGAACCAAAATTGAGAACATTCGCACCAGTTATCGTAAGAGGTAAAGAAAGTGAAGGAGTTAAATTTTGGGGATTTGGTAAAACAGTATATCAAGATATTTTAGGATATATTGCTGACCCTGATTATGGTGATATTACAGACCCACACACAGGACGTGATATTGTATTAGAAGTAGTATCAGCTGAAGAATCAAATGCAGCATACCCAACAACTACAATCAGAGTTAAACCTGCCGTATCTAAAATTTTGGATGACGCACAGGCAGTAACTGAATTATTGAACGCACAAAAAGAGATTACAGAACTATATTCTGAATTATCTTACGATGAATTGAAGGGTGTATTGGAAAATTGGTTAAACCCATCTGCTCCATCTAATGGTAGTGGAAACCCAATTAATGAGGAATTGGCATCGGCAAAAGTTCAACCTAAACAATCAACTGTATCTACTGATATGGGTGGTACTCAAGAAAGTGGTGGGTTACCTTGGGATGATGAAGAACCAAAGGCATCTACACAAAAAGCATCTCCTCTTAAAGAAGATGTAGCATCGGCATTCGATGATTTATTTAACAACTAAAATTAGTTATAAATGGCAAAAAGAGAAGAAGATTTAGCAAGTTTACTTGCCGATTCTCTAAACAAACAAAATAAGGATGGTAAGATTGCTTACTTTCTAACAGATGAGGGTGGTGATGCTCCTACCAATGTAAAGGATTGGGTATCTACCGGAAACGCTATGTTGGATGTTGCAATCTCAAACAGACCTTATGGTGGATTGCCAGTTGGTAGAATAACAGAAATAACGGGTTTAGAGCAGAGTGGAAAATCTCTGCTCTCTGCCCATTTATTAGCTGAAACACAACGTAAAGGTGGTGTTGCAGTTCTGATTGATACCGAAACCGCAGTTAGTAGAGAATTTTTAGAAGCAATTGGAGTAGATATCTCAAAACTCCTATATGTTTCAGTTGATACTGTTGAAGGTATTTTTGAAGCATGTGAAACAATTATTGAGCAAGTTCGTAAAGGTGATAAGGATAGATTGGTAACAATCGTTGTGGATTCAGTAGCAGCAGCATCAACACATAAGGAGTTAGAAGCCGATTATGGTAAAGATGGTTACGCAACCGATAAGGCAATTATTATCTCCAAAGCAATGAGAAAGATTACCAATATGATTGGTAGACAATCTATTGCATTAGTATTCACAAATCAATTAAGACAGAAGATGAACGCAATGTTCGGAGACCCGTGGACAACATCGGGTGGTAAAGCACTTGCATTCCACGCATCTGTTAGATTGAGATTGAAGAATATGGGGCAATTGAAACAAGGTGATAGAATCGTAGGTATCAAAGTTAGAACACAGGTTATTAAAAACCGAATGGGTCCTCCTTTGAGACACGCGGATTTCGATATCTTCTTTGATAGAGGTATTGATAATTTCGGAGGTTGGTTAGCAGTTATGAAAGATGCTAAACTTCTAAAGCAAGGTGGAGCATGGTATGAATACACTGATATTGATACAGGTGAAATTATGAAATTTCAATCAAAGGACTTCGCTAAATTATTAGAAAACGAAGAACTTAAAGACCAAATCTATCGTAGGATTTGTGAAGCAACAATTTTATTATACAAAGCAGCATCATCGGATGAAGTTGAAATAACAACGGACGAAGGAAATGAGTCAGATTAACAAAAAGTATTTAGATATACTAAAACAAATAGATAGGGAACATAATGATTTTGGAGATTTACATCGTAACTCTAAAACATTAGTTATTGATGGTCTTAATACCTTCATTCGTTCCTGGTCAACTGCACCTAATCTTAATGAGAATGGTGACCATATTGGAGGAATAGTCGGTACTTTAAAAAGTATCGGCTATGCCATCCGAACAATCAATCCTACCAGAGTTGTAATCGTATTTGATGGTAAAGGTGGTTCGAATAGTAGGAAAGAAATATATTCCGGATACAAATCGGAAAGAGGCAAGAATAAAATCAAAATGAGATTGAATCGTGCCGCATCTATTCAAATGACACCTGAAGAAGAAAGTGCATCAATGAAACGTCAAATGACGGCATTAGGTGAACTACTTTCAGTTCTACCTGTCACTATTATGATATATGATGGAATTGAAGCGGATGATGTAATGGCGTACATTGCTACTCAATTAAAAAAAGAAAACGAAAAAGTTGTGATAATGAGTTCCGATAAGGACTTCATTCAATTGGTAAATAAAGATGTGAGTGTGTATTCACCATCTAAAAAGAAAATATACAATATTCCAGAAGTTATTGAGGAGTTTGGTATTCACCCACACAATTTTATTAATTTTAGAATAATTGATGGTGATAAATCTGATAATGTAGAGGGTATTACAGGATTAGGATTAAAAACAATTCTTAAAGCATTTCCAATATTAGCAGATGAGGAAGTTCATACTACCGATTCTATGTTAGAGTATATTAAAACTCAACCAAAAAAAGTAAAGGGGCATGAATTGTTTGAAAATAATTTGGAAATCTTAAAAAGAAATCGTAAATTGTTTCAACTTTCTGAACCAACATTTAGTGGTAATCTTCGAATGAAAATTATAGATAGATTTGAAGAATCAGTACCAAAGTTTAGTAAGCAAGAATTTTTAAAAGTAGGATTGAAAGCTCGTATATTGGATTCGTTTCCAAATGTTACGGACTGGTTACAATCCACATTTTCTCACATAGCAAAATTTTAAAAAAATGTCAAACAAATTAGTAAAACCGTTAGGAGATAGAGTTCTTCTAACAGAATTAGAACCAGAAGTTTCACAAACTGCAGGTGGTATTATTATACCTGATTCAGTACGAAGTGAAGATGTAAAAAGAGCAAAAGTAGAATCGGTAGGACCTGGTATTTACACACAGAGTGGAACATTAATTCCAATGAGTGTTGAAGTAGGTGATGAAGTAATCCTCCCTCCGTACCATCAAGGACAAGAAATCAAAGTAGGTGGTAACAAATATATTCTATTAAGAGAATCAGAAATTTTAATGGTAGTTAAATAATTTTAAATTTAAACACGGAACAGATGAAGTGTATCAAAAGTAAAGATGGAGAAATCCGCAGAGTAAAAGAAGAAGAAGCAGATTTAAAAGTATTTCAATATGGTTGGGTTTTCGTACCCAAATCGGAGTGGAAAGCACTTCGTAAACCAGTACAAAAAGTAGTTGAAGTATCGGAAACGGTGTTGGAATTATCGATTGAAGAAAAAAAATTAGCAAGAAAGAAACGTAAAAAATAATGGAAGCAGTAGATACATTGGTAAAATATGGACAATCGTATCAATCTAAAGTTGTTGCTTCTCTTATAACAGATGTTAAGTTTCTTGAACAGGTAAACGAAATCACTAAACCTACATTCTTTGAATCACAGGCAAATCAATGGATTATAAATTCTCTATTAGATTACTTTAATGAATTTAGAGCAACTCCTACAATGGAGGTGTTCAAAATCAAAGTAAGTTCTATAGATGATAAAGGTTTAAAACAAACCGTAGTTGACCAACTTAAAAATGTTTATTTACAAGTTGGTTCCGAAGATTTACCTTATGTTAAAAAAGAATATTTAACTTTTTGTAAAAACCAAAAAGTAAAAGATGCCCTTCTAAAATCGGTAGATTTACTCAAAGCAGGAAACTACGATAAGATTATAGATACGATGATGGCAGCATCAAAGGTGGGTGTAGAATCTGATTTAGGATTAGATTACATTGAAAACTTTGAATCCATTATGGAAGATGTTAAACGAGATTCGTGTCCAACTGGATGGGATGTTGTTGATGAACTAATGGATGGTGGTTTGGGGCCTGGTGAATTGGGTGTTGTAATGGCTCCCTCCGGTATTGGTAAAAGTTGGTTCTTATCTAAAATAGCGTGTTCTGCATTAGAAAAGGGTATTGATGTATTACATTATACTTTGGAGTTATCAGAAAGTTATGTAGGACAGAGATATACTACAATTCTTACTGGTATCCAAACATCCGAACATAAGGATAGGAAAGATGAAATTATCCGCAAAATTAAAAAGATTCCAGGTAGAGTTCGTATTAAATATTATCCACCACAATTCGCATCTGCAAAAACAATTGCAGCTCATATTGAAAAAGTAAGACAAGTTGGGTTCAATCCTAAATTAATTATTATTGATTATGCGGATTTATTAAAATCTGGCAATAGTAATAGAGATGGATTGTATGCGGAGTTGGGTGGAATCTATGAGGAGTTGCGAGGATTGAGTGGTGAAGCACAGATACCAGTATGGACTGCAACACAGACTAATAGAGCAGCAATTGACCACGAAGTTATTCAAGCCGATTCGGTTGGAGATTCGTACAAGAAAGTTCAAACTGCTGATTTCATTATGAGTGTTAGTAGAAAAACAAAGGATAAGTTATCAAACACAGGTCGTATTCATATCGTTAAAAATCGATTTGGACCTGATGGAATGACCTTTCCAGCAAAGATTGATACGTTTCATGGTATTATGGATGTGTTCGCAGCAACATCTATTGATGGTATGGCTTCTACAAAAGATAGCAAAAATGGTGAAGGTTTGGAGAAAAAATTATTACACAAAAAGTATGTGGAAAATATGGGATAATTGTATAAAGTTTTCTAAAGAAAAATCGGAATTTCCGACTTTACTTCATAGTTATACCTACAATTAAAAACATAAATAAATTAAAAATATGAGCAAATTATTTACAGAAAGAATTCCATATAAACCATTTGAATATCCTGATTATTACAATGAAGGCTGGTTAAAGCAGATGCAAGCATTTTGGTTGCATACTGAAATTCCTATGCAGATGGACGTAAAAGATTGGAATGAAAATTTAACACCTGAAGAAAAGCATTTAGTAGGAAACATACTTTTAGGATTTGCTCAAACCGAATGTGCGGTATCCGATTATTGGACAGGTATGGTTACCAAATGGTTTCCAAAGCATGAGATTAGACAAATGGCAATGGCATTTGGTTCACAAGAAACAATACATTCAGTTGCGTATTCTTACCTAAATGAAACATTAGGATTAGATGATTTCGCAGGTTTCTTACATGATGAAACAATGAAGGAGAGATTTGAATTACTAACCAACACTACTGCAGATTGGACTCCAAAAGATTTGGATACTAATCATAAAGCAAGAGTTGAGGTAGCACGTTCATTGGCAATATTTTCTGCATTTGCAGAGGGTGTAGCTCTATACTCCTCATTTGCTGTCCTATATTCTTTCCAAATGAGAAATCTATTGAAAGGAATTGGCCAGCAAATGAAGTGGAGTGTAAGAGATGAATCACTTCACTCAAAGATGGGTTGCCAATTATTTAGGCACATGTGTGATGAGTTTCCTGAATTGTTAGAAGAAGCAAAACCTGCAATTTATGAAGCAGCTGAAATCATTAGAGATTTAGAACACAAATTTATTGATAAGATTTTTGAAATGGGTGATTTGGAGAATCTTAAAAAAGATGACCTGAAGGAATTTATTACAAAAAGAGTTAATGAAAAGTTAGTAGAATTAGGATATAACCCAATTAAAGGTGGAGATGACTATTTTGAGTTTAACGAAAAGAAAGCATCTGAATTAGATTGGTTTTACCATCTTACAGGTGGTGTAACTCATACGGATTTCTTCGCTATGAGACCTACCGATTATAGTAAAGCTGGTGAAGGTGAAAATTGGGATAATATATTTTAAAAAAGATTATGAAAAATTTTGGAGAAGAATACGGATGGGAAGTTGATGTTGACTTTCCTTCGTGGGGAAATAATGAGATATATGTAAAAACTATATCCAAAACATATTTACAATCAGGAGAAAAACCAAAAGATGCATATTGGAGAGTTGCTACGGCAGTTGCTAAACGATTGGATAAACCACAATTGGCAACAAAGTTCTTTGATTACATTTGGAAAGGTTGGTTGTGTTTAGCAACACCAGTATTATCAAATACAGGTACTGATAGAGGGTTACCAATCTCTTGTTTTGGTATTGATGTGGGTGATAGTATTTTTGAAATCGGTTCAAAGAATTTAGAATTGATGTTGTTGGCAAAGCATGGTGGTGGTGTTGGTATTGGTATCAATATGATTAGACCTGCTGGTAGTAAAATTACTGGTAACGGAACATCGGATGGTATTGTTCCATTTGCCAAAATCTATGATTCAACTATCCTTGCAACAAATCAAGGTTCAGTACGAAGAGGAGCAGCATCGGTGAACATTAAAATTGAACACAAAGACTTTGAAGATTTTTTAGAGATTAGAGAACCTAAAGGTGATGTTAATCGTCAATCACTTAACTTACATCAATGTGTTGTAGTTAGTGATAGATTTATGAAGAAGTTGGAAGAAGGAGATTCGGATGCTCGTAGAAAATGGGGTAAATTACTTCAGAAACGAAAAGCAACTGGTGAACCTTACATTATGTATAAAGGAAATGTAAACAAAGCAAATCCTGAAATGTATAAGAAGAACGGATTGAAGGTCCACATGACTAACATTTGTTCTGAAATCGTTTTACATACCGATGAGCAACACTCATTTGTTTGTTGTTTATCATCATTGAATTTAGCTAAATACGATGAATGGAAAGATACCGACTTGATATATACTGCTACTATCTTTTTGGATGGTGTATTAGAAGAGTTCATTCAGAGAGCAAAGAATATGAAAGGATTTGAGAATTCAGTTCGTTCGGCAGAAAGAGGTAGAGCATTGGGATTGGGTGTATTAGGATGGCACACTTACTTACAACAAAAAGGATTGCCATTTGAAGGATTACAGGCTCAATTTGAAACTCGTAAGATTTTCTCTCAAATGAAGATTGAATCTGAAAGAGCAAGTAGAGATTTGGCATCTGAATATGGTGAACCTCTATGGTGTAAAGAGAGTGGATTCAGAAATACTCACTTGAGAGCAGTAGCACCTACGGTATCAAACTCTAAATTGAGTGGTAATGTAAGTAGTGGTATTGAACCTTGGGCAGCTAACGTATTTACCGAACAAACTGCAAAAGGAACATTCATTCGTAAGAACCCAGAGTTAGAAAAAGTTTTAAAGAAAATCGGTAAAAACACCAAAGAAGTATGGGATAAGATTTTAGCAGATGGTGGTTCAGTACAAGATTTGGACTTTTTGGATGAATATTGTTTTTCAGATGGTAAGTTAGTTGAATGTAAAGAAGTATCGATTGATGAAAGAGCACATAGATGTAGTTCAGTTAAAGATGTGTTCAAAACATTCAAAGAAATTAATCAGTTAGATTTAGTAAGACAAGCTGGTGTAAGACAACAATACATTGACCAAGCAGTTTCATTAAATTTAGCATTCCCTGCAACCGCAGAACCAAAGTGGATTAATCAAATCCACATGGAAGCTTGGAAACAAGGAGTAAAAACATTATATTACATGAGAACAGAATCAGTTTTAAGAGGTGATATTGCAGCAAGAGCAATGGATGCCGAATGTGTAAGTTGTGAAGGATAAAAATTAAAAAACAAGATTATGAGTGAAAACAAGATTGACAAAGCAAAGGTAGCTAAAAAACTACTTCAATTAGAAAAAAAGTTAAATAGAGTTGAAGAAAATGAGAATCCATTAGACAGAAAATTGAAGCAAGTTAGAAAATTTAAATTAATTGAAAAATTAAAGGGAAACTCAAAAAATAAAAAATATGTTAACAGTAAAGAAATTTAGTGCATCTTGGTGTGGACCATGCAAAGTATTAGCACCAATAATTAACGAAGTTAAAACTCAATTTTCAAATGTAAAATTTGAAGATTATGATGTAGATGAAGCATATACTGAAGCTACTAAATACTCAATTCGTTCAGTACCAACTGTTATCATAGAAAAAAATGGTAAAGAAGTAGGTAGATTTGTAGGCGTTCAATCCAAACTTGCTTATGTTAATTTAATAAACGAACAAATATCGCAATAGACTTGTTTTATTGGATTTTTTTTCGTAAATTTGGTTATGTATAAACATTTAGATTTTCATTTAGAAAGATATAACTATGAGGTGAATTTACCACCTATCGTAGTTCAAACTATCGCAGGTATAAAGGTTGTAAGAGATGACCTTTTACCTGGCGGTAGTAAACGCAGATTCGCATATTCATATATGTTGGCGTATCCACAGGTAGAACAATGGATTTACGCATCCCCCAGACAAGGATACGGACAAGTTGCATTAGCATACGCTTGCAGAGATTTAGGAAAGAAAGCAATTGTGTATGTTCCACAAGGTAAAAGAACCGAACTTACATTAGAAGCAGAAATGGTGGGTGCAGAAATCAACGAAGTTCCTATGGGATACCTAACTAACTTAAATCGAAAGGCAAAAGATAGACAAGGACA